GATTTGAAGATACCAATAAAATGTTTGAGGTACCATCTAATTTTGATATGGCATTTATTAGTCATGAATGGGATGCAAACGAAAAGGCAACAGAAATAATTAAACAATTTAATCTGCATGATTGGTCTGCACCGACAACTCTTATGCTGGGTAGGTACCAGCCATGGCACGAGGGCCACCACGCCCTTTACAAGGAGGCTGGTAAGAGAACTGACCAAGTACTTCTTGGAGTCCGTAATACCTACAACACAAGCGAAAAGGATCCCCTTAAGTTTGATCAGGTAAAAGAATATATTGCCAAGGATGAGTTTATGGATGGTGCATTAGTACTAAGACTACCTAACATTACCAACATTGTATACGGTAGAGATGTAGGATATAAAATTGAACAAGTAGATTTGGGGGCAGACATTCATGCTATTTCGGCTACTGAAAAACGCAAGCAAATGGGTCTTTAAACAAATGGAAAATGCTGGCAAGGCAATGAACGAGGCAGAAGAAAGACTTTTTGCTGAGGATAAAGATGACAGTAACTAAGGCCAGGTCTTTTGCAAAGGCATTAAGTTATCGCATATGGGGAACTCTTTCCTCATTTGTTGTTGCGTATGTTATAACAAAAAGTGCCAGTCTATCAGGTGCTATTGCCTTTTGGGAAACGGTAGTTAAAGTATTTATCTACTACGCACATGAGCGTGGATGGAACTATATACAGTGGGGACGCAAGTAACATACCTCTGTAACTCAGTGGAAGAGTAGCGGACTTCTAATCCGTTTGTCGTAGGTTCGAATCCTATCAGGGGTGCTATAATACTTTTATGAATATCGAAAAAGAAATAAAAGATATATTATTTGAAATAGGAAAAGATATTCAGATACATAAACTTGTTGATGGTAATCTTATTATTGAAATAGATTATGATAAATACACTATAGAAATAATAGAACTTATAAAAAAGTATTTACCTAATTAGATTTATCTTTTTTACTGTATTCGCCATACTTACCAAGAACTGCTTTAACTGTACCGTCTTTTCTTAGGCGAACAACCATTCCATCCTTAATTTGAATTGGATTAAACGGATGTTTGGATCTATACTTACCAGATGACTTTTTTGCAGACATTATATTGTGTATCTTTCTCTTTGAACTTTTGTGTAATCTTTTGCAAAACCTTCAAACAAAATCTTTTCTACAGGTATACAGTTTGGAACCATTTTACCATTTTGTTCTTTCATTCCTCTTTGTACATAGCCATCCCAACATGGTGCTTGCTTAACTACATTAGAACAACAATCTGATTTCATTTCCCCAGATTGACATTGTGGACATTGTTCGCAGGTTACATCTAATTGTTTGCACATTGGACATCCACATCCTGCATATGCTTTGTCTATTTCATCTTCTTCGTCATCTTCTTCATCGTCAGAAGATCCTGAAGACATAGACTTATCCATCTCTTCATCATTTGCCATCTCAGGTAAAACCATTACATCTTTAGCCATTGCCCCAACAAAATATTCTGTTTCTTCAAGTTCGCCCTCTTCCATTTCAAATAATTGAATTAAAATAGCAGGCTCTTCTGCAGATGCTTCAAGGGAATATTCTGATCCTGGCATACCAAGCATGCCCTCTGTCATTACATGAACTACACGACCAACATACATTTCTTCTTCGTGTGGGGCCATAACCATGTCGCCCTCTTTGACCATAGCCTTGCCTATATTGCCCTCAGAGCGGTTTATAGCGTAGATCTGTGCTGCAGCCTCACGACGAGTCTTATGGCATCCCATAACCTCTCCTGTGTCTTTTACGGCAGGGTATCCAGAGCAACCTGATGATCCCTTAGCACCTATACGATATGGCATAAAGTATAGTATACCATTAATTGTGGTAGAATGGATTTATGAATCTTTTTGGATTAGAATCTATGTTTGTAACCATGAGGCCTGAACTAAAGGCAGTTGTAGAAAAATATACACAAAATACAAATATAAATACAGATGCTTTGTTGGATGAATTAATATCAAAAATAAAAAAGAATATGTAGTTAACTAATTAGTTTGTGATATTAATCTATTATGAGTTCTTATTCTATGACAATTAGCACACACTATCTCACATTTTGATATTTCACGTTTAATTGAACTCCAAGAAAAACCATCATGAACCATTCTTGAAATATTATATTTTTTGTCTTTAATATGATCAAAATCTAAAACTATTGGATTATTTTCTCCGCAGTCCTTACACCCACTGGCCTCTTTCATTTCTACCAGTCTTTGTTTATAAGTCTGTTTTTGCCTATGAAGTTCTTTGTCAGTCATAGATGAGATTATTATACAGGTAAATTATAAATCCCCCGCAGGATATTCAAGCACGATGGCCCAGATTAAATAAGATGGTAACTAAGCATCCTAAGGTCCTGCAGGGGACCTGACTATATCATATCAGTTTATTTTATTTTGATTGTTTTTGGTTTCTTTTCTTCTGGGATGTTTCTTTCCACAAAGACGCTAAGAATACCGTCTGCCATTTCAGCACGATCAACCTCCATATACTCTCCAAGAGCAAAGGTGCGTGTGAATTTGCGAGTTGCGATACCCTTATGCAATACTTCAGTAGAAGCATCTTCGGTTTTCTCACCCTTGATAGTTAGGCTTCCATTATCCATAGAAACCTCTACTTCATTCTTGCTGAATCCAGCAATAGCCAAAGATAGTTTGTAAGTGTCCTCATCTAATTTCACCAAATCGTATGGTGGAAATGATTGACGAGTAGCCTCACGATGAATATTTGAAAGACGGTCCAACTCTCTGTTGAAACCAATAAAAAATGGATCTCTAAAAAGATCCATGCCAAATGAACTTACCATTTTTCCTCCTTGTTAAGCGAGTTCGTTTTATACCCCCCTTTGGGCAGGTACATATATATTATATCATAGTGGTATTTTGCCGTCAAAACTTATACTAATAACACATTTAAAATTATTATCAGTTGGGCATAACTCGCCATACTTTTGTAATCCATCAAATACAACGGCTCTTCCAGATACTGGAGATACTTTTCCAGCAGTATGTAGTTTATCAAAATCTAATTTATTCCACTCCGAATACCTTTGATTAAAAAATACAATATCTCCATCAGAATCATTTACATAATATAAAAAAACAAGGTGTGGTTCTTTTATATTAGTATTGGATACTTTATATCCTTCAAATTGATTATCTTTCATAAATAAATTTGCCTGTATGTTTATAATTTTAAATATTTCTATATTATTTTTGTTGCAAAATTTTTCTAATATTTTTTTACCTTCTTGTGCAAATGGTGATATTTCTCTTTCATTTTCAAAACCCATATGAATAAACTGTGGCATATTTGATAAATCTTTTACTGAATCATAATACCATGGAAACCTTGAGTTTGGGTCTGCATACATTATGTCTTGTAAACTTTTTATTTCTTCTTGATCAAGAAAATTATCATCAATAATCATATTTTAAGTATACCATATATGGTAAAATTATTATATATGGAAAATCAATATGTTTTTATAATGACCCCAAATAATAGTGGAAGTCACTTATTGGCACAAGTTTTATTGTCTTCTCCAAAAGCAGCAGCATTGCCTGGATTTGAAGGTTTATTTTTTAAAGATTTTGGAAAGCCTCCAGTAGACAATGTTAGTCCTAAGAAGGCCTTTATGTTTTCTTCTATAGAAAATGAATTAAGAAATTTTTCGATAGATAGACTTGCAGAAGTAAAGGATGTTTGGGATAGAGAATGGAATAAGTTTTGGGATAGGCCAATAAAGATTGAAAAAAGCCCCCCATTAATTTGTGCACATAAATTGTATCCACAAGTTTTTCCAAACTATAAATATATAGTTATGCATAGAAATCCTTTTGCTGTTGCAGAAGGAATGATCAGAGTTGTAAAAGAAAAATCGGGAGAAGTAATAACACCTTTAGAAGCAATCCATCACTCTACTCGTGTATTGGAAATATGCGATGAAATTGTTCAGGACCATCCTAATAATACTATTCATTTTTCTTATGAAGATTTTACAGAAAACCCTAAAGATTATATTGATAAAATTTTAAACTTTATTCCAGATTTAGAATATTTAAAAATAGAAAAAGAATATAATATTAAAAGAAAATATAAGTCTCCGATTATTAATATGAATCAGCAACAAATAGACAGATTAAATTTAGATGATTTAAAAATAATGAAAGATTATTTTGAAACTAAAAAACAAAACTGCACAAAAGAAAATAGTTTTATTTTAAAATACTAGGGATTGTTAGTCCCTAGTATTCTATTAATTACTTCTTTTTTGCAGGAGCCTTCTTTTTTGCAGGAGCCTTTACTTCTACCTTTGCAAGAGCATCTTGTAATGCTGATAGCGCAGGCATTCTTCCAAATGCTGTGTCGTTAGGATTGATTGCTCTCAATGCCACTGGTGCAATTGCAGCCAATAACGAATATGCAAGTGTTGCTGGATCTGTAACTCCAGACATGTATAGTGCAAGTGCAGCACCGAGAACTGATCGTCCGTATGATGCAAGCATAGCCTTCATTTGTTCATTCATTTTATTCCTCCTAGGATATGAATCTAGTTATGGCATCGTAACCTAGCCATAATCCAATTATACCAGCAACTCCAGCAAACACTGGAGGGGCTGGAACAGGCAACTTAAATGCAGCAAATATTACGCCACATCCAAATCCAGTTATAATTGATAATATTATTTCTTTCATATTTTCTCCTCATTACTAAAGTAAGTATATCCAAAGTTATCATTAAGACACATTAAACTTTGTGGATTAAAAAACCATTGTGGCTCTGAAAGAAGTTGATTTCTATTCCTTTGTTGCTTTAGTAATATAGATAATACTTCCATTTTTGGATAATTTTTTATTTTTTTATCAGACATATATTTAGACATTTTCCAAAAATCACTCTCTATGGTTGATCCACCTAAGTAATGATAATTGATAAGATATTCAATATCGGTTGTCCATTCCACATATTGTCTTTCTACCTCTTCTATTGTTTTTTGATTAGTGATAAGGTCTTGAATCAAAACCCCAATTAAAAAATAAAGCCTTAAGGAATTACCAAACATCGGTTCAAAAAATGCAACCTGATTTCCATTTTTAAATATTCTTCCTTCTACAAAATTTTTAGCATAATATGGATTAAACTTATATTCTAAACTGCCAAGTTCTTCTTTTTTAATATTTAAAAAATTACAAAAATCATCTTTTGCATCTTCAACTGATGTTACATGATCATTAAACAAATATCCATAACTTGTTCTAGTTGTTAATGGTATTTCAAAGATCCAACCATTTTTACTGACTATATGCTTTGTATAATGTGGACCAAATGGATCATTTTCTTTTTTAGTATTATTAAAAACAATTCCATGGTTTATTGGCATGTTATCAGCAATTATGTAGTTTGAAAAATCTTTTGGAAAACCAGAACAGTCTACTACATAATCAAAAGTATATTCTTTACCATCAACTATTGCTCTTACATAGTCCCTATGATTTTCTAATAACTCTACATTTCCTAAAATCTCAATAAATTTATTTCCCCATAATTTTTTAAATCTATTAATTGCAAAATCTTTTAACTTTGTTGCGCTAAAGTGTATTGCAATTGAACCTTCTAAAAATGGATTCCTAAAGTCGTGCTCTCTCCATCCAATATACTCTGTACCAAATTTTAATGACCCGTCAATCTCTTTTATATCTCTTGTTATATCGAAATCCATTCCTTTTGATAACGGGCCAAGAAATGATGGATTAGAACTTTCTCCAATACCTAGTGTTTTTGTATTTGGATTATGAATGGAGTATATCTCCCAATTATCTGGAAAATGTGGTAAAAATTGTGCGAGAGTTTGTATGCCTGCGCTACCAACACCTATGACTGCAATGCTTTTCTTTTTCATTTATATTCCTTTATTAAAGTTAGGATGATCCAAGGGAGTTGGAACAGTAACCAATGTTTTACAATTTGAACATTCACCATCTAAAAAATAAATACCTATCTCATAGTCTACTGGATCAAATTTGGCTAATATCTTAATTATATCACTGCCACAGTTTGGGCATATGCATGTTGGAATTCCTCTAGCGTCCATCTGATTCGTCTTTCGGCAAAAATCTTTTAATATCTTCAATTTCAGAAAACAATAAATTTATAAGTTTTTCATATTGATCACAGCACTCCTGAATATCATCAATGCTGTTTTCCATTATCTGAACCTTAATATTGTTTTCAAAACTAAGTATTTTGTTTTGTACTTCATCTATATAATTAAATGCAACATCTCTAGAATCAGAAATAAATTTTAAAAAATGGTCCTGATGTAAATTTTCTTCTGTAATATTTTCTAAAGTCTCAAGTTGTTTTTCTAAAACAGATAGGGCTACTTGATTTTCTGAAAAATATTTTAATAAATAAAAATTTTTTTTCCTTAATTGTATATTATTTATAAATAGATATATAAAAAATATAACTAATGAAATAAAAATTAATAACTCTAACATTTTTCCTCCAATCAATACTATTATACATTATCTATAATTTTTAGGCTTCCAGTATTGTTTTTTATACATACCACCTACTGGGTTTCTTTCTTGATCATATCTACCAGACTCATATTTTTGTGATTTTTCTTTGTGAGAATCTATAAGTTCTTTACTTAATTTTTTATTTAATTCAATAGAAAAGTTTTCTCTTCTAAAAGGAATTATTTGAGCCACTGGTGTATCTTTGGGAATTATGCCGTTGAAATTTTTATTTAATAAAAATGGAAAACTAATAGGATTTATAAAGGTATCTGTATCAACAATTCCAGATAAAGTAAAAAATGGTAATCCAGTCCAGTTATTTGGATGTAAAATCATACAACTAATATTTTCTGGAGTTTTAATAAGATATTGATTATTCCATTTATATATATCCTGATGAAAATTATCAGAAATAGTTAAATTACCAAACTGTTCTCTTGGATGTTTGGTTATAAAATTATTATGTCTTGTATTAATATTTCCATTATCTGTAACGATACAATCTTGTGTAGTCACTAAAAAATATCCAGCAGTCATAGCATCTAAAAATGGAATACATCTTTTAATAGTTAAATCTGAAAAATTATCTACTTGATATATTGGCTTTTGTTCTTTATACCAATCTGGTATAAGTTTATTTGCCATTACTGGCTTTAAAGTATTTAGATTATATAATTCAATAAACTCAATTATATTGTCTTTTGACGGACTACTTGGATCTATTCTCATGAGTAACCCAGTAATATTTACATGTAGAGCAGCACGGATTATTGTAAATGCTATGCTTAGCATATCCAAATTTTGCATAATACATAGGATCTTTATCAAACAAACTTGCTTTATGTGTAGTAATTACACGCATTAGTTTATTGCTATCTGTCCAAAATGATGGAGGATTATCTCCCCAATTTTCCCAGCACTGATCTTTTAAATTATTAAGATTGGCTTCATTGTTTTCTGTACGAATTCCACGATAACGAGCCTCTCGAATCATGGCCTGAACGTATAGCCAAAGTCCACGCTCATATCCTTTCCACATAAGAACTGCTGGATGATTACGCCATCCGCCACCTTTTGATTTTCCAGATAAAACATTTAAGATTTGATAACATTCTAATATTTGCTTATTAAGACGTTTACTATCAAGCCAACGAGCAGAGGTTACTGCGTTTGCTGATGGAAGAAATGTTTGCATTATTCTTTACCGCCTTCACGAACTAATAGGACAATTGCTCCATTATCCTCAAGTGCCTTTTTGACTCTTATCATATATTCTACAGCACGACGCTTATCTTCGTCAAATAGTGACATAAAAGATTTTTCTGATGCACGAACAGTAATAAAACTATCATTATCTACTAATTCTAATATAAATCCCTTAGGTGCAAAATGATCTAAAGATCTAAAAGCCTTACGCATAGAGTCTGTATACATTACTCAAAATCCCTTTGTCTTTCAAACATTTTATTCATATAATCTTCTACTTCATCAAGCGATCTATTGTCATGAATTTTGCATATGTTATACACAATGTTTGAATCTATTTTAGTTGTTATTGCAAAATTTTCACAATAATGACATTTATAAATTATTTCTCTATTGTTCATTTTTACTCATCAATCGTTAGGTTCTTCCATATATTTGACCAATCTTCTGATGTTTTATGATCGTTGAACTCTTTAGATATAGCACCAGACTCTAAATAAATTCCGCCCCAGACTCCATATTCTTTACTTGAAACACCTACTGCAAAGCATGTCTTAGATATTGGACACTTTAAGCATAATAAATCTATGGCAGATCTTAATGCAGACTCTTCTTCGTACTTATCAAAAAATAAATTTGTATCATAATCTAAACAAGACGCACTATCTTTCCATTTAAGTTTGTGCATATCCTATCACAAACCTTTCTGGTATATCCCATCCATTTTCATTAGGCTCAAACCTTTTAGTGATGTACCAACTCTTATTTATATACATGCCATACTTAGATGTTTTTGCCTTATCAGACTTATATTTATTAACAACTGTCCAACCATCCCAAAACAAAGAATTGTTGTTTGATACGATGATTTCCATTTGTTCTAATGACTTTATATTCATTCTTCTCCTAATATTGAAATATTCCAACTTCGACATTATTTAATTGTGCTTCTCCAACTAACTTAGACATTCCTTCTTTTGGCTTAGATAAAAACATAAAATAATTTACATCTTGCATGTTTTCAAAAAGCCAAGACGGTGCAACTTTGTACATTTTAATCTTTTTACCACGAGACTTCATTCCCTTTTCAGAAACATTTACAAATTCCATAACCATTGAGTTAATCTTGGATGGACCTGCGGTATAAATATAAAAATATTCATCTTCAGCAGGCATGCCAGATAAGGCTACACCAATAGCACGAAGGAAAACATGGTAGTCATTAAAACTACTAGTTCCCTGTACCCCCACTATCATCAAAAGTCCCTTCTCGTAATCTATCTATTATGAACATCATTTTATCTAATTGTACCTTATCCATAGCCATCGTGTCAACTATTGACGTAGTATCTTTATCAACATTACCATCTAAAGATATTTGAGCGGTATAAAAAACATTATCCTTGATCCAATATGCGCTATTGTCCATTATGATAACTTTTATACTATTTTTTTCTTCGTGCAATTGAGATTGAGTTTTTATATTTTTTTTAATATTTTTATACCCAATGCTATTTGTAACCAAAAAATTACTTATAACTTGGTGTTTATCTACTTGACTAAAACCTATCTTTTTTTCAATATTTTTTTTAAAGGCAAGTAGGTTGTATATAATTATAATTAATATAGAACTTACAAAGCCAAATAGATATTCCATAGTATGATTATTATACTACTGTCTTGTCAAGTTTCTCTTTATCTCCTTTAGAGTGTAGAGTTCTTCTTCACTCAATAAATCAATTAAAGAAATATCAAATGCTTTTGGGGTTAATCTTATAGCAGGATTTGATTCCATAACATTCATAGAAATCATATCCAGTTCCCAAAGCCTCATCATGTGAGATGAAAACATGTTATTTACTTCTCTGTGCAAAACTGGATGAACATCTTTTAACTTATTTGTAAAGTTATATAACATTTCTCCTGTTTTTGGATCTATTCCTGCTGGCTCTAATGCACCAGACAAAATTAGAGAATTAATCTCATTATCCTCTTCCATTTTTTGCCTTCTCTCTTTGCTTAGCAAGAGCAGAAAAATCTTTTACCTTGGTATCTCCAAGATAGCCCCACGCATATCCGTCCTCAATCATTTGATCGTTAACAGAAATTGTATTGCCATCAACATATAGCCACCCTAAAATACGGCCATACTTCTCAGAAGAATCTGGCTTTTCTGTTTTTATTACTATAAGTTTAGCATCTTTTAACTTTGATTTCAAGTACTCTTTGGACTCAAGACCTAATATCTTTTCAGCCTTGTCTGTAGTTCTTGATTCTGGAGTATCTATACCAGCCAAACGAACTCTTTGTGCATACGAAACATTAAAACCAAGATCAATCTCTACATCAATTGTATCTCCGTCTACTACACCAGTTAACTTTTTTACTCTATATTCGTACATACTTCTCCTATTTTAAGTATTTTTCTTTTGTTAGTTTAAAGAATTTAAAAAACATATCTACTGTTCTTGGTCTATCATCATTATAGCCATAGTTGATTCTATCTAAAAACCAAAGTATTGCTTTTCTATCTTTATCCATATCAAAATATCTGTTTGCATAATACTTTTTACCATCTAAAATTGTACTAACATGAGACATATTTGGATTGTGATCTGTCATATGAATATGATATTTCATTCTAGGCATCCATATGTCGTAACCACTTGTATAGATATTCATTGCAGTTTCTGTTTGATCTGCAGAAAAAAACATTTCTTTAGAAAAGTTATAACCTTTATCAAACCAAGATCTAGGAAAAAATGAAAAATTTCCAGAATAAATATTAGATAAATGTATAATATTGCTTCCATTTCCATGGGTTAAATAGGGAACCATATTTAACATTTTTTCATACCAGTCCCCCTCATATGTGAATCTGGAACTATCTCCATCTACTATGTATTCTTCCATTTCATTTTTTATTTTTTCATTAAAGAAACTGTCATTATTAAAGTATTCAGATAAACATAAGTCATAATCAAGTCCACCAAGTTTCATTGAATTGCCAAAGTTTCCAGATATTATAATATTCTTATTTTCTGAATTTGCTAATCTATCATTATAATCATTTATTAACTCTAAGTCCCAGTCTGGCATCATGATTACATGAGAATCTATTGACAAAACAAAATCTTCATCACTTAACATATTAGCCAATATATGTTTTGGTTTTTGGATTCCAGTTTTGTCCCCTTTTGGAATAATGTATCTATTAATCCTGGCAGATAAATGTGATGTATCTACTATATGATCTTCGTGATGCGCTATAGCAAAAGAAATATTTTCTGGATTTTTTGCTCTTTTTAAACAAGACTCTATTGTATTTATTTGAAATCTTTCATAATATCCAGAAATTGTAACTAATATTTTTGGCATTAGTATGAATCACCAGACTGTCTATTTTCAATCAATCTTTCTCTTTCATCAACAATTTCCAATGCAAACTTCATCATATTGTCGTATCCAATAGCGTTGTCCATTGCTTTATTGTAATGATGAGAACAAAATAGCAAGTCTGATCCACTTTTGCCGATGACCTTTACATATGCCTGTGCACTGCATCTATCGCAACGATCATTAGAATCAAGAAGCCATACCTTTTCTTCTTCCTTGGGCTTAAGCATACTAAACATATTATACCTTTCTATTGTCAGTTTTATAAAAACCAGACCCGTTAAATGTGATCCCTATACTAGAGTATACACGAACTAAAGGCTTTTGGCAAGTATCGCACATATACCCTGGATCACTTTCTGACATGCTTCTTATTTTTGTATATCTAACAGCGCAAGACATACAATCATATTCATATGCTGGCATATTATTTTTTCTCTATTTCTGGATGATCCTGAGTCTTGTCTTTTTGATATCTAGAACCACCAAGATTTCCGATAGGTATAAAAAATTCTTTATTTATTTGTTCAAATTTCTTTTTATCTGAAGGAAGATCAATATCAAAATATATAGCATCAGTAGGACATGCTGGTTCGCAGGCACCGCAATCTATGCATTCTTCTGGATTTATATATAACATCCTATTTCCTTCATAAATACAGTCAACAGGACATTCCTCCATGCAGGATTTGTCTTTTATGTCAACACATGCATCTGTTATAACATATGTCATTTTTTCTTTTTCTTTTCTTTTACCTGCCAAACTGGTAAATTAAGTTGATCTCCAGACCACTCATAGCCTAAAATTTTTACTACGAACTTAATAATTTTAATTCTCATTACTTAACCCTCTTGCCGTATTTAGCCCACACTCTTTCGTGTATATAGTAACCCAAGGCCTCCCACCCTATATATATTAATGCTCCAAGACTAGCGTATTCCCATTCACCAGTAAATAAATAAATAACTCCTGCTACACCTATAAGATGAAATGTTTCCCAACTTGCTGTTTTAATTAAACTTTTTTTTGTTGATTCCATTTTATTACTCTCCCATTTTTGGTTTCCATGAAGGCCACGATGATACGTGAATTCCTTTTGCTAATTCTACTAGTTCTTTACCCAGTATATCATAAAAGTTGTCTAATTTCAACCCAATAAAATGATAAAAAAGATCATCAAATCTTTCTCCCTTAACAAATCTTTCTGCAAAAACCATCATTTCTTGATGATTTAATTTACACATCATTTCTTCATAAGCAAGCAAACCAGTATAATATTCATCAAAGAGCGGTATCCCAGCAAACTTTAACGGAGAAAGTCTTAAAGAGTTTGACCATTCAGATTCAGATCTTTGTTTAAGTTCTATCCTTGAATTTTCTTCTTTAGGATCAGTAGGCCTAATAGGAACAAAGGCATATTTAAAATAATTTGATCGATGCAATAAATACTCTTCAAAATTATTTGATATTGATGCCAGCGCTGCAAAATCTGCCTGACCTTCAACATACCAACCAGGAAAATCTGTTAATAACGATTTCGCACCAGGAACATTAAATCTTTGTCCAGTTAAAACACCTTGTACGGCATGAGTAAATAGATGTGGACCCATTTTAAAATCGCCAGTATGCTCAAAAGGAACCTTGCTATTGGTAACCTGCCAATATAATAGAACTTCTTTTTCATCAATAATGCTGTAACCACCTGAACCAAAAATACCTTTGCTATTTAATGCAAATCTTTCTTTTGATGGTAAAGCATCAGAAAACTGTAACAATCTTAATTGTTCTTCTAAAAAGTCATAACCAGTTTCATCTGTTGCTACAATAACAATATCATTTTCATAATTATAATCTTTTGACCAAAACTTAATAATATTATTTAAATTATCTACAGATTTTTGTGTTTTTTCAAGATCTAAGTTCTCTGAAGTTCTTAAATCAATTTTAAAATTAGGTTCAAAATTTTTAAAAAATGATGAGTTTTCGTAAGCAATTTTTATTTTATCTAAATCTAACATAATTAATTGCCTTTTGGCTCTACACCTTTTCTATCGTGTATGTTTGCATCTGTTTCAGAAGGAAAAGCATCCCAAGGTATTGGTGGCAATAGGTTTCTACTAGAAAGATCATTTATTTCTTTAACATAAATTTCATCAAATATTTTTCTTCTTTGAAATTGAAATCCTTTAAATTCTTCTGACTCTCTAAAATCTTTACCAAAGTTATATTTGTTATTTAAATGTTTATCTCTGTCTTGTCTTGAATCATCATTTGGAATAGACCAAGAATTTTTATTAACTAAATGAAAAAATATTGCTTGATAGTATTCATTTGGATCATCATTGCCCCATGCTGGTCTATAGTGAAAATCAAGTTGTGGCTGACAAATTACGGCCTGGTTTGGCTTACAAACAAAATTTTTATCTCTAGCAACAAACCCCCAATCTCTATTTCCACCTATTTGTAAATCTACCATATATGGACCTTGTGCCCAATCAATATGTAATGGAAGTTTTGGAATTCTATTATCATTTGTTATTTGGTGATGAGCATACATATGATATCCAAAAATAACGTCTTCTGTATCTAATAATTCTTTAACTTTATTAACGGCATAATCTATAAATTTTTGTGGGATTTCTATGCCTTCTTCCCACTTATTCATTTGATTAGAAAAATCTATTTTTTTTAAATCATAGGAGTTACATATTTCTACTAACTCATTAAACATCTCTTCTGGATAAAAGTTATCAACTAAAAATGGATCAAATAGAACAACATCTTTTGTTAAAATGTCTTCTATCTCTATATATGTTTCTTTATCCAAATATTGCCATTCTATGTCATCGATATTACCTGGATAGTTTCTTAAAAGTGGATGTTTCATATTTCTCCTTTTTTCCATTATACCATTATTTCAATTACTTTAATTAGTAATTATTCTTGTATTATAGGATTTTTCCCATTTCTCTATATCTATTCTGTCATTTAGCAAGGGCTGACCCTTTATATTTAAACTAGTATTAAGCAATATTGGAACTCCAGTTACAGAATACCACTCTAAAAGTAATAAATAAAGTCCTGGATGTTGATTTTTATTTACAGTCTGAACTCTTGATGTACCGTCCTTATGAACTACTGATGGTATTAATTCTGGTTTTAAACATTTAGGAGTGTATTGCATATATGGTGACGGATATTTCATATCAAACCATCTGTGTGCATGCTCTTCCAAAATTACTGGAGCAAATGGTCTAAATAACTCTCTTTGCTTTATTAAATTTACTTTATCTTTAATATTTGGATCTCTTGGATCAGCAAGAATAGATCTATTTCCTAATGCCCTTGGGCCATATTCTGCTCTTCCAGTTGCTACTGCAGCAATTTTATTTCTTATTAACTCTGTCATAATAGCATTTACTGGGTATTCTCCACCAAGATCGTGGCCAAGATAAGGATGCTGCCAATTTATATGACCTCCGTAGGCTGCTGCAGCCGCTCCAAGTGATGATCCAGCATCCCCTGGGTTTGGCATAATCCAAACATCATCAAACATTCTCCATAGCATTGTATTCGCTGCACAGTTTAATGCACATCCACCCATAAAAACAAGATTTCTTTTACCAGTTAGTTTTTGTGCCATTGCCATAAAATTAACAAGTCTATCCTCGTATACTTTTTGAACTGCTGCAGCAATATCAAATCTATCTTGTTCTTCTATTGGCAAATTCCAATCAATAATACCTTTATGAAAATTATATTTTTGCTTATTGATTGATGGAAAATATTCTTTTATTTTTAAATAATATTTTGTCCAATCACCGTATGCAGCCATACCCATCATAATATATTCTTCTTCGTTGGGTTTTAAACCAACTAATTTAGTAAATGCAGAATAAAATAATCCAAAACTAAATGGATAATTTTTTTTATATACAGATTTTAAATTTGATCCTTCGCCAACCCATATGCTTGATGTGTTGTATTCTCCGATTGCGTCTAATACAACTATAACAGCATCATTAAATTTACTTGTGTAATATCCTGCTGCTGCATGAGAATGATGATGGCTAAAAGATTCTCTTGGAACCCATCTAAGGTCTTTTCTTTCCAAGTAATATGGTTTACTGCCACCAAATCCACCACGAGTTAATATACGAGATTTTTTTAACCAACGGTGTTCATAGTATGCTATGTAATCTGGCTTGCCGTAACTTAGGGCTTCTTCAATAATATCATCATTAATAAACCAATCATTTTTTTGTTTGCTATATCTTTCAGCATGCCCAGCAAAAAGTATCTCACCGTTATCTATTAAAGATAGCGATGCATCGTGTGTTGTTTCATTTATACCTAGTATTTTCATATCTTTTAATTGTACCAGAGCCTCCTGTAGGATTTGAACCTACGACAACCCGCTTACAAGGCGGGTACTCTACCCCTGAGTTAAGGAGGCGCATCTCCAACGGGATTCGAACCCGTGTTGCCACCGTGAAAGGGTGGAGTCCTAGGCCTCTAGACCATGGAGACTTAGCGATCCGTACGAGACTTGAACTCGTGACCTCTACCGTGACAGGGTAGCGTTCTAACCAACTGAACTAACGGACCCTTGCTGGTCTGGCAGGTCTCGATCCTGCGACATCTCGATTAACAGTCGAGTGTTCTACCAACTGAACTACAGACCAAAACCAATTTATGGAATTAAGTTAAATGTTTTAGATAACGCAACTCCAGAAACATATTGTGCTGCTGTAGCAGCAGTAGCAGATGATGTAGTTTGTGGAACTAACATAATTCCAACATTATAAGAAAATACATTTGCTGGTGTTGTTCCTACATGATCTACTGATGCATCATAATTGCTATTATATAGAACACCACCAACACCAGCAGCAACTGAATTTGATGCTGCAATGCATGCTGGATACTCTACTGGATTTCCTGGTTTATTTCCAGTAGAAATAAATACTGGAATTCCAATTGAACTTAAGTGTGCAATTGTAGATTTGATTGAAGCATCTGTAGTTCTATTTGTTGTAGAGCAACTTCCATTATTAGCAGATCCTCTTGAAATTGAAACTGCAGAAACTTTTGAAGAATTGTTTTTTACAAATTGAAGAGCCTGATCTAATTGCTGAACAGTCATAGCATTTACATAACTCTTATTTGCATCTCTCTTATTAATAACTACCGTGCCAGAGCGTACAAGCAAAATGTTAATTGAAGCAGATTGTTTACGAGCAACTAAAGCCATAGCATTGCCATGATTCACTTCATGTGATGGCTGTGTTGGAAGTAACTTAATGTCGTCTAAGCATGCTGTTTGTTGCAAAGTAATACATGTTGTGTTACCTGAAATTGATCTTGAGTCAAAATAACTGTCAATAATAACAAGTGATTTTGTGTTGGCCTGTGCTTGTGTTACAGGCAATAGTGCTGCAATTAAAGCAATTACTAGTAGTGATATTTTTTTCATTTGTTGCCTTTCTGTTAGATGAATATTCTTAATACATGTTCGCATGGGTCGCCTCCTGCTTCCCATTCTTCTATTTCTTCTTCACTCATATACTGATAACCACCGTCATGTGTGTGGCAATAAGGGTCACTAATCCAGCCTCTCTCAATGCCGTTTTGTAACCAAATACCGAATTCCTGCTCCTCAGGAGTCAGATCTTCCATACCCATATGATTCATATCTTTAGTATATACCTAAATGCTTACAATGTCAATAGGACCCTTGCAAGAAGTTGAGTGATTAATAGCAGCCTGAACTGCTAAGTTTGCTCTCTTTCTACCGTCCTTATATAACTTAGTTGAATACAAAGAACCCAAGGCTAAATCTCCGCCAGATCCCATTGCTAAATAATCTTGGTCGTATTGTGTTAAAGACATGTCTGCTGCGTTATGCTCATAGATCTTACCTTTAACACAAATTATTAAACCAAAATCTGATGATGGAGAAACATCTACCCACCATTCTTCATAAAATTTTCTAAGTGCTTTAAGGAATTTGCTATACATGAACTTATCAATATTAACTCTTGGTTCTGGTGTTGGTGGAATAAATAAATGTTTTATTCTATCCCCATCCATTGAACCAGCATATCCAAACAGGTAGCCTTCTTTTTTCCAAACCTTTGGACTTGAACAGACATTAATAGTATTGTCATCTGAGACACCACGATCTCCAGCCATATATATTTTATTTGTTGCTGAATCACGAACTACTGCAATGCAGGTCATAGGATACCTTTCTGTTTGTTTATATCAGTATATCAAAATGTAAGGCTTATGTCAAATACTACTTGACATCTTGTCCACATGTTGGACAAGTTTTTACTTTGTTTGGCTTAGGCTTATCAGTCTTATTAGTAATTGTTTCTGATGTTTTTGCTGCACCCTTGAATTTAGGACGACCAAAACCAACGATTGAAACCATTACTCCTGCTTTATTTTTCTTATAAGCACGAAGTTGTTTACAACATTCTCCGCCATTTCTTTGGCTACCCTTCTTATTTGAAGAAGTGTTTCCTTCAATGCACCATACAGTTCCGTCTTCGTTATCTTCAATAACAATTCCTACGTGAGAAATTCTATCGACACCATCTGAAGGGAAATCAAAATAGGCTATATCTCCTGGCTCTGGATCCGCTAAATCTCCGTCAATCCATGCCCCAGCCTTTTTAAATGCCTGTGCACCACCTGGAGTGTAAACAGTATTAGGAATCTTTACGCCAGCCTCATTACCGCACCAATTAACAAATGATCCACACCATGGTTGAAAGTTTGCCTTTGTATATGCACCGTATTTTGTTTCATTATCTTTAGGACCTTCGATATATCCTACTTGAGATTTAGCAACTTGAATAAGACGAGCAGCAGTTCCTTGCGGAGCCTTTTCTGTTGCTGCTGGTACTGGAAAATCATCTTGTGCCATCGCTTACTCCTTATCCCAATTAGTATCTACTGGTTGCTCTGCTGGCATTGCACCGTCTGGCTTGGCAGCGAGTCTTGCTCTTACTTCGTCTAACTCTGCATCAAGTTTATCTTCTGCCATTCTAATTTCTGAATCTACTTTTTTATTATCCATCTGTGCTTGCATAATATCTTTAGCACCACTCTGCCCAATCAATAGACCTGCAAGTGTTCCTGTGATAAATGTAGCAACTGAACCAAGCACATTGAAAAACATCTTGTCATTTTCTGACTGTGCTCCAATTGGTTGTGTCACAAATATAAGTGCGTATAAAATTCCTAATGCTGTAAATAATAGAATTGCTCCAAGTGTACAACCAAGAATAAATTTTAGTCGTGCATCAAGATCTTGCGGTGTTAATCTTTGCTTACTCATCCTGTTTTCCTATCAAGTCTTTTGTACAAGTTCCTGTAGCCTCACAAAGTGGTGGCTTACATTCTGCCTTTTCCCAGTTTACTGGATCCTGGCAAGGATAACGATAATGACCGTCATACCCACAGCCAGAAAGGCCTAATACAAGTATACACGATAGTAAAATATGACGAATCTTCATACCTTTATTATACCAACTATTCTTTGTCTTCACGAAGTGGGATGGTGATAAGCCATAGGGCAATTGATATTAATGTGGCTACCCCAACCACCTGCTGAGCGGTACCTGTAAGGGTAAGCCAGGCAATAAAGAAGCCAAGAATGGTGAATATCTGGGCAATACTCTCAATTACAGCAGCCTTAAACCACTTAAGAAGCCCCTTAACTATCCTTTTAATCATGTTCATATTATAACCTCCTTAGTGACATAACTGAACTAACAATATTTCCTACCAAAATAACAGGAATTACCACCTCTTGGACCTTCTCTCTTTGGTCATCTGTCATGTCTTTGCCCCAATCTGTAGGGCTTAATAATTTATCAAAGTCTATATCTGTTAATGTTCCAAGTGGGTCTGCCAAAAATGCTTCTGTCTGTACTTCAGTAATAGCGTCTGCCAATGTGAATGGCATTGCTGAATCCCCCGCTTCTGCTGCTCTACTTTCAAACTCTACAAACGCTGTAGCAATTTCAGGATCAGATTTCATTGCCTCTGCAATCTTTTCAACTTCTGATGCCTTGATACCTAAGTCTTGTGCTACCTCTGCTTTTGCTTCCTGAGTCAAAGCCTTCAATGTTTGGCTAACTGCTGCTACTTGCTCAGGTGATAAAACAACTAACTTATTATCTTTACTTGTAAGATTAGCAATAACTCCAGATAAATCTTCTGCTGTTCCTGTACCATTTTCAGGAATTAATTCTTTTATTTCATCATCTATTTCAGGAGTAGGCTCTGGGGTTGGTTCAGGTCCAGGAGTAGGCTCAGGAGTTGGATCAGTAGTAGGCTCTGGTGTAGGCTCTATAGTTGGCTCTGGTTCTGGTGTAGGTTCTGGTTCTGGAGTAGGATCTATTGTAGGTTCAGGAGTTGGCTCTGGTTCTGGTGTAGGTTCAGGAGTTGGTTCTACTGTAGGTTCAGGTGTTGGTTCAATAGTTGGTTCTGGAGTAGGTTCTACAGTTGGCTCAGGGTCTGGAGTTGCTACAGGTGTTGGTTGATTTGCTGCAGCATTTGCTGCTGCCTGAGCAATAGCAATCTGTATTTCTCTTTCTAATTGTTCATCATAATAATCCCAAGCATCTTGTATTGCATCATTCATATCAATAACTGCTTGATTATAAAAAGAAATAGCATTATTTTTTGCAGTCAAAGTATTTGTTAGGTTTTGCTGTGCTGTTGTTAGGTTTTGTGTAGCAGTTGTTAGGTTTTGATTTAATGTTGTTAGGTTTTGGTTTTGAGTATTATAATAAGCAAGTTTATTATTATAAATTGTTTGCTTAGTTTCTTGATCTGCTAATGCTTCATTATATGCATCTATTTGTGCTTGTGTTGCACCAGATCCATGTGAAAATGTATTGAGATTACAACTAAATCCTACACCCCATCCACCAGTATAATCACATCCTGCTCCAGTCCAACCTCCAGGAATTGCCCATCCAAGATGATAGTAGCCTGGACCTCCACCGTTATACCACCATATTTCTACATCTAAAGTTTTATCTTGACTTACATCATAAACTGGAGAATATGGACTCCATGTACTTCCTTGCTCTACCCAGTTATTAACTGCAAGTTGTCCATTAATATACATCCTAAATCCATCATCTGTGTAACCTGCAAATTTTGTTGATGTCCAATGTGATGGGACAGTAATAGTTCCAGTAAATTTAACTATAAAATCTTCGTATCTGCCGCATACTGGTGGCTGCATTGAATTTGAATTCCAGACTCCAGTACATATAACACCGCTTGGAATTGCTACTCCGCCAAACCCTCTTGTAAGATAATATACTGTATATTGTAATCCTGAATTACCAGCATTTGAAACTGCTGCCTGTGTTGTTTGAACATTTAAATTGGCTATGTCTAAAGCGTCTTGAGCATCATTTTTATCCTGCAATGCTGTGGCCACTGTTACTGTTTGTCCATCTACTGCTGATTGGGCTAATGTTTTTTCTTCAAGTGCCGTGACTTCTGCTGCTACCGCAGAATCATATGAGTCATATGCATCATCTCTATCTTCCTTTGCTTGCACTGCCTCATCATATTTTTCTTCTGCTATATTTATTAAACTATTAAACTCATCTTTATAATTGAGATCTTCTACACTGTCTCTAAGGTCTTGTATTTCTTGAGCAGCGATTGTTAATGGATCATCAGAATTAGCCTCTGTAGGGGCTGCTATAAGCCATCCAAATGCTAAAAAAGTTGTTAGTGCTATTCGTGTTAGCCTTTTAATATTACTTTCTCCTTGAACAACATTTAATAAGATGATTATATCATTTTATTATAAAAGAAAAGGGAGCCAGTTTCCTGACTCCCAATCTTTTTAAGTATTAATTACTTAACTAGTGTTACTTTTGCCTTTGGATTCTTTGCATTCCATTGACGAGCCAACTTATTGAAAGCATCCTTAAGTGACTTAATTGCTGCAGCATTGTCTGCTGTCAACTTAGCAATCTGTGCATCCTTAGCAGCAAGTGCATCTGATGCAACCTTAGCAGCAGCAGCAGCCTTGTCAACTTCTGCCTTTACAGCAGCAGCCTTGTCAGCATCTGCAGCAGCCTTAGCAGCAACAGCATCAGCAGTAGCCTTAGCAGCAGCAGTAGCAGCGTCTGCTACAGCCTTAGCAAGAGCAGCATCTACTGCAGCCTTAGCAGCAATAGCAGCATCCTTAGCAGCCTTTTCAGCAGCAAGTTCTCCAAGAAGATCACGAACTGTGATTGTCTTGACTACGCTTGAAGTTACTGTGTTGAAACCTGTTACAACAGATGCAACATCAGATGAGTTTGTAACAGATACAACAAGGGTTGAAGAACCAGTTGTTGGCAGTGTTACCTTGAAGTCTGCTTGACCAAAGTTAGTCAAAGTAGCGCCAGTTGTAGCAGTAGTTGTATCAAGAGTTCCACCAACAACAAGTGCTGTTAGACCCTTACCTGATACCTTGTTACCAAATACGTCTGTTGCTGTTACTGTTGCAGTTACAACGCTTGAGGTTGTTCCAGCATCAGCAGATGAAAGTGCAAGAGTATTAATCTTTCCTGCAGTTCCTTGTACATAATATGTTAGGGTTGTTCCCTGATTGGTAATTGTTACAGTACCAATTGCTGTTGTCTTTGTATAAACCCAAAATGTTGCAGTTGTTCCTGTTCCAGTTGCAATTGTCAAAGATGAAGATCCTGATGACGCAGATACTGGTGCAGCAGATGTATGCAATGCAGAAACAATTGTTGCATTTGTTGTTGATACAGTTACCGATGTTCCTGTGTCAACTGTTGCAACAAACTTGAGTGCGTCAGCAGCGTCAACTGTGTTGTCTGCTGGTACTGGCAATGCAGCAGGTGTAGCAATTGCGGATGCTGTTGTATTAGCAGTTCCGTCAAGTGATACAGCGACTGTCATTACGGCTGCGCTTGCAGGCGAAGCCACGATTGTTGCGGTAGTCATGGCTGCAACCACGGCTAGAGCGATTTTCTTTAATGAATTCATTTTTCTCCTTGTATATTCATTTTATTTATATTGTTTTTAGTCTATCCAAATAGTCATTTATTTCTTCTATTTGACTAGGTTTATATTGTATCACGTTCTCAGGGAGCGTGTCAACTCTACGGGGTTTATCCTTAAATGTGTGAATCTCAACTTCAAGGTTTTGGTCTCTGGGTGTGTGGGAAATAGCACCAAAAATAGAACCACACACAGCATCTGCCAAGTCTTTAGATTTTTTACGTGGGTGGTCTACCTTATCATTTTTCATAATCTTAAGTTCTGTTAATTCTTCAAACAAAAGTTCTATAGCAGGCATAGCCAAGCGCTCTTCATATACAAGCATTGCCATATCCTCATAGTGTTTCTTTGCTACTGAAACTGTTTCCGTTCTCATACCTACAGCCTGTAATTCATTTTGAATATCAAACGATTGCCAACGGTCAAATGTAACTAATCCAATATTAAATCCAAGTCTGCGTAGGTTTTGGATCCACTGTTTTACCTCAGATAGATTTACTGGTCCTTCAACCTTTGGTTCCCACCATGCTACTGCATCTACAACTACTACAGGAGATATCTGCTCATAGTCTTTAATCACCTGCACATTGACCCACTTCTCAACGTGTGCAATTGCAACAGCACATTTGTCATGTTTTTGTGCAAGGTCAGCATGAACATAATAAACTTTTTCTGGATCTGGCTTGAAGTTTTCTTCAAATCTTCTAAAAGTATCAAGAGGATTTCTAATACTCATACAGTTTCTTACTTTGTCTGCTTGTTTAAAAAAAGCATCTGATGCATATGTAGGAACACAAGCAAAACGCATCATTGCATCTCCAAGGTCTGTCATAAATGCAATCTTAAAATCATCAACCTTTCTTGTTGGGTTTACTTCCCATGTAGGTCTTTTAATAGCAAAAACTCCAGGATACTTATAAGATTTAATGTGGTCTTCATCCCAAGCAATATCAAACCAATTATCCTTGTCATCTTCTGGAAGTAATGGATTGATAATAAATCTATGTGTCTTAGTTACTACTTCTTTATCAGCGATTACTGCTTCATACCGCTCAGAAATAAAATCTCCGTTGTATCTTGGGAATGAAAGAAGAACTACCTTGCCTAAGTCTGGGAAGCGAGAATCTACTGATCCACGGAATGCCTTATAGATATTATCAGCAGTTTTTCCCTGTTCATTACCTGTTGCCACTTCAGATGCAAAACCTGAAATCTCGTCGAGCACTGCAAGTAAAAGGTTTAAACCCTCATGAGATTCACGCTCAGAGTGACCAGAATAAACAGTAACAGATTTATCAAAACTTATAGAATCAACCTTTGCCTCATATTTACCAGCAAACCATGGCGATCTTTCAATCTTTGACTTAAAGCCTTTGAAGAAAACATTCTTTGCCTGTTGAGCATTGATAGCCACGTTGATTAAGTCTATAGCGTCTCCAGATGGCTTTCCGAAGTATTTCGCAGGGTCCTTAAGACAAAGTAGTTTGTATACAATATAAGCACAAGCCACAGTAGAGGTGAAGTCTTTACCGCTACCCTTGCCAAGTTGTAAAATGATTTCATTTTTTGTGTATTTTTCATAGTATTTTGCACCTTCTTCCTCTCCCATTATTATTTGAAGGTCTTCTTTTCTGTAGATCTGGCTCATTGCTTCAACAATGTCGTATTGAATATCTGATAAAGCAGGTTGCCCTAAATAGTCTGGGGACTCAACAAATGTTTTAGCATCTACTGGATTTTCTTCAAAATGGTTATCGGCAAGAGCCTCAAGAAAATCATCAAACTTCATGGACAATTGTAATCACTTCATCCTTCTTAGCAATATCAGAAAGTCTACGCATAATCTCATCACGAATTTCTGGATGCTCAGATGCTATATCTCTAAGAATTGCCATAAGTACTTCTTGTTTCTTTTCAATTTGTAGCATTTCTTCTGCAAGTTCTTTATTTTCTAGTAGACCTGCTTTCTGCAACATATCAATTCTCTTAGATTCAATATCCATGACAAGTTTTATTGCCTGGGTTTTTGCTCCAAGGTTATTTGTTAATGTAGCCTCATCAATAACTTCATAAGATTTTGAAATTAGTTTATTGTAATGAGTGTCTGCAACAGCAAGTGCTTCTTTTGCACGAGCACGAATAGCATCATTAGCAGATGCCATAACCTTCCACTCATTGATATGTTGAACTACACGAGTTCTTGGAATAGCAAGATCTTTAGAAATTTTAGTTGCATCATTACCCTTTAGATATTCTCCAACTACGGTGTTAATTTCATCAAGATGTTTGACTAAATCTTCTTCAGTTGACATTTTTTTCCTTTGCGATTTTTAAAAGTACAAGGTAGCCAATCAAATCATCTATATCGTTGTCTCCTGGATACTCAGATCCTTTCATAAGCCTGCTTAACTTATCATCAATACGAACATGTAACTGCTCTCTAGGATCTGATTTGCTAAAAATTCTTACAGGGCTAAGTGCAGAATCTCCATAAGCAATATTTTTATCTATCAACATTTTTGCAATGTTATGGCATGTATCTAAAATTTGTATGCCAGACGGGGCACCCGTAGAATGCAGATACAAATCTTGACAAGTAAATTTTTTAACATCAGAGTATACTGGTTCTGGTCTCATCGCTTTGATTTCCTTAATCCAAATTTAGCAAGATATACATAAATTGTTTCTATTGAAACACCACATTCTTCTGCTATTTCTTTTGGAGATTTTTTATCAACTGTATATCTTTTACGAAGCCAAAACTCGTTAGTATAAAACTTCATGAATTTAACCTCCATTGCATTATTTTAGGACCCTGATCAATTAACTTAAACATATGCTCTTCAAAATCTTTTTTCATTGAGGCATACAGTTTTGGATGAACTGATTCAAGTTTCTCTGTAATAGAGTATATCATTTCCCCAGTATCGCTGTCAATTCCAGACATTTCTACTGCACCCTGCAAAATAAGGTGCTCTAACATTAGAGAATTTTGTAAATCCCAATTATTCATATAGCCCTTTCCCAATTATTTATTGCCCAATGTCCTATTCCACAGGCATCTGCAACATCATTATCTGTTATTTTTTTATCATAAATAATATCCAATAATTTAATAGTTCTTTGTTTTCTAAAATCTCTTTCATATGACTTATACCAAGAAGCGGACTTGTTTGGATTAGATATTCTTATCTGCATTTGTTCTTCTTTTGTTAATTTTTTATTTCCTAAATAACTTTGCCAAGTTATAGGAGAAACTTTACCTATTTTCTTTATTCCTGATATTCCTGCACCACTAAGTATTGCTCCCTGTACTAATGCTAAATCTGCTGCTGTTTTAGGGGAATTCATAAATACTGTATGCTCAATAACTATTGCATCAACATTAACAAGATGATGAAATAAAGCCTTTGATTTTTTACCAGCATCAATTACTTTTTGATATACGTCACTGCCCTCAAAATTAATTTTACCCATTTCTTTTAAATATCCATTATGAAAGGTAGCATAGGCAAGACTGTTAGTGCTTGCATCTATAGCACAAATTCTTTCTGGCCTATTGCTTTCTTTTATCATTTGATAGTCCTTTTATTTCTTTTAATGCTTTTTTAACATCGTTTGGATTTATGTTGCACTTTATGCATAATGGCTCATCATTATAAATAGATAATTTTTCTTTACACATCTTACAAATGCGATTTTTTCCTTTTCGCTTTTGTCTTCTATTTAAAATATATCTTTCTGCTATTTTTTCTTTTGTAGCGTTATCTCTACATTCTTCAGAACAATATATCTGATATGAAATTTTAGTATTGAAGTCTTTATCACACCATCTACAGTTTTTCATTTTCCAGCAACTCCAGAGGTTTAATTTTAACTACCCCTGTCTCTGCTTCAGCGCATGCTTTTTGAATTGGACAGGTTTTACATATTTTAGAATTAGATCGATAAGGTTTTTGTGGCAACTCTCTATCTATCCAACTCTTATGAACTGTTCTCATCCAATCAAATGCCTGGTCTACCCACCGACGGTAATGATCGTTTACTACTACTGGTAAAGTTAGCAACTCATGATTATTTTTATTTTCATAAATCATTACACCCTTGCCAATTTTCCAAACCTTCATATACATTAGTAGTTGCATAAGATGACCCATCTTAGGCTTTCTACTATTCTTTTTATACTCAAATCCTTCATTAGTTATAGTTTTAATTTCACCAATTACTCTTTCGTCATTGATGTTAAGCATAACATCTGCATAACCATCAAATGGTGGATCTTCTGTTTTAACTCTAAATTCCATTGCTGGGTGAGTCTGTTTATTATATTTTCTTGGTAACGGATCTATCTCCATAGTGGAGTCAAGTAAACCAGAAGCCTCTATAGCCTCTTGAATTCTTTCGTGTCCTAAAGTTCCATTTGTTCTATTAGCAACACCATAGGCATCTGAGTTATCATAATGCACCTGTCCATCAAATGCAAGATACCAATATCTAGGACATTCACCTGCACCATAAGTTAATCCAGATGCAGAAAAATTACTTTTTTTAGTAAATCTTGGTTTGGTTTTTACCATATAGCCAGATTCTATTTTTTCTATTAGACCGTCAATAAAACTTGTATCTTCTGTAGTTCCTGATGTTTTATTTTTATCAGGACCCTTTATCATTATTTCTTTTAGTAAATTTTTAGCCATTTTTATCCTTTGTTTATATAATTATATCAGATCTCATCGAGTTATATATTTAAGAGCAGATACTAAATTGTTTATAGATTCTGCTGCGGTATAATAAATATTCTTTTTACCACGATCTGATTTGTCCACATTGGCCATCCATGTAGCCTTAAAAGCCATCTTAGCAGCAATTGCTTGCAATCTTACTATCTCTAATGTAGCAACGTTCATAGGTATATCTGGCTTAATAATTATTTTGGCAATAAATGTAAGTGCTGTTGTTAACTCTTCATCTTCCATGTAGTCTGCAATTTCTGACAAACCGTTTACCATCTCAAGCGTTGTATTATTCTGTTCCATTATTCACCATCTGTTCTAGTAGTTCTAACTCTATTATAGCAAGCCTTACCTTTTTAGATCCCTCGCCAAGTACCACAACGATGGCTGGATCATTGCCATTTCGTATTGCATCTGTTGTTGCTTTAGCCCATACGTCTTGATTGAGCGTAAAAGATTTTGAGTTTTCCTTAAAATCTACAGTAAAGTTTTCCCAAGTAGCATCGCCCTTCTTAGTATTTCTACCAGAATTTTTATGCTGCTTAGCACCCAGTCTTTTGCTTTCGTTTTTTTCAGTCATTCCTTTTAACTTTCTTGTATCCAACCTTATATAATTGTACTTCTGACAAATGTTTGTCTGAGCACATCCAGGAAGCCATTCCAGTTGATGGGTACATCCTAATAGTTTTTACTTCTTTTTTACAGGTTCTACAAGGAAATTTTCCCTCATAAATAGTATACTTATCCACTGATTTTATTCTTAATCATATCTTGTAGATCAAGATCCTCTCTTACACGATTAACAAATGCTTCTCTACCTTGGACTTTTGAACCATCTGGAAGTAAATACCATGCGCCAGTTCTTTCAACTATGCCCACAAGTTCAGCAGTGTCAACAAGATCAGCGACCCCATCAATGCCCAGGTTATCGCCTCTAAAATAGAAATCATACTCACCAGACTGAAAAGCAGGAGAAGTTTTGGAAAACTGGAGTTCCCATCTAATCTTTCTACCAATCTTTTCTTCAATAGCCTTGTCGCCAACATATATTTTTCCTTTCAGTGCCTGATTATCTGATTCAGACGAAAACAGTTTTACTACAGTTGATGAATAAAATTTAGTAGCCTGACCACCAGTTGGTTGCTGACTTGTGTACATTGCATTAATATTATTTCTGGATTGAGAAATAAGAATTAATAATGTTGGCTTAACCTTATTGTTTGCATAGTTAAGCATCTTCCAAGCATTACTAAAGTCACGAGACTCTGCACCAATTTGTTTTGTATTTTCTAACTGCTTTAACTCTGATGAATCTTTTTCAAAATAAATTGCTGGAAGCAAAGAGGTAATCGAGTCAACAACAATTATGTCAACTCCAGCCTCAATTAGATTTACTCCAACATCTACCATTTCATTAATAGTTCTTGCCTGCGAAACAATTAATTTTGAAGTATCTACACCTAACTTTTCTGCCCACTCTTTGTCGTATGACATTTCTGCATCTATCCATGCACAGATCTTTCCTTCTTTTTGTGCTAATGCAATTGTTTGAAGACATAAGGATGATTTTGCACTTGACTTGCTACCCCAAACAAGAACCTGTCTTCCATATGGTAGCCCACCATTTAATGCACGGTTTAATCCAAAACTTGGTGTTGTGGCATATTCTGTCTTAGGAACTTCGTCTCCAACAAGAATGCTCTTCCTTAATTTAGGATTTAGTTGTGCTAATACATCTTCAAGACTAACCGACATTTATATCCTCCAATATTACTGTACCGTCTTTAGTTTTACCTAATTCAAATTTATATGCGTGTCCTTCTTCAATCTTCATGTATGCTTTAGCAAATGCAGTAGGGAACACTGTTACTGGATGAAGTTCTCTAGATGTGTCTGCTAAAGTTAGAGAAGCCATCTTTTTTCCTGCTTTTGTTATCCTAGGTTTAAAGGATACCACAAATAACTCATCATCTTTATATGGCAACATTCTATAGTTTAAGAATTTAACTAAAGCAGAGTCAGATCCCTTTATCTCGTCCACAGGAACAGCACTAACAATTCTGTTATCAGAACAGAGTGCAATATAACTTCGTCCAGCCTCAATCGTTGTTTGCTCTTCATCAAATACTCCAATACTTCCAGTCTTATCTAATATTTCAACACGAGACCAACCTTTACCACGCTTAATTCCTTTTACCATACCCATTAAAATAAATGAACCCTTTTCCTCAAAGTCCTCTACAGGATTAATGAACGCATGGTAGTGAGACGGAACTGTTTGTGTGAACTCTGGCAAACCTAAATACTCATAAAGATTTTCTCTTAATTCATCATCGTTTCTAGGATTGTCTGAAAAAGTTACAGCACCAATAATTCTTAATGCTTCTAATGCTCTGCTGTTGACTCCATTACCTTTCGTAAATGTAAAGGCTTTAACTTCCTCGAAAGACTTAAAAGGTCGTGCCGATATATATCGTTCTGCAATCTTATCAGAGATAAACTTGATCCCCGACAATCCAAACCGAATACCCTTACCCTCAATTTTAAAATCAATATCCGAATCGTTAATGTGAGGTAATTTAATGCTAATGCCCATTCTTTTCGCTTCAATAAGATATTCAGTTCGTGCATCTTTATCCCTTTCATTCTTAAGTAGTGAATACATAAACTCAATTGGATAATAGTACTTTAGCCATGCCGTCCAATACGAGAGCGTAGAGTAAGCAACCGCATGAGACTTGTTGAACGAATAACCCGCATGCGCCTCAAAGTCATGCCATAAATCACGAGCCTGGTTAGGACTAATAAACTTAGAAGCACCATCAACGAACCTATCACGAAAAGCATCAAATTCTCTAGCATCTTTCTTTTTACCAATGATCTTACGAACTTTATCCGCTTCAGACCAAGACATCCCTCCAAGTTCAACACAGGCCTGCATAACCTGCTCTTGGTATAGGATACACCCATATGTTTCTTGTGTGAATGGTTTCATAGTTTGATGCAGATAATTTACTGCCTGTCTACCGTGCTTACGTTCAATATAGTCCTTGCCAATAGTATTCATTGCACCTGGACGAACCAAGGCGTTAGAAGCAGCAAGTTCTGCTAAATTCTTTACACCCATCTTAACAAGTAGGTTGGTATAGGGTGTGGCTTCACATTGGAACACGCCCTTTGTATAACCCTCAGAAAGCATCTGATATACCTTGGAATCATCCATGTCAAGACTTAAAAGATTTATCTCAGTGCCCTCTCGCTCCTTGATAATATTTAATGTATCGTTAATAACGCTTAAGGTTTTAAGACCAAGTGCGTCGATTTTGATGAGTCCGATTTTCTCAGCCTCTTCCATGTCCACCGCCACAACAGGTATGCGGTCATCGGAACCAGGAGAAGAACGTGTCTCCAACGGTGCGTACCTAAAAATAGGATTTTTACTAGTGACAACACCAGCAGCGTGTATGCCAGTACCTCTAATACGACCACGTAATTGTTCTCCATATTGCTCCACCTCTGGATATTTTTCTCTAAACCAAGCAGTAGTTTTTGATGAACAGTATTCGTCCCAAGTATCTACTAACTTTAAAACTTTATTTACATCTACTAAAGGTATGTTTAGTGCACGAGCAACATCTCGAACTACACCTTTATCTTTAAACTCTAAGAATGTAGCAATAGATGCAACATGTTTGTACTGTCTAACAAGATAATCTTTTACCTCATCACGACGAGAATCTTGAATATCTGTATCAATATCTGGAAAATCATTACGCTCTGGATTAATAAAACGGAAGAATAGAAGTCCGTGCTTTAATGGATCAATATCAGTAATACCAAGTGCATAGCACAGTAAAGAGCCAGCAGATGAACCACGACCTGGACCAACCATAATTCCTTCCTTTTTTGCCCAAGAGATCATGCTCTGAACAACAAGGAAGTATGGACCAAATTTTTTATCTTGAATAACCTTTAATTCTTCTTCAAGTCTATCAAGATATTCTTGATTTTTATTAAGCCCTTTATCTACTAAGCCTTGCATTGCTAAATCTTTTAGTTGCTTATCTGGATTTTTATACTGAACAGGCAAAAGATTTAGACCATCCTGGATATCATAATCTTCAATCTTATTAGCAAGATCAATTGTATTTTCATAAATATCTGTTCTCCATACTGCTTGCTTTTCCATAGCAGCCTGAATTTCTTCATATGAAAGTAGGTGAATGTCAAACTTATTAAATGACATTTGTCTATCTGCGCCATACAAATAATCAAGACGCTTCATTAAATCGCCCTGCTTTTTTGACTTTTCGTATGTAGCATCTTTTTGAATCTTATTAGAATAAGTATTTAAAATAAGTTTTAATTCCTGAATTTCTTTTTGTGATTGATCAACGTGATGACAGTCTGGAGTTACAATAGGCTTAATCTTGAACTCATCTGCTAATTGTAAAATAGTTCTATTTATTGATTCATCATTATGAGGCATTACCTCAAGATAATAATCGTCACCAAACTCTTCTTTAAACCACTTTATATATTTCTTTGCCATTCCAAGTTCACCAAGTTCGATTGACTTAGCAATAATTCCACTTGGGCATGCAGATGAAACTATAATACCTTCTTTGTATTTGGAAAGTACTTCAAAATCTATTCTTGGCTTTTTATAATATCCTTCTGTCCAAGCAATTTCATTTAATTTGTTAAGATTCTCTAAACCAACCTTATTCTTGGCAAGAAGAATAATATGGTTATAAACCATATCTAATGGTGTCTTGCGATCCTCTTTGTCTCTTTTGTCAAAGCGATCTTCGCACATATATCCCTCTATGCCAAGAATAGGTTTGATACCACTTGCTTTAGCAACACGATACATTTCTCTGTGGCCAGAAAGGGAGCCATGGTCTGTAATTCCTATTGCTGGCATACCCAACTTTGTAGCACGTTCAACATATTCTGACGGCAACCCAATCCCGTCAAATAATGAAAAGTGAGTATGCAGGTGTAGTGGTACATAGTTAATCATTAAGTATATTTCTTTCTTTTCCAATATTTCTTTTTATACCCGCCAGTAAAAACACTGGTGATATTATTTGCGATACGGTGCCAATTATCTTTTTCTTCATCTTCCAACATTCTACTTTCAGATTTCCAATCATCTCTTTTAAAAGGAATCATTTGATACATTGGTGTTCCTTTAGGAATTAAACCTGTAAAATTATCCTTAATAAAAAATCCTACCTTTCCATTAAGTATAAATTCATCAGAATCTATTATTCCAGATATACTTGTAAAAGGCAAATCATCTCTATAGGATGGATGCTTAAACAAAACACTATATCCCTTTGGCACCTTTGGACACCACACCCTATTCCAGTGAAATAGTATATCTAGGTGTCCTGTGGGTATAGGCATATTCTGTATAGTTCTTTTATCTCTTGAAGAAAATATTGGAATAGACGAGTCAGCAAAAACATATTTAATTTCTTTTCCATTTCTTTCTATATATATATCTGTCCAAGTTTCTTGAATATATCCAGATGTCATAGAATCTAAAACTGGAATGCATAGTTTTGCTGTTTTAGTCATATTTAAATTTTTATCAAAACTAATAGAATTGCTTGTAAAAAATGATTTAGAATCTTTATACCACTGAGGTATATATTCTTGTGCTGGTTTTGGTGAACTAACACCCAGCAAAACATTTTTATTATTAGTTATAAATTCAATTTTTTTCATAGTTATATCTGGGGGGCTTTTACACCCCCCAGCAATCTATACTACCAATCGATATTCGTCGCTGATGTAGATGAAGGTGAATCAAATCCAAGATAAAATGCTTCTTGCTCCGCATATGGAACACGACGCAACGCCTTCTCTAGTGGATATGGCTCAACGCCTTCCCAGTTAAAAGGCTCCTTATCTGGAGCAGATGGAATTAGAGTATAAGATGTCTCAGTACCTTGACCATTACGCTTCAATTTCCATACAATATTTGAGATGCTACCTGTTTCAAGAGCATACTCACGAATTGTATTAAATGCAGATTGCTTGCTTACACCCATAGACCATATAGCAACATAAGGCTTATCTTCAATACCATCGTCTACAAGTACATTACAATAAAAACGAAGACGACCACGCCATCCGCTATTTCCTTTAGGATCTTTGCGATACATTTCTTCAGCCCAGTCACGACCTTCTGTATCAAGAGTATCTACAGCCTTACGCTTATAGTCTTTTGGATTTGTGTGTTCCTTTACAACAAGTGCAAGTCCACGCTTATCATTATAATTTGCAGAGTCTTCATCTAATTCCTCAATGAATCGAATCTTTACTGCTTGTCCATCGGCCAACTTAAGCCAGCGAACCTTTGGACCTGTTTCATCTGTTTTCTTATCGAGCAGGGCATTGATATTTTTTAGTCCCTTAATAACGCTCATAGTTTTCTCCTTTGTTATGTTATTTATAGTGTATCACACAGTTATTTAATTGTCAACTCATCATTATTAATCATATCAAAAAACTCTTTATTTTTAATATAATCTTCTAATTGTGAACTAAAACTTTCATCAATTCTTTCGATTTCTTTTAAAGCATCTCCATCTTCAAGTTCTTTTGAAATAACATGTTCATTTAGATGTGTACCTAATGATCCATAGTATACCTTATGTAAGTCTGATACCCAGGAGTCCATGTCTTCGTGTATGTATACAGTTTGTTGCTGCATTTTTTCTAAAAACTTTTTAATGTTATCTGATAATTCATTATCTACTGTAAAGTTTTTCCAAAACGGGGTATCTTCTCTATTTGTAATATAATGAATAGCAATAAAATCTCTACAATCTGCATAGAATCTATGTAGGTGTTCATTAAAATATTCAATATCACTTTCATTATAATTTTCTAAATCAAATGTATCTACTAATTTATATAACATTCTTATAGTTCCATGTATCGTGGTTGCCTCCATTGGTTCCAAAAATCCAGAGGACAAGCCTATTGCAATGACATTCTTAATCCAACTTTCTTTATAATGTCCAGCATTAAAATAAAACTTTTTTATTATTTGAACATCTCCATATTTTTGTTTTATTTCTTTTATTGCTTCTTCTTCTGTTATATATTTTGAAGAATATAGATATCCAGCACCAGTTCTATGCTGCAAAGGTATGTTAAAAACCCAGCCAGCATTCATGGCTATTAGTTCTGTATATGGTGGTAAATTCTCTTTTGTAGGTAACATAAATGCTAGACCAGTATCTAGCGGTAAATATTTGCTGTAATCTATCCATTCAGATTTAAAATGTTTTCCAATAACAAGTCTTTGAAAACCAGTGCAATCAATTATAAAATCACAATCTAAAAATGTATCATCTTCAAAGATAATTTTATTTATATTTCCATCGTCATCAGATTCAAAGGATGTAACAATGTTATCTACTATCTTGATATCTCGTTCTGCTGCTTTTTCAGCAAGGAAGGCAGCAAGAAGTCTTGCATCAAAATGCCAAGCAACCCACATCTTCCATATAAAGGTAGAGTCTGCAAAGTATTTATTTGTTAGGTTTGATTTTTTAAAGGGAAGTCTGTCATCAAGTGCCTGCCTATAATACATATTTAATTTATTTAAAGATTTATATTTTTGTGCAGCAGTTGCCACTACCTTTGGATATAGATCATTATTTTCTTCATATGCCATTGGAGCAAGGCCCATAAAATAATCTGTGTCTTTATTCCATCCAGTAAATCTGACTCCAGTTTTAATTGATGATTTTGTTTTTTTAATAAACTCAAAGGCATCTAATTCCATATAATCAAATGCAAAACTAGAGTTTCCAACAGTTCCTTCTCCCGCACCCAAGATATCTAATTTGCTACTATTTATAACTGTAATATCAAAATGAGGATACCTTTTCTTAAGAAAAAGACTGCTCATCCATCCAGCAGAACCTCCACCAATAATAACTAATTTCATAAAATAACACCAAAATATTTTGCAATATAAAGTATTGCTAAAATTGACCATAGTATGTTAAACCAAATTAGGGTTGGTATTGTTTTTACAGTTGAAGACCAGATAAGCCCAAGGCTTGAAACCAATGCAAAAATATAAAACCACCAAACACTTATGTCAAACAGCAAACCTGGTAAAATAATCATTGCTTTAGCAACAAAGGCAAAAAACTCTACAGTGTTTGCTCTATTCCAATACTTTTTATGACCCATAGTTTTTAGGGCCTCTAACCATTCCATATGGTTTTTCTTACTCATACAAACATCTCCTTTATATGATCATTAAAATTTTTCTTAAGTTTAATTATATCACTATCTTCCATGTCGCCTATATCTTTATATTTTTGATCTATGCTTACTATAGTGACACTACTGCCTAATGACTCAATTATTCTTTCTTTCATATTCCCGCCTGCTTCATCATTATCAGCAATTATAACTACATCATTAAAATATCTTTTTAATAACTCTATTTGTTTGGATGATACATTGGCGCCAAGGGTTGCAACTGATGGAAACCCTAACTGATCAAGCCTTATAGCATCAAATGAAGACTCTACAACATAAACTTTGGTAGCAGTCTTTACTCTATTTAGATTAAATAATATTTTAGACTTTGGTAACTTAGTTGTATTTTTAAAATCTTTACCTTCAACTGATCTTGCCACAAATCCGACACATAGGCCTTCGTGATTATAGACTGGAATAGATACCATATCTTGGTTTTCAGAATAACCAAGTTTAAACTTAGCAACAGACTCTCTATTAATTTTTCTTTTAATAAAATATTCTTTGGCTCTTTCTGAAGAAAAGGCCTGCTCATGAAGTCTATTAATAATAGACATATCGAACTCTGTCCATTCTTCTTTTTCAATTAACTTATTATTTATTTCAGACAATATATCTGTTTCTACCTCTTTGCTTTTAATAAACCGAACAGACTCAAAATATGTTCGATTAGAAAAATGCATTACTAGTTCTATTAAATCTGCTGTTTTCCCACATGAAAAACAAAAGAACAATCCAGTATATTTGTTAATTTCTCCAGCAGGGGTTCTATGGTTAGAATGGAATGGACAAAATACTATGTACTCCGACTCTGCTTCTTTTTCTACGGTTATGCCAGATCCTGCGAGTACTCTTTTAACTTGACTGGCTGTGTATATACTGGCTTGGTTCCGTCTATTCCTAATATCCATTCTGATTTTTTTCTCCCTATATATATTCCATATACGCTTAATGTAAATTCAAAGTAGTTTTTGTGTTCGTTATATGATAATGTGAACTGTGGATCAATATCAAACCTTGGGGCATAACCAGATAATCGCATTTCTGATACCAGTAGCCTGATATACTCTTGCTGTAATCTGTATATGGCAGAGTCATCATTGATGATTCCGTCCAAACCAAACCTCTTTATGGGCTTGTGCTGAAATGTCTCCATGGAGCATATTATACTGACTTATCTTCATAATCCTTATATCTGTAATATCCCTTGTCAAAATCAGCCTGAACCAAGAATTCTCCCATAAAACCATTACGGTTCTTTCTAAATACGCACTCAATAATATCACTATTAGTACCTCGACCAAGTGCCAAAACCCAGTCAGCATCATATGCAATCTGTCTTGACCATGCTGTTTGACCAAGTGTTGGAACTGTCTCAAGTTTAGTAACATCATCTGGAGTGGCAGAAGAAATAGCAATAATTGGGACTTCTTCAGAAATTGCCATTAACTTTAATTCACGAGAAAGGTTCTTCATTCGTACCGTTTCATTATCTGACTTTTGGTTTGGAGACATAAGTTGTAAATAATCAACAATAACAAAATCTGGCTTGTATTGATCAATCTTTCCACGAAGAACTAGAGGAGTGATATCACCACCAGTATCATTTGAAATAATATGAAATTCTGGTTTACCCTGAACACTTTTAGCATGCCAAGACTTAAGCATGTCCATCTCTATCTGTCCAGCGCTTAGTTTACGGTGTGACCACAGGCCCTCACCCATGATAGCAAATACACGATTACGTACTTCAACTTCTGACATTTCAAGGCTTATAATCATTGGGCTACGACCCTGTTTCCAGGCCTGTACAGCAAAATAGAGAGACAACCATGACTTTCCTATACCTGGATATGCAAGAAAGACTCCCAACTGCCCTGGCATGATTCCAGAAGGTAAGTAGTTATCAAAACCTGGAAGACCTGTTTTAATTCCTATAGCGCCAGCCTCTTGTTGTTTTTTTAGATTTTCAAAGTATGCAACTGCTGAATCTAAATCAGTCACATCGATATCACGAATGGCTGCAGTATTTTTTCTAAGTTCTGCTGTTTTTGTAATAAGAGTTTCAAGTGCTTCCACACCTTGTCCGCCCTGAACATCTGTAGCAGCAGACCTAATAATATCTTTTAAACTGTTTGTAAGATACTCTGCCTGTAATTCTTCAAGATGATGCTTAGTAGATCCTACGCCAACAACTGGTTCAAAGTCTCTAAACTTTTCTACTACTAATTCTGTTGGAGGAACTGTTGCATTGTGCTCATAGTATTTTCTAATAAACTGCCACACATCGACATGTGTGATTAATATGTTTTCAATATTTGCTTGTAATAATACGTGTGCCTGTTTATCTTGAAGTACGGCTGAGATTAACTTTGATTCTGTACTATTCACCCAGCCACTCCTTTGCCATTTTTCTACGTTGAGATCTATCAACTAAATCTTTTTCTTGTTCTTGTTTTCTTTCAAGTATATCATGTGCAATATATGCAAAATGATTCCATGAAGGATTTTCTGTGACTTCAAAATAATATTCCAATAGTTCATAGCAAAGTTCAATGCCATATGATTCTATTAGAGCATTTGCAGACCATTGTTCAACCCACTTATTATAGCGTGGCTCTTGTTCTAGTTTAAACTTATAGTGTTTATCAAACCTATTCAACAGAGCAAATCGCTTCTGTTTTTCTGTCACACTAATTTCCTTCTTCTAGTTCAACCTTTGCTTCTGCTATTTTTGCTGCTAACTTATCTTCAACAAATTTATATACACGTTCAAATGCTTGATCTGTATTTTCACCTTCACGCTTTGAATCTACAACACCAAGGTCTAACCTTAGTGATTGAAAGTTTCCAAGATTAAGTGTATATCCTAGTGTTACTGATACCTTTGTATCTTCCATTTCATACCCTTCTATTATATTGATTCTGACCAAATTGGTATAAACCTACCGTCTTCAGTCTTTGTATATGTTAGTATACCATCTCCCATCCTGCGAGTCAACTCTGCTTTTGTAGGAGTAATATCATTTGTTATTAAATTATCTTTTCTTGGTCTACCAATATGGTATGTAGCCAGTATATCACGTATCTCTCTGACTTGCGATTCGGAGTAATAAGATCTAACCTGCCATCCCCTTTCTCCGCCTTTTTGTGATCCAGTTGGAAAAGGTATGACACCTCTCTTCATTAGTGATGGCATATATTTTTTATGTCTATTAACTAAATCAGCAGTTTCTCCGACTGTGTATGCTCTTTCTCTTTTATTTTTAAAATCATTTATTAGACAACTCTCTAACCTATCTTTTGTAATGTTATAAATTGACATAATGCCATTTGATCTGTTATAATGCACAACTCTAACAAGATCTTTATTTAAAAACCAAACTTTTTTATTTCCAGGTATCACAGCAGCGACATTGTATTCTTCGCTCGTTCTATTTCCTTTTCTAGTAGCCATCTTCCTTCCTTCGAATCAGATGGTGGATGGAAAAAAACTCTTGATCCACACAATAAGCAATAAATTTCTAAATGAGACACTGAGTTGTAAACTCTGTCTATTAGCATCTTTCTTGAACATTTTTTGCATTTGATCATTAATTAGGAATGCCAATAATAACTAAGTTAACACCGATAGAAACGTCTCCAGCAGAGTTAAAATTTACTGTTCCATCAACCCTAGAAGTGCTTGGCTCTTTTAAAACAACAGTTACTGTTTTACCTGCTTCTGTTCCATTGATATTAACTGGGGTTGCTACAACAATTGGTGGATATTTAAATTCTGGTTGAAACTGATAATAAAAATCTTTTTGCCCACCAACGCTTTGTATTCCTTTAAAGACGTCAACATATCCTCCAATTACTCTGGTCTCAGATATTTTAGCGCTCTGAGATGTAAACTTAGGAACATCAACTGTAACATATTTATAAATTGCTGGTGATATCTGAACAGAAAGATCGTTAATAGCACGAACTATCTGATCTATATAAGATACATCTATAGGTTGCCCTGGTTCTGGTGATGGTATTTTTGCCATTATTCCTCCTGTCTAATTATACCAGACTGCCTTCATTTTCAAACAATATTGCATCGGCAAATCTTTCTAGTGGTATTGTTTTTACTTGTACTGCAATATGAACATATGTTTTGGCTGCATCATAAACTATAGAGTAGTTAGTTTGTGATGTCTTAGTATAATATTGCCATCCACTGTTATTCCATTTTACATATATAAAATATTCTTCAACGTTTGTTTGTGGTTGCCATGCTAAGTTAATAACTTTATTATCGGTATCAATTATCATACTATTCAATATTTCTGAAGGAGTGTCTTCAGCAATAATTTTATATGCTGGAGACCAATGCGATGTTCTATTCTTGTCTTCTGATATAAATCTATATCTTAAAATGTATTTTCTATTTTCCCCAAAAAATCCAGGCAGTTTAGATTTTGGAATAATAACTTTTTTTATGCCTAAATCTGGTGTTGCCATTACTGTACATCCATTGCAAATCTAAACTCAATATAGTTTGTAGTGTTTGCTGCCTTAATAATTGTTTCTGCATTGGTATTTTTAATAACAGTATACCCAGTAAGGCCGTATATTGGATTTGTTGTAGATACATTTTCAAACCTTACTGCGTCTAGACCTACATAAAAATCGGTTGATGGCAATTCATTATTAATAACAGTTGCATAAATCTTTATGATGCTAACATTGTTCCATGTAAACCCAATGCTCTTATGTAGTTCCTGTAACTGCTTTGTTATAACATAATATCTATTGTTTGCAAAATCATAATCTTCATTAGACATAATAACTTCAAACCTTGCCCACTCTCCAACTCCTGGGGTATCGCTTTCGCCAAACTCTAATAATATTCTAACTGCATCTGGAACAATGGCTGGATCTGGGTCTTTATTGATAATACTAAAAGCCAACTTAATCTCATCGGTTGGTGAGTTCTTATTAAAATCTAAAGAAGTTCCAAGTAGGTGTATATGATTTGAATTTGATCCAATCTCAAGGTGTCCGCCTGATACTGTAAGATTTGAAACGTCGCCTCTTGCCATAACTATATTGTTATAAAAACGTGCCCTCTCATATCTTGAGAGCCTGTCTCCATTTGTAAATGATAAATTATCAGAGTTTGTCTGAAAAACTTTGGCAACAAATGTTTGGTCACCGATAGTTTGATTAAAATCATTAATGATATTATCATTATCTGAATCATCTAGTCGTGAATATTTTACTTCTAGAGAACCTGCACCGCCATCCTGTCTATGATATTCCCAGTTTTCATTTACTGTGAATGCAAATAAAGAACGACTATCATATGCTCCTGCAGATGGATTTGCTCCAGCAGAATATATCCCAACTTCTGATATTTCATATCTTTCATCTGTTGGAAGTTCTGCTGTTAGCACAATCTTATCGATGCCGTCTTCATTTACATAACCTCGTGATGTAACTGGTACTCTGAACATTTCAAAATCTAAAGATTTTTTATCAGAATAATCTGCAAAAGACTGGTTTGTTGCAAGCGGTTTTGCACCGCAACCAATGGCAACATAAGAGGCATAGGCTGGAGCCTGGCCAATAAGATACTTTGCTAAAATGCCTTTACCTATATTTGTAATCATGGATTCACCTCGTATATTGTATCATCTAATACTTCTCCGTCAGAAACTATGGATATCTCTACCTGCTCATCTCTTGCTAGATTAATTACATTAATTACGAGATCTCCAGTGTCTGGATCTATATAAACCTTTGAGCAGTCAGGACCTGTGCCACATTCTGGAACTTTGTTTGAAAAATTTATAGGAAATTTTTTAAAATAATTTGAATCAGTATCTTGAAGTGCTAAAATATTTTGAGGGTTATACTGAAAAAATAAATTAGTTAGATTTTTAATAGGTTGATATATTACATTTTGTCCATTAATTATATCTGATCTTATTATATTAATTAATTCTTGACCACCTATATTTTCAAATATAAGATCTGTCATTATTTCTATTGGCGTAGATTCATCATTAAATAAAATAATATCTGGTGTTGCTGCAACAACGCTTGGATTATTTGTTCCTGGATTTGGGCTAGATGATGGTAAGTTTGGAGTACTATTTACTGTTGACATTTTAAACCTCACTTAAGTAAACGGTCATTTCTGGTCCGTCTGCATCTTTATTATATTCTATATGATATACAACAAATCTTTTATCTTCTGATTCTATTATATCATTTCCAAGTTCGTCTTTATATTCTATATTGACAATATCTCCCAATTGAAGTATTGGCATTGAAAAAATCTTAACACCTACATTTTTACGTGGTCTAAGTATTTTATTAATTATCCATCCCATTAGTTCATTAGCATCGTCATTAGACTGAACATATGTTGGATCTAAAGAAAATTCTTTTTTGCCATACGTCAGCCTGCTTGTTTTTATTTTATCATAATCTAATGCAAGTCTAAATGGAGAAACAATTAAACCATCTTTTCCTATCATTGGATCTGAAAAGTTAGTATTTTTTGCAAAGTATGAGTCAACACTCAACTGACTATTAGATTCTTGTGTAAATGCTATACCTTGTATTCTTAAATAGTTTCCGCTAGACTCATCAAGATTAATTGATGTATCAGTTGAATTAAAAATTAAAAATTCAGCACCGTATGAACCTGCTTTAAATCCAGAAGTCGTGTATCCTTTAATTCTATTAAATGTTGGAGAAAGTTGTGCATATAATGCTGGATAGGCTTTGTCATACCTTACCTTTAGATATGCTGCTTCTCTCATAATGGTTCCAAACTCATCAAAATAAATATTAAAACTTGGTGGCTGACTTGTATTGATTCCAGATAAATATGTAGATTGTACAATACCAGACATTGCATACTTTCTAAAGGATTCATTGGCAGTTATATGTTCATCTCCAAAAGCAGCAGATACTGGTGTCTCTAACGAAAACGAAGTATTTTGGCTATAGTTATTAGCAAGAGCATATACATTTTCAAACATACACTTGCTTCCCCCACGAACAAATAGTGCAAGATTATTGTATATTGGCAATGGAGAGGAGTCGTCAACTACCTTTACTAAGTTATTATTTATATATAAATAAAATCTACGAGAAGACCCTATATCTTGATATTCTACTGCTAAATCATAAACAGTAGGATTTTGTTCTCCTATCATACGTGCTTGCCCAGTAAACTTACCATCGTCTACAATAATGTTACTTAACCCGCCCCAAAGTTTTATTGGTATCGCTTTTCCTGTTGGATCTGAATAAACTTTATAAAAAATAATATTGTGAAGATTATCTACATCTGAAGAATATTGACTAATATTTTTTTCTGTTAAAGCAACAATTTCAAAATAATAACCGACATTGGTTTCTGGGTTTATCATTACAGCAAGACCTCCAGAACCACCAGAGATATTTAATTGTTGGTTTGGTTGTGTTCCAGATAATACATAATATGGAACAGAGCCTACTGGAGTTTGTTCTTTTGTTTCGCTAATTTCAACCTTTCCAATAACACGCATCCTTGTTCCAAAATGCTTATACTTATTATCTAGCGGTTTGTACTGATATGAAATAAAGTTTATTGGTGACTCTATACTGCTAAAAGATGGTCCACTCATTACTAAAGCAGATGACTGAACAGATCCTGCCTGAGTAGATTTATTAGTATTTTTTTCAGATTCATTTACATAAGAGTGTGATAAAAAGTTTTTAATTATTCCAGTTCTAATATTTTCTTTTGCTCTTGATGAATTAGGGCCTGCAGGAATAGTTGTTCCTAATGACTTAGACTGAATAGCAGAATTATCTAAGACATCTCCTGAAGTCAATCCAAAAAGGTGTATGCTTTGCATATCGCATCCACGAACATAAGAGTTATTATTCCAATAAGAATTAAGTCCAGAATCATGTGAAATTATTTTTGTTCCAAATTGACCTCTTCCATGACGTGACACCTCGCCATTTTTCATTACCGTTACGTCATTAATAGTTTCATATTTTGGTTCTGAGTATATCCTTACCAATCCAGTTGGATACATTTTTCCATTAAATGTTAATTTAGACATATAGTCTTGATATTCTTGATTACTACTAATCCAAACATTTCCAACGGCCCCTGCTGTTTCTGTAGTATATGAAAATTTTCCATTTGACTCTTCTCTTAATATATTTTTTTGTGCTCCAGGTATACTGTATTGAACAGCATCAAATTTAATTATTTCACCATTTGCATAAAAATATCCGTTGTATCTGCCAAGCCAATATACTGCTTCTCCTAAATCTATTATGTTATTTACAAGTCTGTTGTTAACTACAGTAGGCAAATCTGCTGATAAGTTAGAGTTTAATGGAATGGCTGCTAGGTTATAAGAAGATTGATCAGATACTTCATTATTAATAGACCTTACATTTTTATCTCCAGTAATTTCCCATAGGAGTGAAGGCTTGTATATCCAGTTTTTTGCAGCAACCTCATTATCAATCATTGATGCTTGCTTTATACTACCGTACGACCTTTGGATATATCTTGTGTCATAGTTAATTACCCCATCATTATAGATGTTTCTTTCTTCAGAAGATATTTCAATAATATTAGATAACTTTTCATTTACATTTACATTTTCTCTTACTCCAATATGAGATAAATCTTTTGAGCCATAAAGAGTAAAATCAACACTTCTTTCTGAACTTGATGGAAGCATATAATTTTTGCTTATCATTACAAAATTATTGTACTCATCAAAGAACATAGCCGTTTGTGTAGAAACTGCTAGGTCATTTAAAACCTCTGCCACTGTTTTGTCTGGTGGTATGTAGAAAAATGGGATTATTAATTCTTTTTCGTTTTCTACTCTTTTAAAAACATAATTTGAAAATCCAATAGAGTCCAGTAATAATGATACTGCATAACTTAAAGAAACATTAGTGACCAACATTTCTGGTGCTTTGATTGATTCAAAATAAAAATATAAATCTCTTAGCCTTAACTCTACTTTTCTATCAGAATGAGAAAATGATGGAAAGCCTTCTGAATACATTGTTTTGATAGGAACAAAATAATCATACCCATTAACGTTTACAATTATGTCATAAAATTTTATTTGTATATTGTTTGAAATATATTCATTAATAATGCTTAATGAATTATTTTCATTAAAAGAATTATCATAATCAAATATAGTTAATGTTCCATTTGATGCAAGCAACTGCCCTACTGGAAGACCGCTAGTTCCTAAATCTGATGCTGTTTTAGAAACATTAAAAGATACAGCCTTGTCTGAAATATCAGCAACAAGTCTTGGTGATAGTTCTATCAAATCAAAGGTAGAATCTATTTTGTTCATTGTATCTACGACTATTCTTAAGCCTTTAATAAACTCAAACTCGCAGTATGTGCTTAATCCATCTGTAGGAGATGTAAATTTAGCGGGATCAACAAAATCTGTAACAAAGTTAGTAAGACGATCAACAGTCTCTTCTTCTAAAACCCATCCATATTCTGGTATAAAAGTCTCCCATTGATTGTTAAACCATATATGGTATCTGCCCAAATCATATTCGTTTGCTTTAATTAAATATGCATATCCATTAATGGAACGTTCTGGCTTAAAAGATTCATCCGTATATTCTTCTGCACGAACAAAAACATCTCGATATTTTTCTGGAACCTTTAACCCATATGATATCTCAACATAGCCATCGTTATTAATTACAGGTAAACCATTTCTTCTAGTACTACCAGAATTAAAACTAACAATATCTACCCAATTATTATTTTGCAATGACTGTATTTTCCATTTTACTGGAGTTGTTTTATTTAAATCTCCATATAGTGGATCTGGAAAAGACCCAGAAGAATTTGAAAATGGACCTAAATCTACTGATCCAACATTTGTTTGCATTTTTACTATTATTCTATTCGCTGGAACTGGATTGTCATATACTATAAAAGGAGCAGCATCATCAATAAAGTGTTGCCCATTAATAAATTTATTTGCTATCCCCCTAAGAACTCCAGCGTCTAATCTAAAAGATGTCCAGTATTTAAAAGTATCATTTTTGTCTGCCATGTAATATCTTGGACGATTTGACATATTCATATTAGAATGATGTAATTTTCTTCCTGGAAAATATGCAGCCTTATTTATTCCAGACCTTGGTCTAAATTTTTTAAAACAATCTTCAAGAGAATATAACATTGAAGATTTTTTATTTTGTTCTAATAAAAACCATGGCTCTTCATTGTCTGATGGACTAATTCCTCCATCAACAATAATATCTGAATTAGTAGCGCCAGTATAAAAATTTCCAATGTCGTTTATATCAAAACTATTTGGTATGATTTTATATTTATCAGTTGTTTCTGCAGAAGGTCTGTATCTATAATTTCCAATTCTAAAAATATTATTTGCAAAATTCATATTCCATTCTGCTATGATTGCAGACTGAGACCTTACCGTAGGTGAGGTTTCTAAAAATGATTTAAGGTCTTGATTTTGAAACATTATACCTCTTCCAGTGTTACAGATATATTCCAAAAATCAAAATTGCTACCGCCACGTTTAACAACACTATAATTAAAATCAGAAAAATACATTTGAATTAATTGATTATATTGTGGTAAGTGTGCATATGCGTCTGACTCTTTTCCAAAATTAGAATATTTGTCATATGCTAAATAAACCCAAAACGGACCTTGATGATTTTCATACCAATCTAATACCTCTACTCCTCCAGCACCGCCGTCAGTTGTGTACTGTAAATCTGCACCGACAGGACTTCCAAAACCATTATTCGGTGATATTCCAGTTGTTGGATTAAATTCTGGTACAGTAAAATACGATCTTGATGGCAACATGTCCCATGAGGTTGATAATACTAATTTATCAGCAATATGATAAGACCTCATTCTTCCATTAATCATTCTTTCTCTTGTTTCAATTCTTGCATTTGTAAAATTTAAAGGGGACCTGTTATCATCAGATAATATTAAAAATTGATTATATTTTGACTCATCCGTTTCTGATCCTGGATCTTGCCCTATTTCTAATCCATTAGGGACGTATGATCCTGACACTAACGTTCCAGAATTTTCTGACCATAGCATTGCTTGAGGGCGTTGATATTTTTTTCTACCTGCCATATATGGTGCTGTTGACATTATATTCTTGCTCCTCTAAGTTTCTTTGAATCTACCTGTTTAATCTGAGTCATTACAGCCCGTGCAATTTCATCAGGATTTGCATCAGATTTAACATTAACGTTAATACTATAATTATACACTGAATCACCAACTGAATCTCCATTATTAATAGACTTCATTGTATCTAATCCATGAGAATCTACTGCATATCTACTCATTACAAATTCTCCTGGAGTAAGCATTGCTGGTACTGTATCTGTTCCTATAGAAAAACCACCACTTGAAAAATACTTTGTTGGTACTAAGCCACCTTTAGAAAATGCAAACAACTCTCCAGTATTTCCCCAATCCCAACCATAGTAGCCAGAGTCTCCGTTGTTACCACTACCGTTGCCGTTTCCGTTGCCGTTGCCGTTTCCGTTGCCGTTTCCATTGCCGTTTCCATTGCCATTGCCGTTGCCGTTTCCATTGCCGTTTCCATTGCCATTGCCGTTGCCGTTTCCATTGCCGTTTCCGTTGCCATTGCCGTTGCCACCACCACCAAGATCTATTGTAGTTATATATCTAGTAATATTTTCAGTAATATTTCTTATTTCATTTATTATTTGGTTAGTTGTGACTTCTTTAGGAATTGAATTAATTTTATCTAAAATGCCTTGCCACGATGCATCTGTTGCTGCTGCTGAAGCCTCTGCTGCTGCAAGAGAAATTGCATAATCTTCTGCCAACTGCTCGATATCGATTAACTTGTCTACAGTTTCTTCCCACTTTTCTAAAGTCATTCCAGTGCTATCATCTAAAGCGACTGCTTCATCAACTATCGACTGCATGTATGTTTCTTGTGATGCTAACTCAGCATCTTGTTTTTCTAACGAAGTTAATATATTTTGCTGCGCTGTAACTTGTTGATTAATATTTTCCAATTCACTCTTAAGTTTAGCAATCATTGCATCATGTTCAGCATTAATATTTTTAATTGCTACTTCTCGTTCTTTTTCTAGTCTAGTAATTTCAGTTTTTGCAGCCTCAATTTGTTTTTCTAACTCAAGTCTCTTAGGATCAGTTTCTAGTTTATATATTTGTTGTGATATCTGGAATTGTCTTTCAGCAATTTGCTGTCTTGTCATTCCAGTTTCTGAACCACGGAGTGCATCGATTTCAGTTTTTCTTGCTTTCTCTATACTCTGCATAGAGGCATCTAAAGCATTTGCGGAACTAGAGGCCCTCATCTCTTGTGCTGCTCGTGCTGCTGCTGCTATATCACCTTGTGATAATGCATCCGCTAAATCTAATTGTTGAGACTGAGACTCTGCAATTTGTTGATTAATATCTGAAATCTTCTGTAATGCTTCTACTTGCTTGTCATACTTTTCATTTATTTTATCTGCAGCATGGTCCATTATTGCTAAGTCATTGTTTAATTTATCAGATTCTTTATTAAGAGCAGTAATTTTATCTTCATAATCTATCTTAATCTTTTCTTCTAATCCCTTAATAATATTTTCTTGAGCATCTATTAAATTATCATACTTATCATTGGCAGCGTCTAAGGCTTTTTCTAAATTATCCTGAGCATTATTTAAAGCATCCTGCTTTGCATTATATGATGCCTGCAGTGAAGACAGGGCTTGCTGTCCTATTTGCATAGTTTTAGCCAAGTCTGCTCTCTTTGTCTGGATACCCTTTAATGTTGCACCTGGAGTAATAGTTGGAATTGCAACCCCAGCAGCCTGGTATCTTGCTGCAACATTTGCAATAGCCTGACTTCCAATATTCTTTCCAGAAATTAATGTTCCATCTTTTGCTTTTCTGTCTGCTGTTCTGATACCTGGAAGTTCCCCTACAGTCATATTAGAATATATATTGCGTCTAACTTCCATAACTCTTTTTGCTGCTTCAAATCCAGCCTGTGCTTTTTCTGCTGGATTCTTTGAAACAAAATCCATGATTAATTTAATATTTGAGTTAGCCTTTATTGCGTTTAAACCGTCTACTATTTCTTTTAGTCTATCTCTGGCGCCTTCCGCATTTGATTCATAATCATTCATAGCAGCAATTGCTGCCTCAAGAGATTCTGGATCTCCAATCATGTCTAACATTGCCCCAGAAGATAATGATAATCCTTCCTTAGACATCTTTTGGAAAAACTCTAATACCTTAGGAATCTGCTTAACGTTTGCTGCTTCTTGTTGAGCCTTTAATCCTCTAGAAATTAAATTGTTTATTTTTTCTCTAAGTACAACTTGATTGTTGAGCGCAGCATTTGTTTTTAGATCTTGATCTGTAATCTTTCCATTATATATGAGTTGGGTTGTATATTCGTCTGAAAGAATTCTTTCAATAGCAGTTTGATCATATCCTAATGCTGCTAACTTTCTTCTAACTGTTTCTTGTTCATTAAAAATTGTTAATGTTTTACCTGCAGCAGTATTAAACTCTCCTATAATTGCTGCATCAAATGCTTGTGCTCTTAACTTACCCTCTGCAGAAAGCACAAGGTCCCCTGCTTTTGTACCCTTTGGCATTGCCTTTCCAGTAAATGGATCTTTAAATCTTCCTTTATTTTTACCCTTTGTAATTTTTTCAGAAGTAACTTTAAACAATTTATCTTGATCTTTTTGAGATAGGCCCATTAGATAATCAGCGTATTGTCTACTATATCCCATTTTATTTAACTGTTGCTCAATACCCTGATATTTATCTTTAACAGATTTTAATCCTTTATCCGAAAGCGCTTTATTTAATTCCTTTATTCCACCAGCAGCATTAATCGCTGCATTACGAACATTCTTTAATCTTCTCAATAACTCTTCGTATGGATCTTCTTTAGTACCAGCACCTGGGGTATCTCCAACTGCCCCTCCTGGCTTAGTAATCAATTCTCCATTTTCACCAATATACGTTTTTGTTGCACGAGCAGCCTCTCTTGCCTGAGCCTCGGAAAGAGTTCCTGCCATAATCTCGTCATATCTTTTCTTCTTATATGCTGCAGCAGTTCTACCCCTAAAGCCAGACTCCCTTGCAGCAGCATCCGCTTGTTCTTCTGCATATTTCTTTCTTGATGCTTCATCTGCAAAGATAGTCTGATATATTGTTGTAAACTTTGAAATCGCTTCTTTTTGAGCCTTATCTGGTAACTTATCAAAATCAGCCCACTGAGCAAATAACACCTTTAGGTTATCTTGTGTCATTCCCTTCATTCCAGCGCCATTTCCAGTTGTAAAGTAATCAAGAATTAATTGCTTATCTAACTTGTCTGGCATTGCTTCAATTTTTGCTAAATCTTTAGATAGTTTAACTAATCCATCATATCCAACTGTAGTAATGTATGCTTCCATATTAACTTCGTGACCATCAAGCACACGTAGTTGAGCCATCGCTTCGCCAACTTCTTTAAAGGTTTTAGGATCACCATTTATTAACTTTGTAGAAATCTCTACGGCTTTTCCTTGATTTTCAAAGCCTGAAAAATATTCTAACATTTCTATAGTGGCATCTGCACCTTGTTTTTCAATTCCTACCTTTAATGTTGTTCCTAATTCTGGCAACCTGCCTTCAAACATAGCCATAAAAGTATTCATTTGTTCTGGATTTATAATTTTATTACCTAGAAGCATTTGCATCTGTACTTCAAAACTTTGAGCCTTTTGTGCATTTTCAAAACCACCCTTTGTTTTTCCACCATCAAATGGGTTTACAGTTAGGTCGCTTAATTTTGCTAATCTAGATAAAGTATCAGATGCCATTGTTTCAAACTCTGTACCCTTAAATGCATCTTTTACTTTAGATTTTAATGCATCAAAATAAGCATCTTCTTTGGCACCAGAAAAAATTCCAACTTGGCTTTGTCTAATTCTTGTTTCAAATATCTTGGTTTCTTTATCAATTTGCTTTACTATTTCTTTATTTGCTAACTTAACATCTGAAGCCATCTTACTTTCTAAATTAGCAATTTTTGTTTTTATTGATAATAACTTTTCTGCATTTGTTGTAGATTCTAATTCTTTTTGAAGTAATTGAATTTGCTTTTTATATTGCCACTCTGTAGCATCTACCTGTGCTTTTGCTATCTGAACATTGTTTATACCGAATGCTGCTAGTTGAGCGGATTCTGTTTTTCCAGTCAACCCTTTAGATTCGGCAGCACCTAGACTCTTTAGAAGAGTATTAGATCTTTCTCCTGCTGCCTTAATTATTTCAAGTCTAACTTGTAGTGGATCAGTTGATAGATCTTCTCCATTTGGACCAATTATTTCTCGTAAATCTCCCATAATTTCAGCAGTATATTTTCTACTACCTAATTGAATTCCAATTTGATCTGCAATACTTGCTGCTTGAGAAGCATCTAAAACTCCGTCAGAAACATAAGAAGATAACTGCAAGGCAAAATCTTTAGCAGCAGTCTTAGACCCATACTGTTTCATTTGATCTACAAAACCAGTTACCATTGACTTACCAACTTGAGATGTTAAGAATGTATCTCCAAAACCAGTTCCAGCACGTTCAACATCATTGTATGCACCAAATACGCCTTTCTTTCTTACTTCTTCCATTGCACGAGATGCGCCAACCTTGTTTGTTATTTGTCCTATTTGATCCATCTTTGCTGTTGTTGAAGAAATAGAATCTACGTATTCCGCCTGTTTCTTTGCAGAATTTTCAAAACTCTTATTAAGAGCAAATAAACTTCCTCCAACAGCAATCGCTGCTGTGCTTATCCATCCCACTGGCCCCATTCCTGCCAACATTGGAGCCATACCAGCAACAGCAGAAGCACCCATTAATCCCATACCAGCACCAGTATTACCAGCCATCATCGCTGCCATACCAGCAGTACCCAATGCCATTGAGGCTCCACCAGAAAAACGACCAACCTTTTCTTGACGTCTAGCCTTTATGTCTCTTTTATCTTGCTTTGCTCTTTCCTTTTCAGTTAACTGTGCAGTTTGTCTATTTTTTATTTCTTGTCTTTCTAACTCTGCTTTCTTTCTAGCAGATGCTGCGGCAAGTTCTTCTGCAGTTTTTCTCTTTCTTAGTCTTTCTAAGGAGTCTCTGATTTCTTTTTCTGTAAATCTATTTTTTGATCTTAATAGTCTTTGCTCATCTTGTATGGCCTTAGTTATACGGCCACGTGCTGCCTTGCTTAAGTTAGGGTCTCCCTGATCTCTGCCAACCATAGCAAACTGTCTTCCAAATGCTCTTGCCTGAGGCGCTGTGGCCACTCTTCTGGTTGCTGTTTCAGTTGCAACTCTTCTATCTGTTGCTTTTCCAGTATCTGCAACTGCGCCTGATGGTTTAGAAGAAGTATTTGCAGTTGTTAGTTTAGTTATTTTTCCTGTTACAGTATCAACCATATATTCTTTGTTTGGATTTACTAAAACATTTGTTCCCTTTGTTGCTCCACTTCCTAGATTAAATTGTGGTCTCCATTGTGAATAATATTCAGTGCCAAGTCTGCTGTCAATTAATTGAGCAACTGCTCTTGATTGTCTTACTTCTCCTAAACTTGGAAAACCTGCTGGCTTCTTTGGTTGAGTCTTTAAGAAATCCTCTGCAATAATATCAAGTTGTGTTGCTGCTCGTACTAGTTTAACTTGAGCCTCAGTAGTTGGATGATTTTGTCCAGACATATATGTTGCAGAATTTCTAAATTCTTTAATTTGATCTGGAGTAAGTCTAAGAGGGTTTCCACTCTTTTCATTCCAATCAAGAATACTTCCAGTTCTTTTGCCAGTATTCATGTAGTTATTTAATAATCTTAAATCAAATAATGCTTGGCCCTTAAGCCATTTTTCTGTTCCTCTGCCAGATTCACCAGTTTTTGCAATATGAGAAAGTTCTGGTCTTAGTGCCTGAGCAATTTGTTTGTCTGTATATCCAAGTGCTTTCATTGACTCCTTTAGAGCACCTAGCGGATCAGACTTACCTGTTGCAGCATTTGCTGCCTTAAATTCTTTTTCTTGTGAGTCTAAAACTTTATATAGCAATGAGTCTCTTGGTATTGACTGTCTCCATCCACCACTTTGTTTTCCTGTTGGACTCATATCAAATCTTAACTTAGAAACATTCATCTTTCTTTGGTCTGAAAATGCTCCGCCTCTTTCAACTGCACCTAATCTATATAATAACTTATCTCTAACTTCACTGTATGTTTTCCCAGCAGAAGCAACATTTGCACCAGACTCTATAGACTTTTTATCGTAATAGCGTCCATCTTTATAAACCATTTCATCTTCAATATATTTTAATAATTGATGCTGCGTCATATTTGATGGCGTAATGCCTTTTTTAGTTAGTAATGATGTAACTAATTCATGTTGTTTAGGATTAGTATTTTTAAGAACTTCAATTTCATCAACAGCATCCTTGGCTAATCTTTTTACTAATGTATCTATTTGTGTCCTAGATGATGGATCATTTTTAAGTTCATCAAATGTTCCTAATGCAAATTTTCCTACCTGCTTTTCAATAACATCTTGATAATTGGTTCCGCCCTGTCCCTCTATCAACTTCTTTACTGATTGCCCAGCATTAGCGTGGATGCCTTGAAACTTTGACCAGTCTACTGCTTTTCCAGCCTCTAATCTTTTAATCATATCATTGTAAACAAGTTTTTCTGCAGGGTTTAGATCAAACTTTCCGATAGTTTCTTTTAATTTTGGAAGTACTTTATCAATCTCTTTAATAATTGCATCATGGTATTGTTTAGGGGTCATGTTTGCTGCTAAACCAGATGTTTCTTGTGCAAAGAATTTTTTAGCACCACCCTTAATACCAAGCAAATTAATCATGGCCTGCTCTTCCATTGAAGGCAATGCTTTTGCAAAATCTCTAAATCCAGATGCTCTATCAAAAACCCCAGCATTTCCTACGTCTGCTAAAACTTTACCAGAAACATTTGACTGTGATAAATCTTTGTCTGCTCTCAATAGTGATGCCACTAATTGAGAAATCATATCCTTTTTATTAAACTTACCAGCACCTGCAGCAATTCTTGGATCATATGGAGACTCTAAAACAATTAGTTTTCTTTGTCCAGAAGGATCTGTTGGATCTATCATTGTCTTAATTGTTTGCTTTGGAGCAATCAAACCATGTGCTTCTCTTGCTATCTCTGTAGCACGGACTTCTGCTAAAGCAGTCTTCTCATCCATTGTAGGCTTTACTACTACTAAACTTCCATCTGGCTTTCTATATACCCCGCCTACTCCACGTATTGGGAAACTTCGTCCAGAGAATGGTTGCATTAGTGTTCCAAAGTTTGTTGGTTTTGTTTCAGCAAATCTAGAAGACTTTACTGCTTTATCAATTTGATCTGCTATCATTCTGGACTGTGTTACATCTGCTATTTTCTTAGGCATACCGATATCTACAGCGCCAGACTGCCTTACTGGATGAGATGTTCCCCAAGGCAATCTTCCACCAGCAAATCCTGGCACCTTGTCTTGGAACATTGCTGTAATTAATCCACGATACTTTTCGGAAGTCTTAGTTGGAATAATTGCTTCTCCTGGAGAAACCATTGCTGGAACAACATCTCCAGCACCTTTTGGACCTGGCACACTTATAATTCCATCTGCAAATTTCATTGGACCCTTAGGTAGTTTAGATACTGATCCTGCTGCTCCCTGCATTCCACCAGCAAATAATGCTGGATTTTGAGCAGCCATATTTTTCATTTGAGATGAAAGCATTCCATATGCTGATGCTAGTTGCATTGCTGCTGTTCTTTCAACATTGAAAACTTCTACTAGTCTGGTGTGAGTATTATGTAAGGCTTGACTTGCAGCCTGCTGTTCTAGTTGTTGTTGTGTAACATAATCAAAACCAGCACCAAGAACGTTGGTTTGGCCATTTAATTTTGCCATGCCACCACGTATTGTGGCAAATAACTTAATTAAGTTTGCTAATCCATTTGCCAATAAACCAAATGTCATAAGTAGTACTGGTCCAATACCAGCAACAACACCTACGATAATAGCAACTACCTTTTTTGTTTGATCGCTTAAGTTGTTGAACTTTTCAAAAAGTCCTCCAAAAAACTTAACAATAGGAGTAACTGCTTCAAGAAATGCCTTACCTAAAGGCATGATATCTTGCTTAAACTGCTCAACAGCAGCCTGGAATTTAGTTCCTACTGAATCCTCTACCTTTTTCATTTCTCGTTCAGATAATACGGCTAACTCTTCTATTGCTGATCCTGCCAAATCTAATGCTCTAGACGCCTGAGTTCCATCTTTAGATACATTTTGGAATAAGGTTGACAAACGAGCAAACTGGAATTTTCCAAATAGTTGTTCAATTGCTCTTGCTCTTTCTAGAGGTGCTAGTGTGTCTAGTGCTCTTGCAAAACCAACTACTGTTGCTTTAACATCGCCTTTATTTGCTTCAACAATACCCTTTAGATTAATCCCCATTTCAGCAAGAAATTTGGTTGCTTTTTCTGTTGGATTAATCAATGAAGCAAGACCAGACTTTAGTGCGTTGGCACCTTCAGATGCATTGATGCCACCTTCTTTCATAGCAGTAAGGAAAAATGCAAGATCCTCAACACTACCGCCAAGTTGTTTTACAACTGGAGCAGCCTTTGGAATTGCAATTGTTAAATCTTCAATCGAAAGAACAGTTTGGTTTTCTACTGCGTTTAAGAAGTTAATTTTTTCTGCTAGTTGATCTGTAGAAAGACCAAAAGCATTTTGTAATGATATTGTAGTTTCTAGAGCCTGCTGTTGTTCTACTTGACCCAAAACTGCAAGTTTGGTAGCAGTCTTTACTTGTTCTTCTAATGCTCTACCTTGAAAACCTGCTGCAGCAGCAGTTGCTGCCATATCAACAGTATCTTTAACTGCAACTCCATATTTTGTAAACTCTTCTGCAAGTCTTCTTATATTAGCAACTGCAGACTCTACCTCAGCATCATTGGTAAATGCATCTCCATAAACACGCCTAAACTTTAGTGTTGCTTGCTCTAATTCTCTAAATGCTTTAGATGCATATCCGCCAAGCATAGATAGTGGTATTGTTAAACCTACCATCAACTGACGACCAGCCCACTGGGTGTTCTTACCAAAATTTAGAAGTTGAGTTGAGCCTTGTTTTAATAATTGATTTAAAAATTGTTGTCTTTGTGCAGCATACTGAATACGTGTACCAAGTTCTGTAAATCTTCCATTAGTCATTACTAATGTTTTTGGCATAATACGCATTGCATCAATAAAGCCACCTTGGGCTTTAGACATTTGAATATATTGTGACTGAAGAGCCTTTACTCTATCTCTACGAGCACGATTAATAATTTCACGTTCTTGTGCAAATGCTTTGCCTAAAACTTTTGTATTGGCTGTTGCTGCAGCCATGCTGTATCTATAATATTCTTTTAAAGATAATTTGTTTTTTTCTAAAGCAGTTGTAAATGCAAGTGTACTTGATGCGACTTTTGCTTGACTTACAGCAAACTTTCCTGTTGCTCCAATAGCCTGTGCTAGTTGAGCATTTAATCCTTTTTGTGCATTTGCTGCAGCAAGGTTGCCCTCAGCAAGCGATTGATGAAACTTACTGAGGCCAGCCTGTAAACTACGTAATTGTGCAAGAGCGTCGGCAGTATTAAAATTGATATTAATATTAGAATTTACATCTGCCAATTCCTATGCACCTCTTTATTTATTTATTTTACTAAACCAGAAACAACTGATGCATCTGCACTCTGGAATCCAGAAGCAGCGTCAACTATCTTATAGACAGTAGGAAGATCTAAAAGTTCTTCTAATTGTTCACGGTTTTCTGCCAATTCTGGCTTGTATTGTTTCATTGCAATTTGAACACAGTCCATTAGAATATCCATAGACTTATCGTTATCATCTGCAACTGCAGCAAGTTCTCCAAACTTCCCCATGAAAGGTCTCAATAAAGATAGTTTAAGAGGTCTTACTGGAATCTCTGTATTGTCAACTAACGTGATTGTTTGCTTATTATCTGTAGGCTTTTCGGCCATTTTTCCTCCTTAAGGTATTGAATAAATTATACCACAAAGGCCTTTTATTTTTTGGTAAGGTCCTCATAATCTAAGCCCATACCGATTCCAAATCCAGCCTTTTGTGCGTTAGCACCTTGTAATGCCAATACATCTTTTGCATTTGCTGCCTTACCCTTACTAAATACCCTTGCCTTAAGTTCTTGCCAGGCATCTTGCTTTCCACTTGCCTTATCCAAATCTACACCCTGCATTGCTGCCAAAAACTTTTTTTGTGAATAATCTAAATCTCTTTTTATTTTTAATGTTGCTATTATTTCTGGCATAGACATAGATGACTCTAACTCTTCATAATCTTTCCAGATACCGAGAAGGAATACCTCTGACTCTAACTCTGCTAAATCTAATTCATCCCAACTCTTACCGCTATCTGTAGCCTGTTGTTGTACTGGCTCTTCTGATTTTTCATTAATCTTAATCCCAGCAGCAAAATCTAATATCTTATAGATTGTTGGCATATCAATATTATCTTCTAATTGTTCTTGTGTTTTTATTAATGGATAATATTGTCTCATTGCAATTACCGTGCATTTTGCTAGTGCATCTATTGCCTCATCATCATTTTTAGATATTTTAACATTTTCAAATTCATCTAAAAATAACTTTAAAAATTTTATTTTTAATGGTGTAATATAAAGTTCTGTTCCATCCATTAACTCAACAACAGCACTTTTATATATTTCTGTAGGCATTTAACTATTATATCAAACAGAAAAGCCCAACCTTTTGGGTTGGGCTAATCTTTTTATTTAATTGTATTATAGAGAACGATCTACGATTTTACCGTATGATGCGTTATCATTTGGTAGTAAACGGAATGAAACTTCAAACATTGTCGCTTCATCACGCTTAGCACCTACAGTTACGCTCTCGATTGAGAGTGCACGATATGCAACATAAATTCTTTCAATAGAATCTGAGTCAGCGCAGTCGCCAGTTCCTGGACCTACTGCAACCAAACCACGCTCTACTGGACATTCGCCAATATCGCCTGCTGAAAGATTAAGTGTTGGATTACCACTTACATTTGTAAGATTATCATCCTTGCCTGCAAGAGCAAACAAAAGATTTTCCAATGTTGCCTCAGCAAATGTTGTGTTGAGATTAACTTGCATGCCTTGCTTAAACAACTTGGCAACGTCAAGAACCTGATCAACAGCAACTTCGCCAAAGTCTGGTTGGAACTGAAGTTCTAAACCATTCATTGTGTAACCTACGTTACGGAAACCTTCTTCATCAGAAAGAGTCGTTTTGTAAGATGTACCAGCAGAGTACCCTGGAAGAGCACCTGCTTCTGGTAGTGGACCTGCCTCATACGTAAAAAGTGCTGCTGCACCTACGATGATTTGTGTACTATCACCACGTGTATATGCCATTTATTTCACCTCTTTATTTTTCTAGAAATTAAAAGGCGTGTTTCCTCATTGATAAGTATACAGCCTTTTTATTAATTTCCTAATATCCCAAGTACTAAATTACCGTCTTTATCATACCTAGTAGTAGACTGATGATAGTCATAATCAATAATAATCTTATTACCAGCGTAAGTTCTGGCTGTTCCAAAGTCGACTATATCTCTTGACTCTTCTAACTGATATATTTTGAAATCATGGAAAAAGAACTCACAACTCATACCATCAAGGGTTTTTCCTTTTACCCAAGAATTTAACTCCTGTGCACTTTCATCTCCACGATCTAATAGCCTCATTACGGCTTCCTGTATTTTAATCATCTGTATTGTGGGTTCTGAACCACTAGCATAAAAATAATATAAAACTTGCTCACATTTAATATGTGGAAATGGGCCACGGCGCATCTTAAACATGCGGTCATAAACAGCCATGGTTCCACCCTCTGGAAATTGTTTCTGAAGGGTTTCTATTGTTGAAGGACCTGTTGGGAAAAATGGTACATCTTCCAAGCCTGCTAACTCTTCTATTTTAGTTCTTAGATAATAATTAATCCATAAAACTGGTGTATTTAATACTGATGTAGATTCTGTCATCTAATTACCCCCGCATTTGCAACCCACTGAAAGCCTGTCTTTATTCCTAGAGATCTTCCACTACGTTTTGCTGCATTTAAATTTTTCTTATAAACCTTTGGATAACTTAATTTTTCCTGTAAACCACTTGCTCTTAAAAATGATTGTCTAAAATATACGCCAAAAAAATTATTAATAGTATTTTCAAATTGACCTTGAGTTTGTCCTCCAGGATTTTCTACCCTTACTGGATTAGGTGTAAATACTTGCTCTCCGCCTATTTCAAAAGAAAGCACATTTGCTTTTTTTGGTTTAATAGTTACAGCAACACCACTTTCCATAATTTGTGCTTTATTGTAAAATGGAACAGTTGATCCATTTTTAATTGAAGTAGATTGTTTAAAAGATGACTTAAAGGTAAGTCCTATATTGCTAATGGTGTAATCTATATCAAATAGTCTTGCTTTTGGACTTCCTGTTTGATCCCACTCATATATATGATGAAGTAATTCTGGAGAAGTTCTTGCATTGGCATCTATAAATTGAGAAGCATATTCTGATATTTGTGGACCAAGTGCTACATACAACGCTTTCTTTCCTCTTTGAACTCCTTCAATAAATCCAAAAGAATAATCAATTATATTGTTCATTTCTTTTTTAAATAACTTAGAATCAATAACAACTCTCATACGTCTACCGCCTGATTTTCAGATCTACGTATAATTAATTTATAGTATTCTATATTTCCAAAAGGACCTGTAAAAGGGTCTTGTGTTGCTATTTCAAATATAGTGGACTTACCTGCACGTGGCCCAGAAGTTTCTAAATAAATTTCATTACAGTTTTTATCTTTTATGTTTGTGATAATAACATTTGTAATAGAATTACGAGCCTCTAAACTTGACATTCTGATATCTGTTTTTACTCTACCCATTAATAGTTTATCTTGTGTAATATTAATATTTGGAGTTACCTCTTCTTTAAATGCTGTTCCTGCTGGAGCAAATGAACATGCAATTGTACGATCTAAAATCCAAGTCTTTTTAACTTCTCCGTAAATACCCTGTTCAACTATTGGGTGATACACATCTGCTTGCATAGGAAATGCGAAGTCTGGAGTTTCGCATATTACCATTATAGTACCCCGACGAACTCAATCGGTTTGCGATATTTATCAAGTATCTTGTCTACAATTAAATTGCCAGTACCTTCAAATACTGCTTTATCAAACTGAATTCTAAATTGATCTGTATTATAGGCACCGATATAGCGCTTATAATAATCTAACTTACCACAATCGATGTCATGAATAAGTAACTCTGTTGCTCTAACAATATCAGACGGAACCTTGTTATATCCTACTTCTAGTATAACTGTGTAATCCCATGTCTTTGGAAATCCTCGTGCAGAATAATCAAGTTCTGTAATATCTGTCGGTGAGGCTGGCAATAAAATACGAGCAGACTCATCTCTGTTTATTGCATCATTAAACGTCATTGTGATTGCAGATCCATCTGGAATAATTTCAAATGCTGAAACAGAGTTTTCTAAATCATCTGCATCATAAAGCAATACGTTGTTTTCATAAACCTTTAAAACCTTTTTAGCATCTACCCAAATAGGAAGGTAGTCTGTTCCTTGACCTGTTGTTTGAATTATTTTTTTCTTATAATAAAACTCTACATCGCATACAGAATCTATAATTGCTCTGGCTAATTCTTCGTTAGAGGCATAGGTTGAAATTTCACTGGCTGTAGTTCCGTGATCGTTTGGATTTATGTACGGGCGGACTACATCAATAAAATATTCATCTCCATCAATTTCTATTTTATATTCTGTATCATATTTTGAAGATAGTGGTATTACTACTTTTGAATTTGCATTAGAAGTAATTGAATCTTCTATAACTGAGGAGTCCGCCATATCTGTAATGGTGTAATCATATTCTGTGGATGCAGATCCAACATCTAAAGTTACACTTAAATTATATGGCGGTACTCTCAGAATTTGCATTTAGCGACCAAACTCCTTGGCTACCTCTTCTGGTGTAGCAAGTCTAACATGACTACGCTCTAACCATTTTTCAGCCTGCTCTGGTGTAACAATATTATATCCACGATATACCTTGCCAACTCCAGGTAAACTTACATTCTTTGTAGAATGAACAGCAACTGTTTTATTAGACTTTTTTGGTGCAACAGATTTTTCATTTTTAACCTGTCGTGGTGTTTGTGCAACACCAATTACACCATTTACAATAGATCCTACAGACTGAACTGTATCAGATGAAGATCTGCTCAAATCTGCTGTAGTGATAGCATCTGTAGACTCTGTAGCCTCAGATACTGATGCTTCAATATTATTTTCCGCAGCGACTTCTTCAACCTTAGTTTCTGGCATAGGAGCCTCAACAACTGGTTCAGCAACTGCTGGTTCTTCTACTGGAGCCTCTGGTGCAACAATGTTTTCTACTGGTGCTTCATTATTAAAATTATTTTCTTCCATTATTTAACCTCCTATGTGAACTATTATAACAGAATACTAAAGATAAGAGGGGGAGGAGATTAACCCCTGCCCCCTCTCAAAGGTACTGTCTACAGATTATGCATCTGCTGCAGCGTCTGCCCAGGCAATAGCGTCTTCTTCTTCCCATTGAATACCGAAGCGAACGAATACAGTATATTCAATTGTATCCTTCTTCGCAACATATTCACGGTTTACAACGATATCACGCTGGAAGCCCCATACACGGTTCTGAGGGAATGTCAAATCGACATATCCTTCAGGGTAGTAAGGAACTTCTTGTACATCGATTCCGAGAACACGAGTTGTACGTGCTCCACCGAATGTCTGGCCTTGACCATCTAGGTAAGCCTGTGTATTTGCATAGGTATTACCATTCTTGCCAAGTGCTTCAGCGATTGCATCAGACAATGTACCGTTATTCTTAACGATACCTGCGAATGCATCTGTACCTGCATAGAACTTAAGATTGTTCTTAAGTGCACGGTACTTACGTGGCATAGCAAGGATGATCTCCTGCATTTTTTCTGGAGTCCATGCGTTGTCAGCAACGGTAATTGCTGCCTCATGTGAATCTCCATTATCCTGATGCTTCTTAATGAAGCCAGGCATAATTGAAAGGAATGGTGCGGTTGTTCCGTCACCATTAATAGCAAGATCTTCAATGTCATTTGCGAATGCATTTGTCATCAAGCGAACGAGATGATCTTCTAATGCACCACCCTCGACATTGTCTTCTAGTGCTTCAGCAGAAACTTCCCAATCCAAACGGATTTTCTTTGTGGTAAGTTCTACCTTTGAGAAGGTTGCACCAGTGTTTGTGTAGTTACCGATTGCTTGTGCAGCAGAACGGATAACACGCTCACCAACGTTAATCTTCTCTAATTCCATGGTGTTTGCTCTCATCGTCACACGACGACCATCTTGGGCGAGAACGGTAGCATCCCAAACGTAGTCAATAAAACGACGTGCCTGTTCAGGGCGTAGGATTCCGCTTGCAGCATCACCCGAAGGGTTTACGGCATTAGGACCAGTGGTAACACCAAAGTTAGCGTTAGGGATGTTACCAAGTGTATCTGCACCTGGATCTGTTACACCACCAACACCACCTGAAGCGAATGCACCTTGACCTTGATAAAGACCAGGGGCTGTTCCGCCTAGTTCGCCAGTTTCTCCTGGCTGGTTTTTCTTAATCTCTTCCGACATATTGTCACCTCCTAAGTGATTACTTAATTAAATAAGTCGGCTGTTTTGAGGAAACGTCCGCCCCATAGGGATTTTTCAACCATTGCTGGTTGTTCCTGTACGATCTCGCCTAGATCGCCAGACTTTCGGAAAGCAGTGTCTGCTTCTACTGCGTCTACTCTCTTTCCAAATCTATCAACTTGTTCAACTGTTGCAGCAATGTCTTTGGCGACTGCATCAAGTGAACTCTTTACTGCTGCTGTGTCAACCTTATTAGACTTAAGCATTTCTACTTCTGCCTGCAAAGACTTTACAGTTTCAACTAAATCGCTAAAGGCTGATGTAATTGTATTCTTGATTTCTGCAACTGCTTCAACAATTGCTTCATCTGACTTAGATACTTCTGCTGCAACTTCTGCTGCTGGTGCTTCAACTGATTCTTCAGCCTTTGCAACTTCTTCTGTTGGAGTCTCTTCAGACTTTTCAACAGTATCTTCTGCTACTTCAACCTCTTCAGATTTTTCAGTAACTTCTGCAACAGGAGCCTCAACTACGGCATCTGCCTCTGGAGCGATTTCTTCTGACTTAGTAACTTCGGTTTCTTCAACCTTTGTCTTTTTTGCCATAGGATTATCCTCCTTCTTAATCTTAGCATCAATGCCTTTAGCACTATCTACTAAGAATTTGACTATATCCATTTTTTCATTATCCGTTTTTTCAACGAACCCTATATTCTTCATTTCATTTCCGTTAACTGGACTTGTTACAGATTCTTCTTCTGACACCATAACCAAACCAGACTCTTCATCATAAAAAACATTTTCTAATGCAACATCTTGTCCCTTAACAACATCTACTCCATCAACCTTTTCAACTTGCATAATATTTGCAAACTGATTTGCTGGAGAATCAACTAATGATAACTCAACAAGATCATAATCTTTAATAATTCTAATTGTGGAATCTGACTTCTCATCATAACCGTCATCCCACTTATTCATTCGACCACCAATAGAAAATCCTGTTAGTGTACCGTCCAAAACTTTTTCCCATGTATCTTGTGCACCCTTTGATACATATGCTGAAACAAAAACACCAGAATAAAACTTTTTAGATTCTGGATCAAAATATCTATCTTCTTTAAAATTAACCATCTTACCAACAGCAAGTGGCTGGTGCATTTCACGAATGTTTCCACGGAATTTTGAAAATGCTTTTAGTGATGCTTCTGCTGTAACTATATCGCCTTGCTTATCAACATTATCAAGAGATGCAAAACCAGAGACGATACGTCTCTCCTTATCAACCTTCGCAAATGGAAGGGAAAGTCTTACTGAGTCGCCAGTGGTATCCCAATGGGCTTTAGATATAGTCATACTAGAATATATTATAGAGCCTTTTTTACACATATGTTAATAACTTGTGAATAAACCTGTGGAAAACTATTGAGAAGATCTACCTTCGCCTTTTGGATTTCTACCGCTTATTGTGGCAGCCCCGTCAGACTGGTTATTCGTTCTTTCTGAATCCCTTGCCCTATCAGAATTATCGCTTGATATTTGTTCTGGCTTAGGATTAAATGGCTCGTCCCCCCCCTCTCTTTGTGGAAGACCAAGTGCGGATCTTGCTTCGTTTGGAAGCATTACCTGTGTTTTTACGTATCTCTCCAAAATCTGAGATTGTGCTATTTCATCTGTAAGTGTTAATTCTTTAAACTTAAGGACTAAAACATCAGTCTTTTCTTTAATAATTTTATTAACTATTTTTTCTAATTCTCTTTGTGCTGGTCTTGCGACTTGCTCTTTGAATGTTCTATCTTGTGCAAGTGCTGCTGCAATTGAGCCAGAATCTCCTCCACCTATCTTAGATAATGGAACTTGATGTGCAATTAAAATGTCGTCACGATTTTGGTTACGATACCTTTCAAAGGAACCCTCTTGAACACCATTTTCAATAGGCTCCATTTTGAACTCGACCTTATTAGTATCGCTATCTCCAGGGAGCGGAATGTATAAAGTTCTATGTGATTGCCCCTTAAGACTTGTTTGTAAAAATCTAAACATCTTATCTTCAGCATCTGCAGAAAGTCGTGCACCCTTTAGTGTCACAACATAACGAGGGACAGCCTTATTACTAAAGTAGTCGATGTTATATTGTGACGCTAACTGGTCTCCATGGAGCGAGTTTATTGCCGACATTATGTCTGGTACACCATAAAAAGTATTTAAAGGCGAGTACTGTTTAAAGTGTATGATTTCATTAGGTCTTGGATCAGAAGTTACTGGATTAGCATTTTTTGCTCCAAAGTTCCTAAAATAAACAACCTTGCTTCCGATTATCTGAACATATCCGTCACGCAATCTACGAACACGCATAGTTGTTGCTGGAATGTGTCCAATATAACCAATTTCACCACGAGTGGTTCTTCCTACTTCAAGATAACCATTTCCTACTGCTTGAACATCAGTATAAACTTTCATCATTGTTGTAGTAAAAGAATCATCATCGTTTAATGATTCTAACCATTCATGCATTTCAATCTTTGCACGTTCAATTCTATTTCTTGCTCTTGAAACTTGATCTTTATCTTTATTTGATTCTAGTCTAAGCATTGTGCTTGGAGCAACTTCAAAATCATATCCAAGTCCAACAATATTTTCTACTTTAGCATCGATAGCAGCATGATTTGCAAATGATGTATCATAATAATTTGCAAGTTCGTAAACATTCCATGGTGGTGTAATTACGTCAAATAAACCATAACCATTTCTATATACTGTGCCAGGATTTATTTCTTTTGATTTTGCACCATTAATACCGCTTTGCTCTGCTCTTGCACTATCAAGATATCCCTGTGTTGGATTATTTCTATCTGCTTTTTCTACAAGACGAGATGCTCTTCTTTTAAAGTTATTGTCTAATCCGTTATATGATTTTAAATCTTCCCATGATTGATTAAATGGGTCAGATGCTTTAAAAGTATCTAATGCATCTACTGGATTATCTATTCTTGCACCTATCAAATATTCTTTTTCTTCTGACATTATTCCTCATCACCATATTTTGCAATTGTATCTTTTGCTGCTTGAACTGCACCAAGATCATTTAGATTAGGTATTAGCCCAGCCTTCATTCTATCTACCTGCTCGCTATACTCTTCATCAGTTACTCTTCCCATACCCGCAAAAAAATATGGCTCCCCGTCTGGCTCTCCATAATATGCTGCTGCTTGCTTTAATTCTGCAATTCTTGCAAGATCACCCTTCATTGATGGAATGTTTAATATGTTTCCGTTTCCATCAGTAAACCACTTACCGTTAGACTTTTTCCAAACATAAATACCCCAATCATATTTTTTATCAATTACTGTAACCTTAGTTTCACCAATCTGACCAGGCATGCGAGGCTTTCCATCTTTACCAAAAAGGGGTTGATTGTTCTTTTTCATAACCACCAGTATACCATATTATACTGCGTCAGAGGTTTGAGATTGCCACTGTATATCTTTAAATATGGCATATTCATAATCTTTAAGACTAAAAACTCTGGTATCGTCAACTATAATTTTATTAGTTCCAGTATATGCTTTATATAGGTCTGATGGATCTACGCCATAATAACTAATTGAGGATTGCACCAATACTCCCTGCCATATAGCGACGTCAGCCCAGTATTCCCAATCAAAAAATCCATCTGGAGCAAATTTTACTCTTGACCATGGCCTCTTATTTACATTTTGTATTGCTTGCAAACTTGTAGTTTGATAATAAGATAAACTATTAAAAATAATTGGCCCATTTATCATTATTGACCCAGCATATCCTTTGAAGTTTAATATAGATGGAAAACCTATTCCAAGCATTGCCCACTCATTTATATTTAATACTGGCTCCTTAACTATCTTTCCATTTAAATAAAATGATATTCCATTATATAAAGATCCAGTATTTGCATCTATTGCATATATTTTTGCACGTTTACCAGTAGGGTGATTTGCAACCATAAATAATTTTATAGTTTTTGTTTTTGAGTTAATCTGCATTATTTGAGTTGGGGAGTATGGGAAGAAATCTCCATTAAATCTAACTAAAGACTGCATAGCCATAATCTCATAATTATTTGTTTTTCCACTGTTGATGGGGATTGCTACTCCACGATTCGTTAGCGGATCATAGTCTCCACGTAACTCTAAACCAGAATACCTCGTTAAATATAAGTAGGGGGAAGATCCTTTATATATGCTAAATGGATTTTTTGATTTATAGTTAAAATAGTAACCATTATTTAAATAAGGATAAACATTAGTTCCAAAGCGAGTACCTATATTATTTGCAGTATTATAATTAAATGCCTGAGAGGCTAATTGCAAACTTTTAACTTTAATCGGGTTATGTAAAATTCCGTCTACCTCAAAGTCAAGATGAACAACTATTGCTAAATCATTAAAGTTAACTCCTTTTGGAGGATATATTAATACATTATCAACAACTTCATATTTAGTATTTATCCATTCACTTCCTGGAGAAATAACACCATTTTTTGGAACATCTTTTGTGTTTATAAAATATCCATCTGAAGCATTTGCCCCACTTTCTAAATATTCAAAAGTAATATATGTTTTTAATATTGCTCCAGTAGTGTCATACGAATAAGTTTTTTGTGATCTTTCTGATAAATCTTGATAATCTACATATCCAGTATAAAGATAATTATCTAAAGACTCGTAAGTTCTTTGTTCTGGGTACGAGTATTCTTCAGACAACTCTGCATATGTCCAACCGTCTTCATCTATTACTTCTGTTTCTTTAAATTTAGTTGGTGCTGGATAATTAACGTTGAACTGAATAAAATCTAATCCAAACTTACTTTTACCATACTCGTCTGTTACATACTGTCCAAAATATGAAAGAGGAATATAGTCTTTCCAAGAACCGCTTGAATAGACATCTAAGTAGAAATTATTAAAATAAACTTTTGGAATTACTCCAAAACTAGGGGCATGATCTGCTAATCTAATATTTAAAAATTCTGATGCATTAAAATCAAACTGTGTGTCGTAGTTTAAGTAATAGTCCCAAAATTCTTGATCTGAATCTCCTCCGTCATAATCTATATTTGGACCATACAAATCAAATATATTTTCATAATCTTTTGGAACTCCAAGTTCATTAAATAAATTTGCAATATCCTTTACATTTTTTTCAGAACAAACTGCTACTTTATAAATATTTCCAGTAAAGGTTTTTGTAAATTCTTTTGTTCCTCCAACATACATGGTTAATCCAGAACTATTAAAAAATGATAAAAGTTCTTCTCCAAAATAATCTCTAAATACATCTATTTCAATTCCTACAGCAAAAACATCTGTATTATCTACTGAAAACATTTCATACAAGGTTTTTATGTTAGAGTCTTTTTTAAATATATACCTAATATCATTTCCTACACACTCTATAGATAGATAGTTTGAATTTTGATCCTCTAATCTAATTAAAACTTCTGGTCCAGAGTATTCTAATGGTTTTTTAAATAATCCGTAGAATGCATGAATTGGTTGATTTAATGTTGAAAATATATCAAAATATAAATATGAATTTATGCCTTCCCAATCTTCTGTTGGTCTTAATTTTAAAAAATAACTATCTTCATTCTGTATAGTGGAACAATCCAATAACATTTGTTCTTTTGTTTTTTCGGTACTATTGATAAAAATTTCTGGAGTATTAAAATTTTGAAAAGTTATATAGTTGTCTTCTACTAAGACATTATCTAACGATCCTTGAGACCAAGATCCTAGGTCTGGATAGTTATAATTTTTAGTGTAATCTGCAAAAGCATAATCAAAAACAACAGAACTTCCACCATATGAAGCATTTAGGTTTTCTGGATACTGGACTCCTTGGCCATAAACAAATCTACGTTTCGCAACAACAGATGGAACTGAATATGTATATAAAGCAATGCAGTCAATCTCAATAGGCTCAATATTTTCGTATGCATAGAATCCTATCCAGTCTTGCTCTTTGTCTTCTGTATTTTTAGAATCTGGCAATGTAATTAAAGAACTATCAATTGCTAAAGATATAACTTCTTCTCCATTTAAAAGAATGGTTGATAAATTATTTGTATATCTCCAATGTATAAGCATTGGCCTTTCCCATTGACCTACATAATACGATGAATATGATTTGTTTATTTTTAATATTATAAATGGACCATCTATGTAAATGCCGTCGTCAGAAGATATAGCGCCAACTATTCTTTTTGCTTCTGAAGATGCGTTGTTAGTTCTTAACCAAAATTCTAATGTAAAATCTTTGTATCTTCCTCCATCCGACATCATGCCATCCGAAGGAATTATAATCGATGGTGCATTATTATTGTTATATAATTTTGTAATATTCTGAGATCCAAAAACCATTGGCATACCAAAATTTTTTGCTGATAAAGAATTATTGTTAACAAAATAATATCCACTGTTATTTGTTAATCCGTATGCCTTTGCCTCTACAACATCAGATGTATCTAGTGCTATATTTGATGGCAAAGATATTGTGTTAACACCCAAGGAAGTGGACTGAAACTCTTCACACCATTGACCAAATGTAATTCCATTTACATACAATGTATAGTCATCAATATTTGCAGACTGGCCAAAGTAATTAATTTTAATAACAAGTTTTATAGGCAGACTTGTTTGTTCTGGACTAAAGGTTTCTGAAATAAAAAACCATCTACCTTGTACTGAGGCGTCATAGGATTTTAAAACATCGACATAGTTCTCTAAGGCATCATCGTAATACCTATATCCTATTTCAATACTTAATACATATGGCCCAATATTATAAAAATAAGAGCCTATAGAAAAAGTTTGTAATGCAGAATTTATATCATTTATAGAAATTAAATCTGGACTAACAATTGTTGATGAAAAAAGTTCTCCAATTACTGAAGATGGTTTTATTTTATTAATTATGCTTTCTGGAAATGGAGCATCAAGTAGTTCTTCTGTTTCTTCAGATATTCCATTGTCAATAGCCCAAACCGATGTGTCTCTTTGTGCTTCTGAAATTAAAGAAACATAGTCAGCCTTATCATCGAGTGCCCACAAAAACTGTGGATGCTCTGCATATATTTTTTCTGCGTACAGATTTGACGGACTAGACATTATGAGTCTATTTTATCATACTAAGATATTTTTATTTCACAGGCATCAGTTGTGCAGTACATTTCGCCTTGTGCTTCTAAATTCTCGGCACCGTCGTAAATAGCAGACCAATCGATCTTTTTGATTTGTCCAATATAACTATCGTATTCTTCTTTAGTTATTTGAGTATATGGTTGTTGAGGATATGTATGATTTCCCATCGGCAAGAATGAAACAGCCTTTAGTTGTCCCTCGTACATATGAAGCGCAGGCGCTACATGCTTTGCTTCAGTTTCTTTGTCAAATGAAAGCGTTACAGAAACGCCATTATCTGACCAGTATTTCTGAGCAGTAGCAGCAAGCGCAATCTTCTCAAATAATGTAACATCTTTTTCAGATCTTGGATGGCCAGAATGAACTGGGAAATAAACGACAGTTGTATTCGCAGATACAAGGTCAGCCTCCATCTTATATCCAGCAGCCTTGAATAAGTGAATCATTGGGTCGGTATTCCCAAATCGAATTGCTCTCAAGAAATAATCTCCGCCTGGTGCCCAGTGAACTCCTGGCGTTGCGCCAGAAAGAATTGATACAGACCCTGATGGCTTAACAGTTGTGACTCTAATGGACTCACGAACGCATAACCATTCAGAATAAGAATGATCATATTTACGAATAGTCTTGTAGCCTTCGTCCATCCATTCACGCACAACAGGCAAGCCAAATTTGTCTGAGAAGGATGCAATACCTGTTAGGGATGTACCAATACGACGATTACGCTGCATGATTCCGTTTGTCTGTTGCCAGTGTGTTGGAATTAATGTAACAGTCTTTCCATACAAATATGCAAACTTGAGTGTCCGCAGGAAGTCTTCCTTAGATTCATGACGATTTAAATGCACTTCAACAAGTGTACATAACTCGTATGATTCCAATGGCTGCTCCGCACACGGATTGAAGCCCATAACACGATAGTCTTTGCCATCTTTTGGATCTGCTAAACGACCATAGTTACGTGCTACATCAAGCCAGATAAATCCTGGTTCTCCATTATTAACGATTAGGTCTACGTAGTCTTCGTACTTTGTACCTACCGTCGCAGCAATGGAGTTGTTTGACATCCATGCCCAACCTGGATTTTCTGGATCAAATGAATTACGCTCAGGAAAAACCTCAGCGTTCTTCAAATTCATAAAGTTTTTATCTTCTGCTCCACCTAAAGCCAAGGTAGCGGATCGTCTAACATTTCCTGATACTACACAAGTACCGATAAGGTTTACAATGTCTACGATTGCTCTTGAGTCTAGGGTTTCTCCTGCTCTACCGCCTATTACAGACCTGATTTGCTTGTGCAACTGCATAAGTGGTGCAGGACCGCTTGCAGTGCCCCCAAACCCCTTAATAGGGGCACCTAATGGCCTAATAAGGTCATAGTTAAACTCTTGGATATACATATTAGGCTTTAAAAATGAATTAATTAATAATCGAACAGACTCTACCCAACCCTCACGAGTATCTGGGATTTCATATACTTGTTCTGGTTCTGTTGGAGTATAAATCGGAAGATTTTTCTCCCCGCCCAAAGTATCAAACCCTACACCAACACCCATCATTAATGCATCCATAACCCAGCCAAATAACTGTCCTGGATCATTGCGGTCAATATCTTTTGTTGAAACCATGGCACAATTTTGAAGTGCAGCAGAGTTCTTTTTCTCCATTGTTAATGCTGTTCCAAAAGACCATAAGCCTCGTCCAGGTGGAGTCCACTTTAAATTAAATAAACGATCAAATGCTTCTTTTGCAGAAGCCTGAGCCTTGTAGTCATTCCAAGGTAGTCTGTTTTCTTTAGCGTGATTCTTCTGTGCTGAATACATACCCTCGATTACTCTACGGCAAACCTCATACCATCTTTCCTTAGTTCCATCTTCTTTCATACGGGAGTAGGTACGAATAAATGTAATCTCTCCTAATGAATTACCGCCTGCGTCTGTAAAACCAAACGGGGCTTCCTTTGTTTTATACTCATTTACGAACTCTTCAGATAAATGAAAACTAAAAAAATCAGACATTGATTTGCTCCTTAAAAAACTGTTATTGCTAAAGTATACCAGAGTTTTTATTTTTACAAAACTCTAATGCTATTATTTAGGTTTACACATTATGTATTAAAAACTTTTTGATCTGTCCAAGTTTTTGGAGTTAATTCATTTACAATTTCAACAGGTAAATTATAATTAAAATCTAATGGACCTCTTGTTCTAACCCAGTTTACCATATCAGTAATTGTTGATTCAAGAGTTGTTACAGGGTTATAATTTAATAAACTTCTTGCTTTGTCTGCAGAACAATTAGCAAACTTAACCTCTTTAGGCCTTTTTGGAAGATATATTGGTTCGACATTCATCCCTATAATTTTTCCTATAGTATGTGCTAATTCATTAATAGTTATATAGTTTTTATCTGGACCAATATTTATGGTTTCTCCATTTACTGTATCATTTACTACAGCATGGTATATTGGATCCACAACATCTTTAATATCAGAAAAACATCTCATTTGAGTACCATCACCATAGACTATTGGCTGTAATCCTTTTAGCATTCTATTTATCATAATTCCTGCAACATTTCTAAATGGATCTGTATATACTTGTCCAGGACCAATAATATTGTGTGGAATTAATACTACATATTTTATACCGTGAACTTCTGAAAGAATTTTAAGAGAATTTTCAAATGCAATTTTTGCTATACCGTACGGATCTTGTGGATTTGGGATCATATCTTCAGTAAATGGAACTATGTCTTGAGAACCGTATCTTGCCATACTTGATGTAAAAATAAACTTTTTAACACCAGACTGTATTGAGCATTTTAAAACATTCATGGATATGCCAAATGTATTATCTGTTATAAACTTTGGGGAAAAAACAGAAAGACCTTCATGCGGTGTACATGCAGCATGAACTACAGTTTCTACATTAATAAAATCAGTCTCTGTTAAATCATTGCAATCTTTTTCAATAAGAAAAACGCCTTCTGGAACATTATCTCTATATCCACCTATAAAATTGTCTACACCTACAATATTATATCCTTCTGATATTAATTTTTTAGCAATATTGCTTCCAACTAAACCAGCAACGCCAGTTACCATTACTGTGTTCACATTAGCCCCTCAAAATAATCAAAACTTTTTTGTGCTAAATCAGTGTGCCACTTGCCCCAATTTATGCTAGAAAACACAATAAGACACAGATTATCTAATTCATTTATATATTCTTGATTGTTTTTGTTTTCTTTTATATTTTTTAAATATTTTATTATGTTTATTTCTGTTTCTGATAAAGCATATGAATCCCATCTGGTTTCGTTGCCTTCATAAAATGTTTTTTCAGAATCAATCAAATTTAATATTTTTTCTAATCTTTGATATTCTTTTTTCTTATAATAAATTATTGCTTTTCTTAAATCTAAATAAAATTTTTGATATGAACTTATTTCTGAAGATCCATATAACTTATTATAAATATCTATTGTTTTATTAGGATTAAATAAAGTGTATGCTAAATTAACAGCATACTGATCTGGTATTTCTACATCATTTTCAACTTCTACCTTTGATATAAACTCTTGCATTTCATAATAAACATTTTCAAAATTTTCTTTATCGTCTACTTCATAATATGACAATGCTAAAGAATTTAAAGCCTGAACCATAATGCCATTATTTCTAGATCTTTTTAATTTTCCTACATAATTTTTATACGACTTAATATACAAAGGATCCCTGTTTTCAAACCTAGCCTCATCTCCAGGAATGTCAGAAACCACTATATCTAAGGTTTTAGCAGAAGCAGTTTCAATGTTGTATCCTATTTTTTTAATTTCTGGTCTATATCCAAACCAAAAAAGTCCTTGTCTTTTATGGATCTTAAATGATTTTTTAATTACATTAGAATCTGCTAAGCCGTGAGAAGAGTGTAAGTTAAAAGACATTATTTCGTAATCGCCATTTTCTAATAATATCTTTTCTTTCCAATCTTTGCTTTTCATGTGTTGATCCATGTCTAGGTTAATGCAATAATCAAAGTCCAATGGTATAAAAGAAAGAGCAGCATTTTTAGCCATTGTTTCATCCCACGGGTCAAAGTAAGAAAACTTAACATCAATTCCTAAAGATTTTGCTATCTCAACACTCTTATCCGTTGATCCAGTATCTACATATAAAACGTAATCTGCATCTTTTATACCTTCAAACCAACCTGGTATATTTTTTTCTTCGTTTTTACCTATTCCGTATGCTGCTATTTTCATTCTGGTTTAACCCTTTTGATACCGCACCTTACACACACCTGATAGGTTTTTAATGTAAATGGACAAGTCGTTTCTTTTTTATCTGCTTTATGTCCCTTAATTTTACAAATCAAACTATTCATCTTCAACCTTTTTAAATGATATTGCTCTGTTGGGACAATGTGATGCTGCGATAGATATTTTTTCTAACATAGAATCATCAGCATTATACTTCCATGTTTTTCTTTCACTATCTACAAGATCGAATATTTCTGGAGCATCAAAAACACACTGTCCCCAAGCCTGGCAAGACTTATTTATTTTTATTTGAATCATTTGAATCTCCATAAAAATCTATCTCTTTTAATGCATTTATTAATTCATATTTTGCATCTCCATCAAAATTTGAAAAATCAGTATCTTCTATATCATTAATTAATACATCAATTCTTTTTTTCAAGTTTTGATATCTAAAATCTGTAGATTTTGCATCTTTATTTAAATAATAAAGCCTATTCCATAGTGTATTTCTAAAATAGTTTTTATCTTTTTCTAATTCTTTAATTGTTAATTTTGTATCAATAGAATACTTTTTAAAAACTAAAGAAAATAGTAATAATAATGCAATTAGGAAATATTCCATATCACACCATTGGGATCCAGTGTTGCTCCCATTCCTTTGGAATATATCTTAGCGGAATAACATCATACGCTATAGTTATTCTTGGACCATCCCAGTCCCAGTCACCCATAGCATGTGGATGCCCAGTTTCAGAAAGTATGGCACGATTATTTCTATTGTGGTTTTCTATTTCTTTTTCAAAAACACGATAATGAGTAACTGATGGTTCTGCCTTTACGCAATAATATCCATGGAAGTAAGGAGCACCATCTCCTCCGTGCTCGTGCCAGTCCAATTTTCCGATATGATTATAGTTAACATTAAACCATCCCTGAACCATAAATTGTTCTTGAACAAAATCAAGTCCATAATGCTCACAAGCATCTACAGTCATATCCTTTACGGCACGAAACAGTGTATGAATGTTTTGATCATAAAACTGAAAAACATTATACTTGTTCCAATTCATAGTAGTTATACTTCCAGAATCATCCCATGGGGTATGATCGTTTAGTTTTTGCTTAACTACTTCTCCATTTTCTATTCTTTTGTATTGAGATAAAAGAAGAGATTCAAGAGCATCTAAATTATTGATATCTATTTGTCTCTCAAAGAATTTATGTTCTTTTGTAGACTTACTTGTACTAGGCTGAAATGCATCGCCATAACTTGATCTGTTTTCCATATTTTTTCCTATCTATATTTTTTTCTCACCCAACGGTGTTTCTTGTAAAATCCATAAAGATAATTTCTTTTTCTTTCTACATCCCAAAGACCTTCGGCCTGAAGATCATGATCTATCTCCATTGTCCAATTTGCTCTTTTAATTGGAGTAAATTGTATAATTGGGGTTCCTTTAGGAATGGTTCCTTCAAAATCTTTTCTTAAAAAGAATGTTACAACATTTCCACCAAACCATCTGTCTGAATCTTGTATTGCAGTAACAGTAAAAAATGGAAGATCGTATCTATTTGTAGGATGAGTAATCATTAAAGACCAACCATCTGGAAGTTTACATCCCCATCTCATATCCCAAAGAAAATGAATTGGGTAACATCCAGAAGGTACTGGAATCTCTATATGTCCTCTCATTTCTATAGGACGTGGAGCATCGTCATCCCAGGTTATTTCTGGCTTATCTGGATTATCTGTTTTCTTAACATGAACATCGCATGCTAATGGTAAATGATATCCCATAGTTAGTGCATCAAAAAATGGCATACAATGTTTAACACTAATTGCTGCTGAATCTGCACCTTTATTCCAAGTTACGCTTAGTTTATTTATGTCGTCTGTTACTTGATATAGAGGTCTATCTTTCCACCAATCTGGTAAATTATCAATTGCTGGAACTGGTGGAGGTGTTATCTGATATGCTGTTGATGCCCAAAATTGAGCAGTCAGATCTTCCATTGGCGGAACATCTTTATACTTGTCCTCCATCTTATCAGACATTACTTAAACACCTTCTTTTCCCACATGAAATTTTTGTATGCTCCGCCGAATTTAGCCCTAAGTTTATATGGTATTGACCCTAGAGCCTTCATGTCTGGCTTTTCTAATATTTCAGATTTATACTCTTCTCTTTTATATGGTATACACTGAACTAATGGAGTTCCTTTTTCAATAGTACCTTTAAAGCCACGCTTTACTAGTAAAGAAAATGGTCCGTCTGAAATATACATATCTGTATCTATTATAGCAGGAATTGTAACAAAGGGTAGATCGTCATGATAAGATGGATGAACAAACATCGTGCTATATCCCTTTTGTGTTCCTATTACCCACATAGGGTGTACTCTAAAAATATCATCAACATATATATTTTTATCATAAGTCCATCCCTCTATTTGTTCTCTGCTATGTTTTCCTACTGTGTCATTATGAACTGGATGAACCTGAACCTCTAAAGCATCTCCAGTAGCATCTACATAAATATCGCATGGAAACTTTAACATATACCCAGTTACCATTTGATCAAGAATTCCTGGACATTTTTTTACTGTTTCGTTATATTGTCCATTTATTAATTTGCGCTCTCCGCCTACAAATGGTTCTGTTTTTCTCCACCAAGATGGGAGGTTTTTAGACATAGGCTCTGGAAGTGGAGCATACTCAAATGTAAACTCATCTTTTGGTATAAAAGTTATTTTATTAGATTTTGACACTAAATTTCCTCTACTCTCATGTACATGATTAGTTCGTCATGCTTTATATACGGAGATTTTTTCCGTACATCTATATACAATTGTACAGGAACTTTTAGACTTTGTATATCATCTAAACAATCTAAAGTAATTTGTGGTACATGAACCCTGGTTATTTTTTCTGTCTCTTCTGTTGTATAAAATGTTATTTTGCATGAATTTTTAGGTAGCCACCTTACATTCCAAAAATATGGATAAGGATAAAAAACATTAGGATTTTCTTTACTATATATATTGTCTATATCCTCTTGTTCTAACTCTAAAGAATTATCTAAATCTTTTAAAATATCTTCATCTACTTCTAAATGTTGATAAAGAGTTCTGCTAACTGGTCTTGGAAAAGGAAGAATATATTTATTATTTGTGAGTTTACTAAAATATCCATAAGATGCTGGCAAGAAAAATACATCTGCAGACGTTCTAAATTCATATAGATTTTTTTCTATCTCTATTGGCTTTAGATTAGTTTCATGCACCCACCTATTTTCAGGTATCCAGTATGATCTACCCTCATCATACTCTTTATTCCAATCTGTATTTCCTACAGTAACAGATATTTTGCCTTGCTGCATTAATGGAGTTATTCGTTTTTCATATGCCTTAGTTTCTACCGCCACCTGAGAACTAATTAAAAATGGTGTTGCTCTAGTATCTTTTAATAGTTCTTTGTTTAGTGCAACCAGGTCATCGGAGTATAAAAACTCGTCTGCATCATGATTAGGATAATAGTCTCTATTATATTTACGTGACACCGTTAGTTATCTTTCGTATCGAAGACTAACATTGTTTCTGTAAAGAAGTTATCATAAGGTTCACAGTTAATAGAAACTACATTGTCGATATAGTTTAATTCTGTGATGTTTGTAACTGCAGACCAATCTTGGTTTGCAAAGTCATAAACTTCATATGATGTGTCAATATCTTTTGACAATACAAACTTGTAGACATTATCCTTTCTTGTAAATATCCAGTGATATGGAGAGAAAAGGCTTCCATTGATGTTGTAAATTTTATCAACAGTTCTTTCTCTGATTGCCACAACCTCTGTTTCAACAACTTCAATACCATCAAATGTTGCTGAAGACCATGTTGCTGGATCAAATTGACCTGTTCCAACTTCTGCGATATTTAATGCTAATAATTTATCTCCAACATTTAGAGATCCAGCAGTTACGATACCGCCTGGAGTTCTAACACCTGTAGATGGTGATAGTGAGAAATAATCTCCAAATCCACCGTACGATGCTGGGGAATGGTTAAATCCGTGATAGAAGCCACCATATGATGAGTGTGAGAATGAACCATATGATGAGTGTGAGAATCCGCCATATGATTGATGAGAGAACGATCCATAGTGGCTAAATCCATGATAGAAGCCTCCATAATGATTGAATCCACCATAGTGTGAGAATCCACCATAGTGTGAGAATCCACCGTAATGGGAGAATCCGTGATAGAAGCCAGCATAGTGAGAGAATCCAGCGTAGTGGCTGAAACCAGCGTAGTGGCTGAAACCAGCGTAGTGGCTGAAACCAGCGTAGTGGCTGAATGCAGCATAATGGCTAAAACCAGGATACACATACTGATAATAGTTTATGGCAATGCTGGTACCTATATTAACTATAGTACCAGCAACAGTGCCTTGTGTATTTATTTTTTGATCTAATGAAGAATTTGATGTGGTAGTAGTGGTTTCGGTATATGTTAAACCTTTTAGGGTTAACTCTGCCTGGTATTGACTTCTTGTCATTCCTGACAGATTAGGTACTTCTACCTTTCTTATTCCTCTGTCACCTGTTTTTTGTAGTGCCATTTAGATCATTCTCCTATTCAATATTTATTTAATTATACTACTTTTTATGAAGAAGCAAGGTCTCCAACTACTACGAAGACGTTTGCAGATCTTTTAATAATAGTTGCTCCAGACCAAGTTGTTCTTGTTTTTGTTGTAGGAGTGCCATTTACAGTTACTCCAGAGCCACCAGCAATTGTTAACTGGCCTGCTCCAACCTGCAAGACTTCTAGTCTCTGTCCTACTGTCCAGAACGAGTTATCTGCTGGAATTGTAAATGTTCCTGCTGATCCTGAGTTATACTCAAATATCATATTAACATCTCCAGAAGCAAATGTGTATGCTCCTGACTTTGAAGATATAGATGCTGTCTTATCTGCCTTATCTGCAAGTGTTGCAGAAAGAGCAGTTCCATTTAGTGTTACAGAAGATGCTGCTGGAAGAGCAACTGTTCCTGTAAATGTTGGAGATGCTAGTGGTGCCTTTGCTGCTAAGTTATTTGTAACTGTTGTTGCAAAGTTAGCATCATCACCAAGGGCTGCTGCAAGTTCATCCAGTGTATTTAATGCTGCAGGTGCTGATGCAACAAGATTTGCTACTGCTGTTCCAACGAACGCTGTTGTAGCAACCTGTGTTGTGTTTGTTCCTGCTGTTGCTGTTGGAGCAGTTGGTGTTCCAGTAAGTGCTGGAGAAGCCAACGGTGCCTTTAAAGCAAGTGCTGTGTCAGCATAAGACTGCGCTGATGTCTGTGCATTAGTTGCTGCTGTATCAGCGTAAGACTTTGTAGCAAGAGCAGATGTATCTGCAATTCCATGAACAGTTGTTGTTGCTGCTTCATGTGTATCTAAATCAGATACTGCTGTTGCTAATGTTGCTTCTGCTGTATCAAGATCTCCTTGTAAAGTGCTGATATCTCCTTCTGCTGCAGTCATGCGATCAGAAAGACCTGTAGTTGGTGTATCTACTGTTGTCTGTAGAGATCCTATATCTGATTCTGCTGCAGTAAGTCTAGCAGTAAGACCAGTTGTAGGGGTATCAACTGTTCCTTGTAGCGCCGTTACATCAGTCTGTAAAGATGTTACATCAGTCTGAAGTTGATCAATTTCACCTTCAGCAGTTGTAAGGCTACTTTGTAATCCGTCAATTTCTGATTCTGCAGTGTCTAATCTGCCTTCTGCAGCATTGATATCTGACTGTGCTGTTGTTACATCGCCTTGAATTGCTGTTATATTATTTTCTGCAGTGGACAAGTCTCCCTGTAGAGTAGTAATATTAGACTCTGCTGAATCAAGTCTTCCGTCTAATGATGTTGTGCTTCCCTGTAATGTTGTTACATCACCTTGTACTGCTACTAAATCATTTTGTAGTGTATTGATATCAGATTCTGCTGTATCAAGTCTTCCATCTAACAAAGATATTGCATTGTCTGCATCAGTCTTATTTGTATCTACTGTTGATGCAATAGCATACCCTTGAGCCTTAACAAAGGCTGTTGTTGCAATTTGATTTGAATCATTGCTTGAAGATGGAGTAGGTGCTGTTGGAGTTCCAGTTAAACTAGGAGAAGCAGTTGGTGCTTTTGTTGATAAAGATGCAACAACTGTGTTAGCAAAAGTTGAATCATCATCAATTGCGTTTGCTATCTCATTTAATGTATTTAATAGTGCTGGTGCTCCATCAATAATATTTCCAAGTTGTGACATTGGAATATTTCCTGTACCATCGAGAGTAGCAACGCCATTTGCTGTTGCCTTCTCTGTTAAAAGAATATAATCATCTAAGTTTCCACCTAGGTCTTCTAGGTTCTTAAAGTAGGAGAGATCTTCCCAGTGGTTAACGCCATCACCAATTTTAAATTGACCAGTGTCAGTCTCAAATCCGATTTCTCCTGCTGCTAAAATTGGATCTGCATCTGTCCATTGCTGTGCAGTTCCTCTGCGTTGCTGCATTCTTGTTGCCATATTTTTATCTCTCCTTATGGTATTTCTACCAATTTATTTCTGTGCTTATTATAACATCAGTTTTTAATTGAAGTTATCTGTTGCTATACCGCCATCATAAACTAGAGTCCATGAGTTGGTATTATAGGATCCTGCATCTATTGAAGAACCCTGAGGGTCATTAAAACTACCACCAGTAACAAACTGAGATACTATAAATCCAGTTCCATCAATTGCAGTGTCGTGAATATGCTGTGGAAGATTTAATGTATCGTCAATTGCTGCCATGGTAATCCATGATCCAGAATAATAAACATTAACTCTTGATGTTAATGTGTCAAACCATAAATCACCATTGTCTGGTGTAGAGGGAGCGGTATTCCCAACCTGCATACCGCCAACTACTGAGTCAACATATGCCTTAGTAGCAGCATGGGTAGATAATGTAGGGTTTGCTACAACTACCGTTCCTCCGAACTCACCGTTACCATTGACGATTAGTCCATTTTTAACCTTGAAGTCCTTGTTGACTGTTGCCAAGATTACCACTCCCTCTTTTATTTATTTTATTACTTTAAAAGTGTTCCAACAACAGCAACTGTTGAGTTGTTATTGTCAGTTGTTACACGAAGACGAACATCTGAACCGCTTACATCTGCTGAAACAGATCCAAGTGAACCATTTGTTCCTACCATCGCATACTCTGTGACTGCAACATTGTTTGAAGTATCAAGAGTAAGAATTACCTTTGAAACTTCTGTATGTGAGCCATTTGCAATCTTTACAAGGAACTCAGCAGACTTGTAATCTGCTACAGCCCATGAAACTGCTGTGTTTGTGCTTGCAGTTGCTACTGTTGCTTGTGCTGCTACCTGCTTTGCAACAGAAGCAAGTTCTACTGCAGGGAAATCAGGTGTAACTGCTTCAAGAGCAGATACTGCACGAGCATCTGTAAAGTAAAGGTTTGAACCTTCTGCAAGATTAGATGTTGTAGAATCTGCAACACCGTTTTCTGCGGTAATTGTAAGACCATTCTCATCACCTGTGATAACAATATTAGTCTTTGTTGCACCTACAATAAGTGCTGCTGCATCTGTCTTAGCACGAGAAGTTGTGTAATAAAGGTTTGAACCTTCTGCTACATCACCTGTATCAAGTGCTGCAATTGTGCTATTTACACCAGAAATTGCTGTGTCTGTATATGAGTTAGCGTTTGATTGTGCTGTTGCTGCTGAACCTGCTGCATCATAATTTACAGCAAGAGAATCTGCATAGTCTTCTGCTGCTGACTGAGCATTGCTTGCTGCAGTTGTAGCAAATGATTCTGCGTTAGATTGTGCTGTTGAAGCATATCCCTGTGCTGCTGTATCAAGATCAGAAATTTCTGAATCTACATAAGATGTATCAGCCTTTGTAGCAACCAAGTTAGCAACATCTGTCGCATAGTTTGGATTATCAGCAATTGCTGCTGCCAACTCGTTAAGAGTATCAAGCATTGCTGGTGCTGAATCTACTAGGTCTGCAATTTTTTCATCTGTGTAGTCTTCTGCATCTGAAAGAGCCTGTGCTGCTGCACCAAGTGCATCATATGTTCCAGCAAGATTGAGTGCTGTGATTGCATTATCTGTATATGTATTTGCATCTGTCTCTGCATCTGCAATCTGTCCCTCTAGGGTAGAAACTGCTGAAGAAAGAGCATTTGATGCTGTTAATTCTGCTGCTGCTTGTGCAGCGTTTGCCTTTGAAGTAGCATCTGCTGATGCTGCGTCAATTGCTTCTCCCTTTGCTGTAGCAACTTCTGAATCTGTTGCAAATGATCCATCTACAGTTGCTGTAATGTTTACATTTTGTGAACCATCAAATGAAACAGAACCTGTTACATCTCCAGTTAAAGAAATTGTACGAGCAGTTTCAAGTGTTGTTGCTGTATCTGCATTACCAGTTACATCACCAACGAGGTCTGCTGTTACTTCTCCCGCAGCAAAGTTGCCATTAGCATCACGCTTAACAACCTTGTTTGCTTCGTTTGCTGAGGTGGCTGTTCCACCAATTAAATTGACGATATAGTTTTGATCGTCTGTTTTCTTTGTAAGAATATCGTGATTATTGATGGTACCTGTTGTGCCTTCAACAATAAGACCATTCTTTACTTTAAAGTCTTTTACTACTGTTGCCATTTTTTTATCTCCTTATTTACGCCTTAAGTCCAATTCGTGCATAACGAACTGTGACTGGCTTAATTGCAGGGTCTGGAGTAACCGTTAAGGATACTGTATTTCCAGCCCTTGAGACGCTAATGGTGCCAATATTCCCATCGTTGTCTATTGTTCCATACTCAGAAACATTTACATTTGTACCGTCTACGAGTATAGTCAATTCTGTTGCATAAAATTTATTGTCTCCTGCTGTTGTCTTGGCAATAGAAACAATGTACTTAACCATACGCCAAACAGTTGCATCGAAGTTATCAATAACTGTTGGGTTTTCAATACCAGAAATGGTATTTTCATTATTGCCTGAAGATCCAAGATCCAATGATTGACCAGCAGCGCTGTCAATTAAATCTTCATAGTCTTGCTGACTAGGACGATCTCCAGATTCAAACTTTGTTTTTAGTGTAGCAAGTGATATTTTTGCCATGGCCTTATTATAACTCCCTTTTTATATTTTTTAGAGGATGTAGTTATTGTAGCCAACAACTGCAACCCCAACACCTGCTGGGTTATTGCTAGAAAACCCAAAAACTCCAACATTTATAAATTGTACTTTAAATGGAATAATTTCTTCTATTTTTGTTTTATGGTTTATATCATTAATTCGTATAGATCTTTTATCTAATTCTTTTATTTGTGCATGCGCTAGGCGGTGAGTTGTTCTATATACTTGTTCAGATATTGGTGTTAGGTTTGTTGGCATTACTCTGTTATGTCTTCAATAATAACCATTGAACCTTTGGCTACCGTCCAAACTCTGGTGCCAGAATCAAGTTCTGTTAGTTGTATATCAAAGACATCTCCTGTTTCTAAAATTTCAGATTGATCTGCTGTTAAAGAAACAGTAAAACTACCTTCGCTATCTTGAAATTCAATTACGCCAGGGGTTAAAGATAAAATAACCTCATCTGTAGACGGACGATAAATATCCATCGCAATTTCCCAATCTTCAATTAATAGCGGCTCTCTTTCATCATCTGTAACATAAACTCTAAATGCTGCAGAGTCTCCTCTAACTACCGTCCAACGAATTTCTGGTGGTGTAGAGCCTAACGAATAACTATCTGTGGTTTGATTTCTAAAGGTAGCCATGTGTCGATTATATCATATTAGGCTAATCCAGCCTTCAATGCTCCCCAAGTACCATTACCTTTTGCCTGTATTACAATAACACCAATTACTGGATCTGCTACTGCAACTATTCCTATTGCTCCACCATTAACAGTATTTGTAAGAGCACCAGAAGAATTTACATATAATAATTCTCCAACAGAAAAACCACTTGTATTAATATTTGTTAAAACTCCTGCAACAACAACTTCTCCGCTTTCGTTATTTGCCAAAGAAGTTTTTGTTAGTCCCAATAATGGGTAATTATCAGACAAGGTAGAGGTAAATAATGAAATTGTTGTTTTATTATTTGTATGTCCAGTAGCATAAACAGGTTTTCCTGCCCCTATTGTTGTGCCAGAATTATTTAATACTTTTATTCTAACATTTGAGGCATCAAGAGAAGCAATTGCATCATCAACATCATCTGCTAATTTTTTAATATCATTATGAACATTTACAGAGTCAGTTGCTTCTGGATATGTTAGACCATAGTTATTAGTTATTTCTGCCATAGGGATTAATTATAGCATTATTTGACTACCTGGCCTAAATTGTGTTATACTAAGAAGTAATATAACACCCCTAAAAAGGTGTTATTCGTTTCTAAGGAGGAAACTATGATTAACTTTATGAATAATAACAGGAACATCATTGGTACACTCAGCATATTGGCGATTTTTGGTGTTTATTCAAATGTTGCCAATGCTTCTGAAAACCGATTAGACGATAGTAAAAATATCGTGCTGCAAGAAACAATAGAGGCCACGGAAGTGGCCAAAAGTGTTTCTAAGGCTAAAGAAGATCAGTTAGAAAAATATAAAAATGCTGTAAATCTATCTGACAAAGAACTTAAAAATTTACTATATTTAGTAGGTTTTGAAGGTCAAAAACTAAGGGAGGCTTGGGCTATTGCTAAGAAAGAGTCTGGCGGTAGACCAATGGCATTAAATCTTAGTAAAAGAACTGGAGATAGTTCTTATGGCTTATTTCAAATAAATATGATTGGCGACCTTGGTCCTGAACGTAGAGATAAGTTTAAATTAGAATCAAACTACGAGTTATTTAATCCAGTATTAAATGCTCAGATTGCATTTCACATGTCAAACGGCGGTGAAAATTGGATTGCCTGGAAAGGTATTACTCCAAGAACAAAGAGTCTAATGTCTAATTTTCCAAATTAGCATTTTCCCATAGGTGTTTTTCTTTTTGATATCGTTCTTCAAATTCTAAAACACCACGGTAATCGCAGCATGGGCATATTGGTCTTCCGTCGGAATAATCTGGCTGAGACCAATATCCCATTCTGGCTCTAAATCTAAAGTCCGCTTCATGTCCATGCTTATCAAAGCCAGCCTTTCCACCTTCTGTAAAAAACCAATGGTCAGGCTCTGCAAACTGCATAAATAATAATGTTACATAATCGTCTTCTTTATCACTAGGATATGGAGTTCTCCAGTGAAGCATATCGTTTCCAGAAAATAGCACACAACTATTAGGCTCTTCTTCAAATTCTTGATCTTCAACAACTAGTTTCCAATCTACAGTTTTCTCAATACAGATATCTAAAGAATACTGACAAGCAGACTGATCCCAATGCTTCCACAATTGTGGCTTAATTCCATTTTGCATTTGGTACCTTGCTGTATGAAACCCTGCACGTTTTAAGTTTGGATTATTAAATGTTTTTCTTGCTATATCTAAGATTTCTTTTTCTGTTTCTTCATCAAAATGAATTTCCGTCAGCCATCTACCAGCAACGGTGTGATAAAAATGATTTCCGTCTGGTCCCATTTTTTTATCTAATATTTGCTTTTTAACATTGCCAAACATATGCGGTGGCAAAAAGTTTTTAATAGCGATTGGGCTAGTTATTGATGACATTATTACTCCTCATTTGTTCTCTTATTTTTTCAACATACCCTGGACCCTCTGTAAAATACCAATGATCTGGCTCAACGTAGTGAAAAAACACTACACCAATTTTATCATAATTGTTATACTTTGTTTCTCTCCAATGTTCGTATTTTTCACCCATGAACATTACAGCATCATTTGGATTTGCCAAAAACTCTTGTTCATTGATAAAAATACCCCAAGGTTCTTTTTGATATAGCGTTAAGTCTAGGGTATACGTACAGGCATTTGCATCTTTATGCTTATGAAGACTAATTGTGTCTGCTGAATATTCTGCAAATAAATTATATGAAGATTTTAATGTTTCGCTTCCAAAAAACTCTCTAACCTTGGGAAGTAAGATATCGCTAAATTCTTTCAATATTGGTTCAGACTGATCACCTAATAACTTTCTACCAAACTCATCCGTCCCAATATTTTTTAATTTTTCATTATTTAAAAAATAATTTGAAATATTTAAAAAGTCTTTAGTGTTTAAAACATTCTTTATTATTCCATATTCTTTATTCATTTATATATTTCCTCATATTTCCAGAAAAATAATGATGCAAAAATATTTCTTTTTTGTCCATGCGATCAAAGTCTATGCCAAGTGCAATATCTTTATCATCAAAATATTCATATTGTATATTATTTTTTATAATACAAGAAAGCGCTGCATATTGTGAAACATTCCAAAAAAATATATGATCATTATCTTTAGTTAAATCATTATAAACTAGATCTGTAATGTTACTGATCTCTTTAGTCCATTGATTTTCAAATGAATCATATAGTTTTATTATTGAATTTTTACTTATAATCATTTGACCATCATTTATGCCTGGATATATTGATATTTTTTTTATAAAATCTTGTACAACATTATCATTAAACTCTTTTTTAAAATAACATATATCTTTATTATATTTATTAAAAAGTTCTTCTGGACTCTTATAAAATATTGTATCAGTATCTAAATATAAAATCTTATCATATTCATTATTTGTTAAAAAATTAAATATATTAATCCATCTATGATGAAGCCAAACATTCCATGGGTGGTTTGGTATTTTATCGCTCCATTTTTTAAACACTAAATTATTATCAAACTTTATAATATTTATGTTATTTGTTTTTATAAAATTTTCTTTTAAGTCATAGTCTGAAGATAAATATATAAAAATATCTATATTAGAAAATTTTCTTATTGATTCTATAGATTTTTTTAATTGTAAATAATTATGATGAGTTATTGGATTATTTTCAAAGTATAAAGAGTAGACAATAGATTTCTTTATGCCATCCATTGAACAACCACGTACCTTAAGCCATCTGTAACTGGATGTACTTCATGATTATATACAAAGTTAGATGGAAATATAAGTAATTGATTTTTTTGTGCTTTAAACCTTAATCCAAAACGCTTAAACTCTACATCCCCGCCCTCATATTGATCATTTAAATAATATGTTAAAGATATTCTTCTTGTAAAAAATGGATGATCGTCAATGTGATCATGAAACTTTTGTTCTTTACCATAACGTAATAATTGTGGGTGTTCAAACTTTTCTATTTTTGCTGCATAAAAACTTAAATATTGATCTAAACATGGTTTTAACTCCTTATGAAATTCTTTAGCAAAATCTGCTAATGTTCCAGTAGCGTTATTCATATGATGTGGCAGCATAATTAAATCTGTATCTCTTGCCTTATAATTAGTTCCTGATTTATTTTCATCTTGACTAACAAGAACTTCTGCTGCCTGCCAAGACATTTCTTCTTCATTTATTTTTTTTATATACTCCATTGAGTTTGGAAATATATTATCAAAAACAACTATTCCTGGCGCTAATTCTTTCATATTTACCACCTTCCTAATGGGCATGTAGCCCCTTCTAATTTTACTTTAAGGTTCATGAAACATCCACACTTCTTGCATTGCTTTGTAGCATTAATTAGTTCTGGACACAACAAGCATATATTATATCTAGAGTATGCGACCTCATCTGTTGTTCTTGGTGCTTGAGGATTTAATAAATCCCAAGGCCTTGTTGATCCTAAATTTTGCTTATATCTCTCCCACGGAGTTGTCATTTTTATTCTTTCTTAGTTCTTATAGAATGACCAAAATGTAACTTTGGATTGCTTGCAAGCATTGACCCAAGTTGTGATGTAGTTGTTAACTGATTTATTTCATTATCATTAATGTCAATAAACTTAATAATTGAACAATCATCATTTACGCATTCTATTTTAGATGAATTTTGTAATATTTCTATAAACCAAGAATGCGTAGAAAACTGTTTAGCAGCCTCAATATTTCCATCATTATCATAAATGCAAACAATTGTTCCAGGAACGTGATATTCATCACCTACACTTAATTTTTCTAATAATTGCGACTCATCGTTATCATTAAATAATATATCGTTATCCGTTAACATAGTAGTTCCATTCTATCATTAAAGTAAAAATTTTGCAAGTTGGTTATTACAGACATCCGCATCCTGATGATGGACTTGTACTTGGTCCTCCGCATAATCCAGATCCATATCCTCCCTCACAAACAGCATTTGCTGTTGCAGCAGCCTCTGATGCACTACTAAATGTATATGATTGACATCCTCCAAGATTTCCACAGCAACACCAGTAATAAGTTTGGCTACTTGATGGGGTCACAGGTGGGGTTACTGGTGGGGTTACTGGTGGAGTCACAGGTGGAGTCACAGGTGGGGTGACTGGTGGAGTCACAGGTGGAGTCACAGGTGGAGTCACAGGTGGAGTCACAGGTGGAGTCACAGGTGGAGTCACAGGTGGAGTAACTGGTGGGGTTACTGGTGGGGTTACTGGTGGGGTGACTGGCGCTACAGTACAAGAAGGTGTTCCTGCTGCAGAAGAAGGTCCGCAAACCCATCCACTTGGAAGATACCCATATGCATTTTCTACACCATTTGCCAAATCAGAACATGATTGATTATATGGTCCAAATGGTCCTTGTGGTGAATTTGTTGTAGAGCAGAATCCATAGTAGTTGCTATATGAAGGTGGGGTCACAGGTGGGGTTACTGGTGGGGTTACTGGTGGGGTTACTGGTGGAGTTACAGGTGCTGTTGTGCATGAAGCAGTTCCTGCCTGTTGTGTTGCACCGCAAGCCCATCCAACTGGAGGATATCCATTAGTGTAATCAAAATTATTATAAAGATCATTACATATTGATGCTACTGTTCCAGTTGCAGTATGAGAATATGGACCTACTAAATAATTGGTTCCCTGATCACAATAACTATAATAAACAGTTGTTGATACTGGTGTTACAGGTGGAGTTACAGGTGGGGTCACAGGTGGAGTAACAGGTGGAGTAACAGGTGCTAGAGTACAATCTGGAATACCTTCTGCTGGAGTTGTTCCACAGGCCCATCCTATTGGAGGATAGCCATAAGAATTTTCCCATCCAGCAAGAATTGAAGAACAAGGTCCATATATTGTTGACTCTATTACAGGTTCTAATGTTCCTTGATCACACCATCCGTAATAGTATGTTGTTACTGGAGTCACTGGTGGTGTCACAGGTGGTGTAACAGGTGGTGTAACAGGTGGGGTAACAGGTGGGGTGACTGGTGGAGTCACAGGTGGGGTCACAGGTGGGGTGACTGGTGGAGTGACAGGTGGGGTCACAGGTGGGGTGACTGGTGGAGTAACAGGTGGAGTGACGGGTGGAGTTACATGATCATAATATTCAAAATCTATTTGTGATTCATAATTTAATAATTGATTAGTATCTGATCTTCCCTTTGCTTTTCCATTATTAGAAGAGTTTGCACCGTTTCCAGTTGCTGTTTCATTTCCTAAATTAAATCCAGCATTTATAATTGTATTTCTTGCATCTGCTCTAGATAAGCCTTCAAGGTTTGGGATCTTTCCCATACCTTTGGAGTTTGCCCATTTGCCTATCCATCCAAGCATTGAGCACCTACGCTGTCAAATCGCCAATAAGTACCCAGGTATCTGTATCAGTTTTGATAAGAGTTGCTCCAGAATACCTCGCAGCAATTTTCTTGTTAGAATTTTTACTAAGAATTGTTGGCGTACCGCCTATAGTTACATTGCCAGTATTCATTCTTACAATGTCTAGCCTTTGCCCAATTGCAAACGGTACAGAAGCATTAGTTGGAACTGTTACAGTTCTATCAATAGTAGAATCAATTAATAATGTTTTTCCAGCATCGCCTAATACTAGTGTATAGTCTGTAGATTTACTATTTAATGTAGCAGTATCTAACATTCCTACCCATGATGTACCATTATAAATTTGAACTTGGTTTATATCGGTACCGCCATCAGTTTGTTCAACAAAACAAACAGTACCTTTTACTGGAGATGTAATTACTGTATTCCTAGAAGTAGGATTTTGAAATCTATTTACTCCACCTTTTGCACGAATAACATCATTTACAGTTACTACAGATCCAAAAGTATGAGGGGCAGTCCAATTATAAGAATGTCCTTCGTTAGCAACTCCAGCAACAGAATACCATAGATCGGTTTCTTGATCATACATATATACTACTTTACTAGATGTGCTAACTTCTGTTGACATTAATTATTTTCCTCCAAATTTTCTAGCAATTGGAAAAATACTCCGCCATCTATTCCATTATTATAGTCCCAACCATTTGTGTATTCAATATACTTGCCAGGGTTGGCAGCAACTACTTCATCTTCTACGCCAACAATAATGTTAACCACTTTATTGTTTTCAATAACTGCAAATAATTTTTCCATAATTATCTCCTATACCCAATACTCAATATCAATTTTACCTGAGCCACCGTCTTTACCAAAGGCGCCCTGAGCAGATGAAGTGTGACCACCACCATTATTTGCGCCTTGATAATTAGTGCCAACAGTTCCAGTTCCAGTGTTACCTGTACCGCCATTTCCACCAGCAGCAGATGTAGCACCAGTAAACGTTGTTGTGCCTCCACTAGAACCATTTTGACCAGAAGAACCACCGCCTGAGCCACCCGCACCAATTGCATAAGTAATTGTTGATCCAGGGGTTACTGAAAGAGTTGATGAAACAACCTGTCCACCGTGACCTACTGAACTTGTTCCATTGGAAGCACCATTGCCTCCACCGCCACCGCCACCGCCACCGTAAAGTGTGACGTTTAAATAAGTAACTCCAGCAGGAACTGTGTAAGAAGTACCAGAGATAAGAGTTCTGCGGTACATGGTCTTACTACCTGCTGCTGGTGCTGGAAATACAGAATAACTCATTAAATCTCAACTCCACTTATGTGAAATTTAACAGTAGTCGCAGATGCTGAACCAGAGATTGTATCTGCTGCTTCTAAAACTTGCTTTAATTCAAAAGTAGCAATACTATTTGCTGCAAGAGTTGCTCCAGAAATTAAAGCAGTACCATTAAGGTTAAGCGTAAAGGTAGTAGAAACAGAATCTGTATTTGTTACACAGATATCAGTAACAACTGCAGTTTTCCCAGAACCTACTGTATAAAGTGTAGTGTTACTTAGTGCTGCGCTTCCACGATACATTAATTTTGCTGTAGTAGCCATATTTCCTCCTAATACGCACCCATTACGGATGAAATTATAATTGACTCAGTGTCTACTTGCTGCCATATAACACCAAGTGGCTGAGTATCATCTGCAGTTAATACAGTTCCATTTGCCCCAATGGACAAATTGTCTATGTTACTTGCAGAACTGCCAATAAGTATATCACCTTTTGCCTGAACAATATTTTTAAGACTATTAAAAGGAACCCAGGTAGTTATTGATAGATCATAAACATAAATATCTTTTGCTTCTGAATCTTTATCAATCCACAACATGCCATTTACAAGGTCCATAGTGGGTGCTTCATTTGAATATGTGGCAGATGCATAATTAGTTTCAACTGGTGAACCGTTTGTTAGATTTACCATAGCGATTTGTCCATCTACGGGAGAAGTTATTGATGTTAGTATTTGGCTAGTTTCTGTTATTGTAGGGTAATAGTCAGAACCTATACCTAATTCTTCTTGATCTGTAACTCTATCACTTAAAAGTTGAATATGTCTTGCTAAAGATGGGTTTGGAAAATTTGTATCTGTTCTAGTAATATCATAAGCATAATCGCCATAAAGAAATGCTTTAAGGGCTGCCTGAATGTCCGCCGTGTCATCATAACCTGGCTGCTTTGTATTATATAAACCACCGATATCTTCTACTGCCACTTAAATCACCCCTTTGATTATACCACCGAAATATGTAAATTAGCCATTCTTGGCTCACTTACGTCTACCCATGAGGTGCCATCAAATTCCTTTGCATAGAATGTTATTTTAAGTCTTTCTGGCTCTGTTATCGTTGCGTCTATCTTTTCTGTTTTAATAGAACTTACTATAGGATAGCCTGCTGAAGTTGAAAATGTAACCTGAACACTAAAATTAGATGCGTCTGTAGATCCTACATATGAGGGATCGACTATCTGAGATGTATTTATATAGCAATAATTAACTGATGGAAATCCAATACTTACATTTGAAGAGTATGTGTTTGGAATTAATTTTGTAAGTGGTTGCCATTGAACCGTTCCTAACGCTTCTCTATATTGATAAATCATTAAGTATTCATTTTCTACATCTTGACTATCTAAATTAATAAAAAGATCAAATAATTTAGGGTCTTGGCCTATTTCATTTTCCCAGTCTATTTCATCTGGTTGACCGTTTGCAACAAAAATTAAAGATCCTCTATCACCATTAGGACCATAATCTAATTGAACTTCAACTTGATCTGGACCACTAAATACTGCTAACTCATCTGTAAATAATACTGCGTCTACCATTAAATTTCTACCCACTTAGCATATAGAGTAATATCAGATGACCCTCCTGGTGAGTATGGCCATACAACTTGTTCTAGAAGTTCGTCTGTTGTATACCATCCGCTAAATGTGTAACCACTTCTTGTAGTTGTTGGGTCAACTGTAATTTCTGTATTCAAACTATTAAAAATAGTTTCATCTGTTAAGAAACTTCCAGGTGAAACAGAAGATCCTCCGTTAGCATTAAATGTGACGGTATGTGAATCTGCTTCCCATTTTGAATAAAAGTTTATGTCTGATGTTCCAACTGCATAGTAATCTCCTGGATTATAAATTGCACCAGTTCCATCGTTTGTTTTTGTCCAACCAATAAATGAATATCCATTTTTATATAACAAGCCTTTATTTAAAATTATTAAATTATCATTTTTTGCATATCGATTATCATCTTTGGGAGTATCTCCAAATACATCTGTTCCTGCAATATATGTAACGCCATATGTTGTTGCAGAAACTCCAGACGAAGATGAAACTTGATCTTGTACTGTGATATTGCCCGTTAGTACGGTTGTAATTTCGGGAAAATTTTCTCCAGCCTTTGTTATTTGAACATCGTAAACATATGTTTTTGTTGGATCTAAATATGAAGAATCTTCTGGTCTAATACTGCACTCTATATATCCGCCAGTAGATGAGACTGTTGCGTAACATCTATGATATCCAGGTTCGCTTGGTCCACCACGTGATTCTGCAAAAGCAAAGGTAACTGTATTGTTACTGTATGGACCCAACGGAAAAGCATCTCCGTTTGCATCTTTTGGGATTATCCTAAACTTAAGGGTGTCTCCCTTGTAGTAATTAATATTGTATGTTCCTGGAAATGCCATAGTTCCTCCTCGTAAATTATATCACAGATACGTATATTGAATTCATTAGTACTGATGAGTCATAGTCTGTTCTAATTTGTGGAACTGCTCCAGAACTCCACATAGCGTTATCTTCAATAAAAAAATGTTGAGTTACATACATATTATAGACATACTGATATTTTAATGATGCAACAAACTGTGAAATTTCAGTGGTAGATTTAGGAAAAAATGTTCTAATCCAAACCTCTGTATTATTACTGTAGGTAGTAAGTTCAAAGTTGTATGTTACGAATATTTGGGAGCCTATTTTTAAACCTTTAAAGTTTAACTGTCTGGAGTTTTCATTCCATAGGCTTGCTGAACCTTCTGGTAAATATTTTTCATTTGTATTCCCGCCTTTAGAATCTACCCAAACACTTACCCACCCATCGTCTCCCTGGTTTGCACCTAATCTTATTTCTTTTCTATTTTGATTAAAATATGAACCCCATCCAGATTGCTGTCCAGATGCAGACAAAGAACTTAGCCCATCTTTACCAGGTATACCTCTTTCGCCTTTAGGGCCTGCAATGCCGTCTTTTCCTGCAGGTCCCTGAGGCCCAGGTACACCCTGTAACCCTTGTGGCCCCATAGGTCCAGGTACTGGAACATAGTTAATTAAAACATCAGTGTTAGTAGTTTGAGTTTCTACAACTTGTGCAGCATAACTTGATTTTTTGCTTGATGGAAAGTCCATGGATTTTGAGACTGCCATGGATTATTCCTATAGATCTCCGACTTTATTTACTGTCAAAATAATTGACGGTATAGAAGGAACTCCAACTGGAGTAACAGCATCACTAATCGCTCCAATAGAAACGTTTATAGATTCCGTATACCACATTAACTGAAAATCTTGTGGAAGTGTATTGCAATCAACAAAGAAGTTCCATGCAGCAACACTAAATGTATTATTGTTTGCCATATGAACTATTGTTGCAGTATTTGGAACATCTACTCCATTATGTCTTAACCAAATATAAATATCTGCAGAGGATCCACCTGTTTTCTGTAATTGTGCAGAGAATGCAATATTATAAATTCCAAGTGTTGTCATTGTAATATGTGAACCATCTACAATAGAAACTCCATTACTTACATCTGTTGAATTTAGTTCAAATGGTCTTATTGATCCTCCAGTTTGGGTTGTTGTATCGTAGAATGATCCGAACTTTAAATTTGTAATTGATCCAGGCTCTCCTTGTGGGCCAGGTTCTCCTTGAGGACCCTGCTCTCCTTGAGGACCATTTATGCCAGGTTCGCCTTTTGCTGCAAGTAAATTCCAAAATCCTGGGGAAGGAGTATCTCCAACATTTCCGCCATTAGCACCAATACGATACCAAAGTTGTCCGTCATATGTTGCTATATCTCCAACGGCATATGATGCTCCGCCATTGTATTCTCCTGTGTAATTCCAAAGTGCATCTGCACCATTAGTTCCTGGTTGTCCATCTGCACCATTAGTTCCTGGTTGTCCATCTGCACCCTTTGATGCAATTAAATCAAACTTTGCAGTATCTGTTGGAAGTGTTCCAGCAGTTGTTACTGACTTTGTATAATAAAGTTGTCCTTGATAAACTACGACATCTCCAACTGCATATGCTGCACCTGGATTATAAGCACCATTGTAATACCATACAGCATCGACACCTGCTGGACCTGTTTCACCAGTTTCTCCTTGAGGACCTTGTGGGCCTACAGAGCCTGCATCTCCCTGATCTCCTTTTGCGCCTGGCATAGGAACAATCTTAATAACTGCCATTATAAAGTACCTCCTGGTGTAACATCACCGATAACATAAATTGTTCCAACAACTGGTGTCCAAACAATGTCTTCTATTTCTTCTGGAATAATTACCTGCACGTCAAATGGCAATTCTGCAACATTTGCTAAATATCCATTACCCCAATTTTTTGTAACAGATGCATATGCAGTAATATCAACAAAACCTTCTCCTGGCTCACAATCAAGCGCATCTAAAACGTTTCCTGACTGATCATAGGCGGTACAACGATAAATCCAACCTTCTGTATTATAATAAGTCGCTTCATCGTCTTGATAAAATTCTACTCTTAATGTTGCTGTGTCTCCACGAACGGCTCTCCATTGTATAGTAACTGGATCAGCACCAAAAATTTCGGGAGAGCATAGATTTGCCATAATAGAAAGATTATACCATGAAATATGGACTTGCCCCAAGATCGGTGGGTATGAGAGACGGATCAAGGGGCAAGCAATTAAAAGTATATCATAAAGGTATAAAACGGACAGGTATTAGTTAAAGTATTTGAAGTAGATAAAAGTTTATGGTATAGTGTTTATAGGGTTTGTGGGGGACTTTGCACTAGAGATAAAACTCACTTCTCACCAGTAGATGTAATAAAAAATCTATGGGGGGAGGGGGGGACTTTCCCTCAGAGATTAAACTCTTTATATATAATATATATATTACTTATTATGGTTAGATACATGTTCTAAAAGAATATCGTACATACGGTCTAATTTTTTATGTATTTCTTTTCTATCTTCTTCAGCATGTGTTTGATTTTTTTCTAAACGAGTAACCTGGTCTTTTAGTGATGATCCAGAATTAGGTTTTAATTCAGATTTAATTTCTTCAAAGTAATGTTTTGTAAGCCACTTGACTGCAGCAGCAAAACCTGCTAGAATAGTGCTAATGCCTATTATGATTTCTATTGCCAATGCGGTTCCCTCTGTAGCAAACATAACGGGTAAATTATAAGGGGAGTTTTTAAAAAATGAAAACTATTTCAAAACTATATTATAAATTTAAATTCTATATCTGGAAAAAAAGAAACCCTAAAAAAGAGGACTATATTTACTAATGTCAGAGATCAATCCATTTTTTGATGATTTTATAAATGATGAATTTTTTACGTTATTGTCTCAAAATATGGAAAAAATTACACCACAAATGACCACTGATCAATTTTGCCATGATTGTAATCATAAAGAATGTACTAAAAAACCACCAGAAACAATTGGAAGATTTGAAGATCCAAAGTTTCCTCCATTTACTTATTATTTTAATAATTATGGGTTTAGGTCTAATGATTTTGATCCAGACACTGCTAAAGAAAACTTTTTATTTGCAGGATGCTCAAATACTTTTGGCATAGGTTTGCCTATAGAATTTACCTGGTCTCATCAATTTAATTCTTTATTTAACAAAACAAATTTTTTTAGTCTTGGAGTAAACAGTGCATCAATAGATGCAATAATTCATAACATAAACGTGTACATAAATAAGATAGGCATTCCAAAAGGCATAGTAATTCTTTTTCCAGATTTATGGAGATTCTTAACTAGGGTTGATTTTTCTACAGAAGAGCATGGAAAATTTAGTCAATGGTCAAACATAGGCAGAAATGGTATTAAAAATCAAATTATTGGAGAACATCCTAAACAAGAGATGAATTTTGTATATAGTATGTTCGAAACAAATAGTGTCTTGAGAGCATATCATGGTTTATATGCTTTAGAATTGCTTTGTAAAAAATTAAATATACCTTTGCTATGGTCAACATGGAGTTCTGAATTTAATAAGTATGCTGATGCTGTATTAAATGAAAAACTTAATTGCTACGGCAATTTATTAAATGAAGTTAACTTTACAGATTATAAAAAATTTGAAAAAGTTCAAAAAGAAAATAAAAGTATTTATTGGACACAAAATCGAGAAGTTCATCCTAATGGTGCACAGCACCTTATGTGGGCAGAAGGACTCTATAGACTATGGAACAAGAAATACCCAGACTTTGAAAAATAAAATAATAGAAACTTTAGAGTATTCAACAAATATAATAATCTCGCCAGATATGGATGGTTTCGTTTCGGCGCAATTACTAAATAGATATAACGGTTCTAAAGTCGTCGGTACATATGACAAAAACATTCTTTGTCTTTCCGACGGAATAAGTCCCAGGGATTGCTTGTTTGTCGACTGCGATATAAATCATCCAGACTATGTTTCAATCGGCAATCACATGCGTCTGGCAAATGACAATATGTCGTCAAAAAGTTTTAACCCCAATATTCATTTTGGCATATCAAAATACAGCGACAAGTTTCCATTCGCAACCGCTTATTTAATTGCTTATGCTACGGATCTTACAACATCGGCGACAGATATGATACGCATGGCATACGCTGACTCAACCCTACGCAATATGGATAATTACAGCGATAACATGCGAACATGGTCTGATAGGATGCTATGTCCTGCAGTGGAGTATGTTATTTATGAAACCGAGTATGCCAGACAAATTGACGACGGTATACGAATCAAATATCCAAACCAATCCTTTACGTCCAAGAGATATGGCAAGGAGCGGTATATACAAACCCTTAATGATGCATTTGTCCAAGAGAAGGTTTCACATGAAACATTAAATAGGGGATATAAATACCAAACCGATAAAGTTGGTTTGACGACCATGAAGAAATATATGTGTGATATTTTCTCATATGCTGAAGTATTTGGTGGAGAGTATTCTATTACGTATTATGATAGAATGGATTGGTGAGTGATGATGTTAAGTTTACAGACTTGTTTGATCCTTTTCAGCCAAGAAGCGATAAGGAATTAATTGAGTCCCGCCTAGAAATTTGCAATGGCTGCACATGGTTTAATAAAAGATTAGTAAAATGTAAGAAATGTGGATGCTTTATGAAACTTAAAACAACACTAGTACAAGCGAAATGTCCAATTGGCAAATGGTAATAGATCTGATACAATATAAAAACAATAAAGGAGAAAGTATGATTACAAGAGATACGATTATAGATGCAGTTGTTAGTGTTGTAGAAAATAATGTTATTTCTCAAACACCAAGAGCAGTTAGTGAAGAACAGTTAAAAGAGATTCTAGATAGTGGTAGAGAAGGTCTTGTTGCTACCGCCAATGCAATTGCGGATAAACTGCTTAACAAATCAGTTTAGTTATTGTCGTTTTGACAAGAACAGTTATCGCAACATGTTTCTTTAAACATTTTTAGTGCCAAACCATCATTTTCTGGTCTGCCCATATCTTCCCAAAATTTTTCTCTGCCCATATTGTCGAAATCTGAAATTTTTTCTGATTCTGTCATATTGATGTCCATCCTTGTGATTCTACTTTACCTGATGCGATCCAATCTCTATGTAGTTCATGTTGATAGGACCAATCGGTTTTATGTGTATCCCCGCCACAAAGATCACAGATTTCTGAATCCATTTCTTGATATACGTGTATACAATTCATAAAACCATTATACCAAAAATCTGAATTTTTTGCTAAGATGTATGATGCGTAAAATAATAATAAAAAAGCAAAAAAAATAGTGAGCACATTTAAGGCTCACCATTTATATTTATTATTCTTTTTTGCCGATAACCCAACCACTATGAATTCCGATGAGTGGGGCATCTACATTTACAGCATAGCCGAGTGGCAATTCTGTTTCTAACTTCTCAATGAAGGTCTGAACCTTAGATGATGAACCAAAACTCATGTCTTTGGTCTCTCCGTTAGTTGTTGTTAGTCGTACATTTATCATTGTTATTTTCTCCTAATTCTATTCTATCATTTATTTGGTTGTAATGTGAGCGGTCATAGTTAGCAATAGTTCCCCCATTGGCAAGGTGAGCCTTTCTCCTTAGTTGCTCCTCGCTATACCCTGCCACTATAACACACACTCGCATGGTTCAATGGCGTAATCCTCGTTATCACCATAAAAGATAATGCCTCTGCCTGAGCATGTATCGCAGTCTATAATTTGTAGTGAGTTTATCATTTGCTACCCTCTTTCTATCTAATAATTCTATTCTATCTTAGGGGTCTGACAAGTTGGCTACTTATTTGCTAAGGCTCACTGTGATTTAGGTCACATTTATTTGCTTAGGCTCATTAGCCTTTTGTCTTTTATTTATTTGTATAGGAGTATCCTATCATGTACCCTGCTAAAAGTCAAGGCCATTTTGTGTGGTGTTGGTCACATGACAAATTGGACATATCGGACACTTACCTAGGAAAAGTTATCCACAGGTCAGACCATACATGTGTGGATAAGTTATGTGACCTTTATCACAAAAATAGTTTTCCGACACGCCCGAAAAACACCCTAATTTGTCAGTGGTAGGTGATAGGATACTATGTATCAAGATAAATAAAAGAAAGGTGGTCTAAAATGACTACACTAACAATAACAAAATGCGTTGAGCATAACCCTATGAAATCTGCTATCTCCGAAATCGGTGATGAGCAATTTACTTTCTGCCAAGATTGTGAGCAGAACATTGAGCGTTGGTATAACGATACCGACCCTGAGCGTTTGCCTATGTGGTCAGATTGGAAGGTGTCTAAATGATAACCGAATACATTGACCAAAACGAGTTTTATCTAATCAAAGATGAACAGCGTTTCTGTTGTGGCGAAAGCCAATTCCGCTATGTGTGTAAGGCACATGGTGAGGCAATGGGTTGCTACTATTGCGAGTTTGACTATTCTAATGATTGCGAGGAACAACACTAATGATAAAAGTGACACTTACATCATACAATGGCAACACTAAGCATTTGCCATTTTACTCTGCTGAGCAGGTGCGTAGTTTTATTTCTGCGCTACCCGCACAATTAGACAAAAGCACATCTCTAAAATTAGAATGTGATTTGTTAGCAATTAGCGGAACTATTAGAGGAGAAAAATAAATGAAAACACTTCAAGAAAAATTAGATTTAGTTTCTAAAGAATTAGAACCAATACTTTGGGAACTATTAGATGAAATTGAAAAAGAATAAATAAAAAAGTTTTTGTAACAAAGTGCAAAAACTGCCTAGGCGATCTACCTAGCCCCCGCAGTCGGGCGTGTCGTTATAAAAATGTTACATTACTTACGGCGTGTCGCCTTGACTTTTTGGACTTTGTGTGTTATTCTTACAGTATTAGAAAATAAAGAAAGGTCGTTAAAATGTCGACATTTGATAGAATACTAAAGGCTCAACAAGAGCAACGCAAAATCCAAGCGGAAAAGGATAAAGCCGTGGTTGAGGCTATGTTTTCAAATAATCCTCGCCCCCTAAATAATGCTTATCTACTTAGAAAAATTGAGAGATAAATCACACCGACACAACGGCGTGTCGAATTGACTTTTTAGAAAAAAAATGAAATAATAGAATTATTAGAAACTAAAGAAAGGTGACAACTTATGTCAGCAAATGTCTATACTATCGAAAACCTACTTGTAGGAAAACTCTATAACTCAAAAACCCTAACAGGTGAAATCGTATCAGCAGAACCTCACCCTCACGCCGTATGGTATGACGGCTGCGAGGCTTATCGTGTAGAGGTAAGAAAATCAACGGGCGGTTATACTTACCGCTCAGTAGCAGTAAAGGTAAATGACTAATGAAACTTCACGAATTTCAAGAAATGGTAAAGGCGCAACGCCAAGCCCAACAATTGACAAACTTAGAGAAAATCGCTAAAATTGTAGAAAACACAAACACGAAAGGTAAAAACTAATGACTACACAAACTTACACAGACTATCCGTTTTCCGTTGATGGCGTGAATTTTATTTCACGAATTCACTCACACTCAGAATTTCTATCAAGCGTTCAGAATCTGCCTGCTGGCGTATTTGAAGCATTAAATATTCAAGCACTTCAAGAACTAATGGGAAGCCCTAAACTGCTAACTATTGAGGAAGTTCAAGACGAATTGGACCGAATAAATGAAGGTGGAAGCCACGCATTTATTCTATTAGGAGAAAATAACTAATGCCAATGACACGAAAAGAATACATCAAAACTTCTAACATTCTAAAAGGATTTGTAGATGAAATTCATCCGCAAGTCTTTGAGGATTTAGTGGAGGAATTCGCTCAATACTTTGGAAGTGATAATGAAAGATTTGATAAAGCAAGATTTGAAAAGGCTTGCGGTGTTGATGAATTGGGGTTGATAGACGCATGAACAGATTTCTAACTTCACTCGTTCAGTTATTTTTGTGGCTTCCAATTTTAATTATTGCTCGTCAACTAATAAAAGAAAAACTAAGTAAATAAAAAAAGATCCTAAGCATGATTTAAAACTGCTTGAAATTTCAACTAAAATCGCCTAGGCACTTATCCACAGGCTTATCCACAATGTGAATTACGTAGCACTTTACGGGGCTTGTGAATTTTCTCACAGTTTTTGGGCGTGTCTAATTTGAAAATGTCAGTAGAAAATGATAGGCTGGAAGCCTGAAAATAAAGAAAGGATAACTTAAAATGACAATTATTGAAAAAATGGAAAGAGTTGCTAATATTGAAAAATTAGCGAAAGAAAAATATGGTGATAACTATATTTATGGCTTATGGGGAAGCGCACAGAGTTTTCTAACAGAGGAAAACTTAAATATAATGGAAAAAGTTTTTGGAAAGGAAAAAAACTAAAATGGGATTAGATATGTATATGAGTGCTCGCAAGCACATAAAAAAAGTTAATTGGGATTTACTTGATCACGATAGCGATACTAAGTATTCACAGGCTACCGCTCCACAATGGTTTGATGTAGTAAATGCTGCTGGCGTTGCCACGCTTGTAGATAAAGAAAGTATCTATGGCGTAGATGTTTCAGTAAATGTCTGCTATTGGAGAAAGTCTAATCAGATACACAATTGGTTTGTAAATAATGTTCAAGGTGGAGATGATAATTGTGGAGAATACTATGTATCCAATAAAAAGATACGGGAATTAGAAACACTTTGTACTTTGGCTATCACTAATAAAGACCCTAATTTGCTACCGCCAAGAGATGGATTTTTCTTTGGTGGAACAGATATTGATGAGTGGTATTGGCGAGATATTGAGGATACCAGAGAGCAATTGAGAAGGCTAATTAATCTGCCTGACTTTGAGGAATTGTCTTTCTACTATCAGAGTTCTTGGTAGGACAAAACGGACATATTGGACAGGGCGTGGCAGATTTGAAAATGTCAGCCCGTTCTGATAGGCTTACAGTATTAAACAGAAAGAAGGAAAGAAAATGAATAACTTGGAAATAGCAGTAAATAGAATTAGAAACTGCCACCTATGCGAAGGTAAGGGTGTTTATACTTGGACTAATGGTGAGGACTATGACTTTGAGAATTGTGTTTGTAATGAATACGAAATAATCTTTGACCACGAAGGCGAAGTAATTTGGGCTGATGAAAGTCTTGAAAAAACTATTTGGGAAAGTGCGGAGGTATAAATAATGGGAAATATTTTTGCTAATGAATTGGCTCTTGCTGATAATCTTGAAATTGAAAGTCAGATAGCAATTCACTTATCTGCTAATCATTACCCGCCCGTTCCCCGCTCTATGGTTGCTCCTTGCGTTGAAGCCATAGACGCAGTTAATGACGCTGGACTTTGGGATTTAGAAATACCTATGCCTGAAGGAATAACCTATAAGGGTTTGACTACTGCCCCTGCTTGGGCTATTATTGAGCAACACCACCTAAATGCGTGGCTTATTGAAAGGGAATACTAAAATGGAATACACTTATTCACTTACTACTGCTTATGACGGGGAATTGGTAAATACCCTGCGAGTTTCAGACATGATGGAAGCCGTTGATGCTTGGACTAAATGCGTAGATTTTGGAGATGCTAAAGAATACGCAACCTATAATTTATCTGACCCAACAGGTAAAATGTATACAAAAACTTTTTATCGTAATGGTGAAGTAAGCATTCGCTAAATGTCTGCTACAATAAAAAGCATGGAATACGCCTTTGTCGATGTCCTCAATGTAGACCAACTCATGGTTGATGATTTGGTTGAAGTTGAGGGCGACATTGTGCAGATCATTGCAATAGGTTCTTTGCCAAATGGATTTGCAATTGGTTATCAAAATGATTTTGGTGAAAAAGAATTAGTTGAAGTTGATGACTATGCACAATTTAATTTATATGTAATGAAAGATGAATAAAACCGCCTAGCAAAACGGACATATCGGACATTTGCATTTTTGTTATTTTTATGATAAGATTATTACATGATGAAAAAAACGGCTGAGGAATTACGCAGACTTATGGAATTACGCAGATCTAATGCTGCCACTCCATTAAGGAATAAAAAATCCTACTCCCGTAAAGTTAAACACAAAAAATTTGACTTATCAAAATAAAAATGTTATAATAAAAATAAAGAAAGGACCCCCATGAAACTAAAACGTTCTATGGATAGGAAGGTGACAAATGCTGTTTCGAAAAACGGAAAAACCCCAACAATTGCCAACACATTCGGATTACCTGCTGGAAAAAATTTCTCGTGTCCTGGTGCCACTAACACTTGTGAAAGCGTTTGCTACGCAGGAAAACTTGAAAGAATCTACAAAGGCGTAAAGGCTGTCTTACTTCATAACTGGGAATTACTAAAAGACGCTGACCATGATACTATGGAGGCGTTACTTATGGACATGATTGCAGACTTTAGAAAAGATTGTGAAAAGAAAGACGCTCCCATGTTATTCCGTATCCATTGGGACGGAGACTTCTTTTCGGATGACTATGCGTTTGCATGGAAGCATGTTGTTCTAAATAATCCTGACATAAAGTTTTGGGTCTATACCCGTGTAGCCTCTGCTGCAGACATGCTCAAGGGAATTGATAATCTTAGTCTATACTATTCTACGGATAAAGATAATAAAGAGATTGCTATTAGTCTTAATAAGGATAAAGGAATTAGATTAGCATACCTTGCAGATACCTTCGCAATTGGGCAGGCAGATCTAAAGGCAATGATAGGCAAGGTAGGTGCTAAGTGCCCTGAGAATAGAAAGCAAATACCTCTAATCTCACAGGCTGGCAGTGCTTGCGTGTCGTGTGGCTTGTGTATTGATGAGAAATCTGATATAGTATTCTCTGCTAAAAAGAAGTGAGAATAAATGAAAATAATCCTATTACTTGTGTGGGCAATAATCCTATGGATATTGTTCTATCCCCCGCTAAAGTGATTTACCTCACAAATCTCATATTTTGAGATTTTTAGGGAAAATAACTTGACAAACTCAAAAATAAATGAAATAATAAATACCATAACCGAAAACAAAGGAGAAAGAAAAATGGCAGTATCAACAAGCACTTACAAGGTAGGCGACCTCTACACTTCACAGAAGTCAAAGGTCACAGGCACAATTACAGAAATCAAGCCAAACACAGACGGAACTTCTGTTCGTGTAAAACTTGATGTAAATGGCACACCTCGCTGGACAACTTGGACAGCAAAGTAATTCCTAAATAACAGGAAAAGTCCTGAGCATGACTACTAAAACTGCTCACTTGATTTTCTATCGTAGAAATGCTATGATAGTTAGACCCTATAAGAAAGGAAAATAATGTCAAGAAGTGGCAAAGCAATAAATGTCAAGATACCGACCCAAAAGGTTATCAAGGCATTAGAAACTGCTCTATCTAAATTAGAGAAAGACTACGCAACTCAAGGTGAGAACGAAGCAAAGTATCAGAAAGCCCTTGAGAAATGGAACAAGGAAGTTATCAAATACGCCCTTGAAAAAATAAATAAGGCAACAAATGTTAGAACCAACTATCGTGAGTGGAATAAAACTCTCAATGTTGATTTTGACATAATCGTTGATGGAACTGACTTTCCAAAAGAACCCGAAAAAGGTTTTGATGTTATTCACAGACACGAATACACAAATAGCAAAGATGAAATTGAGAACGCAATTCGTATTCTCAAGATGACAGATGAGGAAGTAGTTTCTACTTCTACTTACAACGCTATCGCCCGATACTTGTAATTCACTCTCCTGAGCATGAGATAAAACTGCTCAACACAAACCCAACAGAAAGGCAAAACAAATGTATAAACTAACTATTAGCAAAGGCAAGAAGGAAATGCTATCTTTCATAGATAGAAACGCTGTTGCCGCACATTCTCTTGTACAAAACGCAAACAAGAGTGTAAAGAGTGGCGCTAAGTATTCGTATACATACGCATACATCAAACCATAATTTTCTTTCCTGATAAGCCCCGCTAAAAAATGAAGTGGCGAAAGTCCTTGCGGGTATTCCTGGAAAGATCATCCTGAGCATGATGTAAAACTGCTCCTTCCTCAAAAATCGCCTAGGGGATGTGATCTAAATCATAGTCCAAAATGTGAGATTATTTACGTACCTGATTTGATTTCCCCCTGAAAAAATGCTATGCTTAGATTATTAAAGAAAGGGTAAAAAATGATAGCAACAATGTTAGAACTACAAAACGCAACACAGGAAGCCGTTCATGATGAAATGATAATGAACATGGCTTCTGAGATTTATTACAACAAAGACAACATGTCACCTACAGAATTTGCGAGAGCATTATTTCAATATTCGGCAGCACTTTCTGCCATGACGACCACACTTGTCACCCATGTATTATTGACAGAGTCAGATTTAAATGTTATGCTTGATACTATTAAAGAATTTGATAATTTAGGAAAGGATATCACCAATGACAACTGATACACATTATATGACACGAGAGTTTCTTGAGACTACTCTTGCACAAAACAAGGAGCGCATTGCACAACTGGAAGAACACATTCAGAATGTAACACAACGTTCATACGGTGAGGCTGCAGAGCGCAATCGCATGCGTAATGAAATGCAAGAGTGGACCATGGAGCAATTGGATGAAGATTCAATTACAGAATCGCAGGCTGAAGAAATTGCAAGCATTTGTGGATTTGAATTAACTAAAGAATTCGAAGTTGAGGTTACCGTTATGTACTCAGTGACTGTTAATGCACGTAATGAAGAATTGGCACAGAATGCAATCTATGATATCGATTTTGATTCAGTATCTTATAACGGCGAATCAATTACTTATCTGTCGTCAAGCGTCGACAATATAGACATGTAGCCTTCTTGGCCTTCATGAAAGGGGCCAAGATTAATAGCGGATCCTCTCTTTCATCCTTTCTTAAAGAGGACCGCAAGGGACCTGAGCACGTCCACGTAAACTGCTCCACCTCAAATTTCCTAGGCAGCAAAAATTTAAAATGTCAAGTTTACGGCGTGTCGGGGCATTAAGTAACAGGATTTGCTTTTGTCAGGGGGTTGTGCTAAGATTGGTAAATCACTACAGAAAGGACAAAATAATGGCGCATGAATTAGAAACGCAAAATGGCGTTGCTTCTTTCGCATCATTCCGTGAGCCTGCTTGGCATGGTCTTGGCACAGTATTCACGGAAGAAAAAACAACAGCAGAAATGTTATCTGCTGCTAATCTATCCAATTGGAATGTTCGTCTTGAAGATGTAACTATTCCATCTCACTTATCATCAGATAAGTCTTATCAGTATGTTGTTCGCACTAACCCTACGGACAACTCTCAGACCGACATTCTTGGTGTTGTCGGTGAGCGTTACCATGTTTTACAGAATGAAGATTTATTCTCATTCGGTGACAACATTCTTGATGGCGGAGGTCGTTGGGAAACTGCTGGCTCTATTCGTGGAGGTCGTGTTGTATTCGGTTCTCTTGCTCTTGAGCGTGAGACAATTCTTGACCCAAATGGTGTTGCTGATAAGGTAAAAACTTATTTGCTCATTAACACATCACACGATGGCTCTATCGCTATTCAAGCAAGTATCACACCAGTGCGTGTTGTATGTGCTAACACTCTAAACATTGCGCTTGGTCGCATCAAAAAGAAAGATGGCGTTAAGCAATCTTTCAAAATCCGTCACACCCAGACCGCTAACGGCAAGGTTCAAATTGCTCGTACAGCACTTGGTATGGCTAACTCTTACATGGACGAGTTCGATAAAATGGCTCATGCTATGATTTCAAAAGAAATTACAGCAACACAATTTAACGACATCGTTCTTGCTGCTTATCCAAAACCTGAAGATGGCAAGAAAATTGCTATCACTAAGTGGAATAACAAAATCGATACCATTAACGACATCTATACAGGTGAGTTTAATGGCATGATTGCTGGCAATGCGTGGGGTGCTTTTAATGCTCTAACTGAGCGTTTAGATTGGCATCGTTCTGCTCGTGGTGGTAATACTGAGGCAATGCTCGCTGCTGCTTCTGGTTTTGACCCATCAATTACAGCAGAAAAAAATCGTTTGCTAAATGTTGTTCGCAACACTTTAGAATTGGTATAACTAATTCAACTCCTGAGCAAGAGTATAAACTGCTCAACTTTTTATTTTGCAATTGCAGATCGTAAATAAAAAATTGCAAAAAATCGGCCTAGGTAAATGGACAAATCGGACATTGTATTTTTGATTTTATTTTATTACGTAGCACTTGATTTTTTTGCTGGATTGTGGGACAATTAATACATGACCCTAAATGTAGAAATCTATGAAATGGAATACTCTGTATCTCCTGGTGGCGTAAATTGCTGGGAGGTCAACATACAAGGCTATGGAACAAGTAGATGTATATCTGACTTTGACACTGCTGGACAGGCTCTTAATTGGGTAGTTGACCAATACCCTGACCAAATGATAGAATTGACAGTAACATCACTCCCCGCATATGAAAAGGAATATGCATGACCCTAAGAGTACAAGAACTTGTTGATTATATCTATGATGAAAACTTAAATCATTTTGAATTTCATGAAAACATGGGTGGAGAAGATTGTGATTGCCACCTACACATTACATTAGAAACCATTGCAAAGTATTGGGAGGAACTATGTTAGGATATACCATAGAAGATATTAACAAAATACAAGAGTGTCTTAGTCTACTTAGCAAGGCTGATGGCATACCACAAGACCTTTGTGATGGATTAGAAATGGCTAACTCATTCTTTGATGGTCTATGGGCAGAAGGGTACTTTGACTAATGACTCAAACATATTCCTCGCAATTTGGCGGAGACTTAGTATCAGAAGGACTATCAGATAGTTCTTTATCTTGGGGTATATGGCAAGACCCACCTTCATTTCATGAGGGGCAAGACAATGTTGCTTATAATATAATTATTGATGACTATGAGGATGAGGACTATGATGACTATGTGGACTAAGTATGATTATCTATGTACTGATTGTGATGCATTGATTGAAATCACTACCCTGCAAAATATCAGAGAGTGGCGAGGCTGGTGCCCCTGTGGATCTGCTAATCTAATTAACATTGGTGTTAGGGATGCAACAGTCCCTGACAGGGTGTGACCAACATCACAGAAAAGCCTTTATGAAGGACTTGACATCCCATTGCATTTTTGCTAAAATTTAATTACGAACCCAAAAGAAAGGACCCCAAATGCCAAATTGGTGCTATAACTATCTATCTATCGAGGGTAGCAAGGAAGACATCTCTGCTATCAAGATACAACTTAATCAGCCATATGTCAAACAACATGACCAATGGAATCCTGCAACACAGAAAATGGAAGTAAAGGATTACATATATAGTAATCCTGTCTTTGCTTTCCATAATATCTATAACCATATTCAAGACGGTGTATCTGATGAGGTTTATATTCAGCAACCTGACCATACCCTGCCAATGGCGGAGCAGTTACAATTTAAAGGCAACTGTTGGTATGACTGGAATGTTCGTCATTGGGGAACTAAGTGGGACGTAGGTGTGGGAGATGATGATAAGTATCCTGAGACTGAGTTATATGATGAGAGTGAGAACTCTTTAGCATATAAGTTTAATACAGCATGGTCACCACCACATCCAATTATCCAAAGACTATCTTTTGATTACCCAACTCTTAGCATTAGTTTATCTTATCAAGAAGAAACAGGCTGGGGTGGAGAAACAGATTATCTTGCTGGTGTTATTATTGAAGATTCTAATTACGAAAACAAATGTCGTGATTGTGATGAAGAAAATACAATGGAGTATTGCGATAATGACTGTGGAGAAATCTGTGATTCTTGTCACTATTTAGGCGAGGCAGACTTAGAAGCAGTTGCTGAATGTGAGGTACATAAGGTATTCTTAACTAATGAATATGTACCTGACTACAGAATGGACGAAGTAAATGTCTAATTACTTATTAGAATATATGAAGATACATCTTGTTAGTATTGAACAAGACCAAGAGGATGTAGAAAAACAAATGCAAGATATAGATATGGATTCTCAAGAGTTTAAGGAATTAGATTCTGAGTTTGTTTGGTTAGGCGGACAGGCTATCGCTACCCGTCATTTTATACAAATAGGAGAGGAACATGCAGGCAATTAATGAGTTAGACCCAAGGTTGCAGTTAGCAGTCGATATGCGTATTTCTGGTTTGGATATTATGCATGGAGAACTAAAAGTACTATTATTAGAGGCTGAGCGGGAACTGGAAGAAGCCCAGAAGATTGAACAAGATAATGATTACTCAGACGCAATGGAATCCATGGAACGTAAATACTGGGAGGGACAGTGTGACGCTCTTGCATACCTATATGGTTTGACATACCAACTTTCATTTGCTATTATGGATAAGGAAAAGGAGCAAGAATAATGAAAACAGATAAACTAACCCTAATAGGACAATTTGCAGTAGATAGCGGACAGGCTATGATTGGTGACCCATGTTATTTAGATGAATGGCAGAATTGGGACAGGGAGTCAGGCATTCCATTTGAGGACCACAAGAACAGGGCTGGAGAGTATAGTTATCTTGGGTCTTGTGAGGCTACAATAGGAAAAGGTTTTGGAGAGTTGGGCCTTGCCAGTTCAGTTGTTTTCTCTACAGGCTATGGGGACGGGTTGTATCCCGTATATGCCCATATCAATGAGGATGGCAGAATTGGAATGGTCGTTGTAGATTTTACAGGTGATTATCTTGACAATGACGAATGAGATCTGGCAGCAGTTGACTCTGCCACTTGAATTTGATATCATAAACATTAACCCTACTACAGAAAGGCAATAACCCATGGGAGCACGTTGTACATTCGTTTTTAAACAGTCAGAGGACCAGGCAGTGGCCTTATACAGCCATTGGGGCGAGTACTCTATGTATCAGGACCTGGCAGCAGCCCTGCAGCATGCAGCACCACGTTTAGGAGATGAGTCATACTATATACGTATGGCTATTAGTTATCTAATTAAGGATAACATTATGGACGAGACGGGGTATGGAATTTATGCCTGTAATCCTAATGACCTGGGATTCATGGACCATCCCGTGCTAATTGATTTAATTAATAAGACTGTAACTGATGACACTGGTATACACCCTATACAAGATTTTATTAACTATCACAGTCTTGTGACGACGGTCACTGCATAAAAGAGGGTTGGGTCCCCTCTTCTACGGGGGCGTGAGTAATCTTGCCACTTGCGCCCCCTTCTTTTTTTTGATACAATCCAATAGGAGGAACTATGGCATACAGCGTTAGACGTAAACCTGAGAACACTAAAGAAATACAGATTGCTTCAAGAATAGCCAAGATTATTAACGAAGACATGGGTATAAACTTGGAGGCAGTAGGCTTTCATTTAGTTCGTAATAACCCACCAATCGTGTGGCGTAGGCTGGAGGTTCTTGCCTTGACAGCAGGCGAGGAGTATGATAAACTAATGGGAGAGTATTTAGGAGAACAACATGTCGGTAGACTTTTCTGATAAGTGTGGTATTTTAGGACAATTCTGGTTTGAGTTTAGAGATGACGACAAACTTGAAGATTTTATTTCCTATAATGACATTGGCTTGCCTTTGGCATGGTTTATTGCCACAGGTGTAGTAACAGCAAACCCAATGGCAGAGGACTACATCGACGAAACATTTGATTTATTTCTTAGTGCGTTAGAAGTAACAGAAGAAGAAATCGAAGGCATGGATAATCTTGAATCTATTCTTGCTTATGTAGAATCAAAACAAAAATAAAATCTCACCCCTGCGGGGGCACCTAGGTACTATATATCAAACCATCAAACCAAATTTTCAAATCTATTACGAACCATTGTAAAATTTTCCCAGAAAGATTACGAACCTAATATTATTTTTCCCAAACCATGATATACTTGTATTGATGTCACCTCATAACTATGAATTAAAATTTAATGGATCATATAAGAATTCCAATGTAAAAGATCAACACGATCTAGCAGACAAGTTTGATATGTTTCTATCTACTATAGGTAGTTTTCTATATACTATAAGTGGATTACGATTCTTCTATACCCGCCGCATTTTTACGAGGGGCACTTTAAAAGACAAACCATTCCCAGAAGAGTGGAAGAACATCCCACTTAACAAACAAAAGATCGAACCATTCAATGGAATGATGCTTCATCCTTCATATCAAAAAAAGTCTAGCAACTCCAGCCCATATGCTGGCGGTACAAAAGTATAGACATTACGAACGCCGTTTTCTTCCCCCCTCCAGAAAGTTTGGCGGGTATAAAAAGATTACGAACTCTCTCTAATATCCCCTATATATACATAACAAACCATATTTCCTGGTTTTAAAACATTATCAAACCTTTTAAATTCTTATTGGATTTATTACGAATTTATTACGAAATTTCTCAAAAAATCCCAGAAAGTTTAGGGCAAATTCATTCATACAACACTTGACAAACCATGGTTTTGAATGTATAATGCCCAAACCTTATATACATGGTTTGACAGATATGATGGTTTGGAGTATAATCCCGATATGATGGTTTGGGATATATGGTTTGTATACCGCCCCATTACGAACGCCATCGTTAAAAACGTTCCATTCACCACTATCCTCCACTTTACTCCACTTTAACCCTATCCAATAATATAATCAGTAAGATTTATTTGTGGATAACTTGTGGATAACTTGCATATCAAACCATCATCCTGTACAATAGTTATATGAAAAAATATAACACAGCAATCGTAGATATCGATGACACCCTTGTATCTGGTTTTTGGCATGATGAACAAATGACACCTAATTTAGCGGTAGTAGATTTTGTAAAAAATAACATCGAAAATGTAATCATTGTAACTGGTAGACAGGATACGATGAGAGAGGTCACAATTCAACTTCTTGACTCTCTTGGCATAAAATATGATGCCTTATTGATGAATCCAGAACATTATGAAAAGGCAGATGAATTCAAGGACGGTATAGCATCAAACCTTCAAGGTAAGGTAGACATTGCCATAGATGATAATCCCAATGTAAGGGCTATCTATGAATCCTATGGTATTCCATCTATCGATCCATTAGATTTAATGAATAATATTTTCTGGTCTTCTCAGATATCTTTTGAGGAATAATCCGACGGGATAGATTTAATTGCCCTATTGACCATACGTATCAAACCTTTCTTCTTGATCTTTCTGGCATTAAATGTCTCCGTATATCCCCCATATGGCATATCTCCCTTATCGAGGAAATGTCCATATCTCTCTCTTAGGGTTTGTAGTACTATAGATTCGACTCTTCTGGCTCCCCGCCGATTTTGAAAATACCAATATGCCACTAATTCCCATCCCTTGGTCCTATGGGCTTTAAATCTTCTACCTGCAATATCCCCTATACCCACCTTTATGGCATCATGGTTTGGGTGATATAAAATATACAATATGGTTGGGTCCATGCTACAATTATAATCTATGAAACAATCTAATGAACAAAAATCTCAGGCTGGACAGAAACGATATGAAAAGAACAAAAATCGCATATCGGACAAACCACACATGTCCAAACATGAGAGGTGGGAAGCCCGTGAGAGATTACGTATCATAGTAGAGGCATTGGGTAAGGATTAATAAAGTGACAAATAAATTAGATGTAAACGTATTGTGTTATAAGTGTGGAGTTATGTTTACTGCTCCTATAAATACCGCCGAAGTAACCAAGGCCTGCCCTAAATGCTATAATGAGAACATGGAAAAGACAAAGTGCTTCTATTGCGATCAAGTCGCAAAGTATACCCAGCCTGATAAGGCTACGGGTAAAATCACTGATGTCTGTGACAAACACTTTTCACTTAGATATATGGGATAAATATGCTGTACAATAATACATTGTGCACTTACATAGAACATCATCTTCTGAAACAGTTGAAGGCAGCCTTGTTCGCATTGTGCATTATTGCTTAATATGTGGATGGCAAAAGACAGAAATACTAACCGATATTGACCTTGTAGGTCAGGATTAAGGTTTACATTTCTATTTTCCGCCGAACTTAACTACTATACGATAGGATAAAAAATGACTTATTTTGAGACTTTAAAAGATGCCAAAGGAATAACAGATATATTTTTTGAAAGAATGGAAAAGTATAAGTATGCTTTGATTATTGCACAGGAACTACTCAGAGAACCTTCTCACCTTACCCCATTAGATCGAGAATTGATTGCAGGTTATACAAGTTATTTAAATAAATGTGAGTATTGCTTTGGATCACATAGAGAGTTTGCAAAATCATTAGGTGCAACAGATGCAGACCTTGCTTTATTTGATAGTCCAGATTCACACAGGTTGTCACCATTGCTTGATTATGTTAAGGTGCTAACTTTATCTCCAAGCGAAACCTCATTAGAACTTAAGAAAAGCGTAATTGATTCTGGCTTTAGTGAGGAAGAACTAAAGGATGCAATTGCAGTATGTGCAATATTTAATTTCTATAACAGAATTGTAGAAGGACACGGGGTAGAGGCAAATGCAGAAACCTGGAGTCAGTCTGCTGTTTATATTAACGAACACGGTTACGATAGACGACATTGACATATAGCAGTAACTAATGTATAATTGATGTATGGCTGGAAAATTTGTTATATGTGATATTTGCAAAAAAGAGATTGAGGTTCGACAAGGCATTTTTGCCCACGATACACTCAATAGACACATGAGGGGGCATAAATGAAAAAATTTAGACAGCCTAAAAGAAAAATACAAGAAATGGATGAGTCTGTTAAATTAATAATAAACACAAAATGCCCATCCAAATGGATCTTAATTGATACAGAAACTGGTGAATCTTATCAAGGCAACAATGGTGGCTATTGGGATAAACTTAAAGTTTTTACAAGAGATAACTCTTAATAAAATAATTCATTAAGATAATTACTATTCTTTTTTAAAGATAATAAGTATTTTTCAGCATCTTTGTCTTGATGATTTACACTTATTTCCATATAGTTCAAATTGGACATTTTGCTTATTTTAGACCAAATGTTACAAAAATAAGAATCTTGATCTGGATTTATTGAAATAATATTTGTTCCTTCTTTACAAAATACTGAGTTCGTTAAACCAGACCCTGCCATAGAAACAACATCTGTTGCATTATAAAATAAATCTATTTGTTTTTGCATATCCATTCCTTGTAAGGTTATTATTTTAAATCCCTTTGATACAAAAAATGATTCAAAATTTATTAGATCATGCATTCCAGAACGACGTGTTAATGAGTCTGTTCTTGATATAAATATTTTTTTAGGAGAGTTTGGAATATTATTAGATTTATTTATTAAGTTTTCTCTAACAAATTTTATTGGAAAATCAAAAGAGGTGGAAAGAGTTTGTCTGCGATTATAGGATGAGAAATCATATACATTTTTAAAAGTATATTTATAAAACTCTGGATACAAAAAATGTGAATTAAAATCATAACCTTCAAATTCTAACCAATTTTTGTCAAAAGTAAACTTAAAATTTTGCATGCTTTCTTTAGGTTTAATAATAAAATAAGGAGATATTTGTTTTAAAGCATTTTTTATTCCATAAAAACCTCCGACATGGTCAAATAAAAAATGACAATACATATGTGATCTGTTCATTATAAATGCTGGGCGATCAATAATAACTTCACCTCTAACTGCTTTTCCAAAAGATATATTTTCAAAACTATATATATCTGGAATATCTATATAATTATTATTAATATTTAAAAAAGTTTCAGAGTTTTTATAAAGTTCTGGAATTACTGAATCTGTTAATTCAATTGCACCATCAAATTTTGGGAAAAATCTTTCTGCTGACTCCATGTTGACATTATACCAGCGTAGGTGTATACTGATGTAAAGGAGAAAAAATGAACTATTCTATAGAAAACCCTAAAAGTAAACAAGAATTTATAGACTTGCCAAAATATATTGTCTTAGAAATACAAAGAGATTACATAGCCAAAACCTATTACTGGTCTGTTGGATTATTATCAATGATTATAGGATTTTTGTTAGGTGTGATAGCATAATGTATAATGAGTTATGGAGGTATATTTATGCCATGTAGTTGTGGATTTTCAACTGAGTACCCCGAATGTAACGGTACTCATAAAATAGTAAAAGAAATAAAAGATAAACTTATTTCAGAGATAGAATCTATAGACATTTCTGACGGTAAACTAAATGCCCTTGGAATGAAAATGATAGTTATAGAAACTATTAAAAAGATGAAGGGGCAGTAATGGCTCATAATGTAAAGTTTAATCAACTTGAAAAAGCAATATCACTTACATTAAAAACTAAATCACCAGAAAAGTATATATTGTTAGATAGAGAAACAGGAAATACTTTTGTTGGTAATGAAAATGGAGAGTGGCAATTGATATCTGAGGGTCCTCACAGGCATGAATAAATTAGTTGATCTATTATTTAAATGGAGTAAACTTCGTGATGCTATATTTAATGAGGTTGACTGGCAAAACTCTATTACACGAACACTAAATGATCCTGAATCTATGAAGATTGCATCAGCAATGTGGTGCGAAGAAGATGGTTGGCGTGGATGGGATATTAAAGATGATGGATCATACTACTTTCATGATGTACCAGAAAAAAATATAGGCGATATATTTGATATTTTTTATAAAGGTAAGGAAGAATAAATGACTTGGGCTTGCCCTTGTAATGGCTGTAAGAAGGCACAGAAGGTCGTTATAGACCAAATCATTAAAGAGTATAAGTCTTGTCCCAATATAGTTGAACTTGAAAAAAAACTATTTTGTTATACCTGGTGGAGACATGATGATTGTCTTAGATTGATGAATCTTCTTAATAGTATTACGAAGGATGATAAATATTCCATACCGCCAGTAAGACGAGAAGTCAAAGATGCAATTGCTGAAATAATTAATGATCCTGATACCGTAGAAATATTGCGAAGACTTGAAGATAACGGCATTTGACAAACACTTTTTCTTTGTTCTATAATTAGTAAAAACAATAAGCACCAGTAGCCAAGTTGGTCAAGGCCCCGAACTCATAATTCGGCTATCGTAGGTTCAAGTCCTACCTGGTGTACTTCGCCCTTGTAGCCCAGTGGCAGAGGCACACGACTTAAAATCGTGCAAGCGTTGGTTCGAATCCAACCAGGGGCACGATGGTATACTTATTATGGAGGAATAAATGATTATACAAATTATAGGATTGCCTGGATCTGGTAAGACAGAATTGGCAAAAGCATTAAAAGAACGTATTAATGCTATTCATCTTAATGCAGATGAAGTTCGTGCTACCGTGAACTCTGACCTTGGGTTTAGCCATGAAGATAGAATTGAACAGGCAAGACGAATGGGTGAGATGGCTCGTCTTATTGCAAAGCAAGGTGTTGCTCCAGTAATTGTTGATTTTGTTTGTCCTACAGAATTAACTCGTGCAGCATTTGGTAAGCCAGATATTTTAATTTATATGGAAACAATTGAAGAGGGTAGATTTGAAGATACCAATAAAATGTTTGAGGTACCATCTAATTTTGATATGGCATTTATTAGTCATGAATGGGATGCAAACGAAAAGGCAACAGAAATAATTAAACAATTTAATCTGCATGATTGGTCAGCACCTACAACGCTTATGCTTGGCAGATACCAGCCATGGCATGAAGGGCACCATGCTCTTTATAAAGAAGCAGGTAAACGAACAGATCAAGTTCTTCTTGGAGTACGTAACACATACAACACAAGTGAAAAGGATCCTTTAAAGTTTGATCAGGTAAAAGAATATATTGCTAAAGATGAATTTATGGACGGAGCAATGGTACTAAGACTGCCAAACATTACCAATATTGTATATGGACGTGATGTAGGATATAAGATTGAGCAAGTAGATTTGGGGGCAGACATTCATGCTATTTCGGCTACTGAAAAACGCAAGCAGTTGGGTCTTTAATTATTTAGAAGAGTCTGGTCGTTTAATGAATGAAGCAGAAGAGCGAATAATGTTTGGGGACAAAGATGAGCGTAAAGAAAAGTAGATCACTTGTTAAGTCTTTAACATGGAGAGTTGTCGCAATGGTTTCAGGGTTTGTAACTCTTTATGCTTTGAGCGAAGATATTAGTCTGGCTACTATTGCTACACTAATAACCAATGGGGTTAACTTTGTGGCATACTATTATCATGAAAGAATTTGGAATGCTGTTGGGTGGGGTAAAGAATGACAGTAACTAAAGCAAGATCATTTGCCAAGGCATTAAGTTATCGCATATGGGGAACTCTTTCCTCTGTTGCTGTTGCCTATGTCATTACAAAAAACGCTTCTCTCTCTGTGACGATTGC